CTGTACCATAGCTCGGTTGGGTCTCGCACCCGTCGTGAGAGCACATCCTGTGTATGACATCTTTCATTCCATCGAGTTTGTGTGTCAGGCAGTACAGAGGTTTCTTCCACACTGTACCATAGCTCGGTTGGGTCTCGCACCCGTCGTGAGAGCACATCCTGTGTATGACATCTTTCATTCCATCGAGTTTGTGTGTCAGGCAGTACAGAGGTTTCTTCCACACTGTACCATAGCTCGGGTGAGTCTCACATCCATCGTGAGAACACGTCTGGTGTATGACATCTTTCATTCCATCGAGCTTGTGTGTCAGGCAGTACAGAGGTTTCTTCCACACTGTACCATAGGTTGGCCGAGTCTCGCACCAGTCATGAGCGCATGTTTTGTTCCGGACATCTTTCATTCCATCAAGCTTGTGTGTCAGGCAGTACAGAGGTTTCTTCCACACTGTACCGTAGATCGGCCGAGTCTCACATCCATCGTGAGAGCACGTCTTGTTCACAACATCTTTCATTCCATCGTGCTTGTGCGCCGAACAGTACAGTGGCTCCTTCCACACTGTACCGTAGCTCGGTCGGGTCTCACACCCTTCGTGAAAGCACATCTTAGTCATATCCGGATACATACGAATCAACGATCTGTATGTGTTCAATACTATACATTGTGGTTTTGACATCACTACGAATATCGTAGTGATGTCTTATTTGTTATGTGTTTTAACGGACGGTTATGCGAACAGTGTGTCCATCCACAAACACGATCACAAACACCTCGGCACATGCAAACGAACCGTTCCGAGTCGAAAGATAGATACCACGAAAACGCTTCGGAGTGAAACGGATGCGTAGCTTATTGTGTAGTGTATGAATGTGTCGATCGATGTCGTGGTACTTCGGGTCGAAAAATTCTGAGAACAGACACGAACAGTTCGGATTCCACGTAGTGTTGTACTCGATGACGATACCGCTGGCCACGAGAGATCGCTCGCTTGTCGTCATCGTCCCATCGTGCATCCACCGCCCAGGATGGTAGACGATCGCTTTCGTCGTGATCTCCTCGAGTGCGGGAACGTTGATCGACGGACACGTCACCGGAGAAGTGGTGGTAACCCATCCGGCCAGACGCTTAGTCATCTCCTTCGCCTTCTGTGTGACAGGGAGACCGATGTCGAACGGATGGCAGGCGTAGTGAGTCTTGTACTTCACTTCACGAATCTTGTCGTCCAAGAGTAGTTTTATGAACTCATCCACAGTGTATGTCTTCACAGCGTCCGTTGGCCCATCAAAACAGGACTTCTTCGTCTTCGAGGGGCGCCCTCCCTTTGGCGCGCGACTGTAATGCCACGCGCACATTGCTGTGATCGTTGGATCGTCGATCGATGGCGCGACTCGCTCGAAGTCCTCCATTACCAGTCCATGTTTACGTAGCGCTGCCTCGATCGACTCGTCCGAAGACTCCGCGATCTTCTGGCGGTATACGGTCGGGTTATACCGCTCCGTCATGAGACTCCAGAAAGCCGCGATGTCGGTCACGTCACGGCAGATCGCCAGATTACTTGTGCTCGAGAAGATGTGCAGGATCGAGTTGCCAACCTCTGTAGAGCGGAGTGAGAAGATCGCCACAAGCTCGTCGATGATGATAGCCTTTCGCCAATTTCCGGCCGTTCCCTCGACTCGCTTCTGTGCCTTGGAGAACCACCGGAGTCCCTGAATGTTAGAGTGGTAGCCTGGAGCGTTCTCGCCACGACTCTCGTACGCTCCAAGAATTCGCTCAATCGTCTGGCTCGACCACTCTGCAAGGTACCGCGTTAGACGATCTACGTTCAGATCGACAACCGCATCACGCTCGTTGTTCTCTGTTGGAGAGAGTTGGCACTTCAGATGCATGTGCTGGTATCCACCACTCTCTACCACTCCGATCGTGCCGTTCTCCGCATACGACACAATCTTGTTCGTAAGAGAACTACGCATAAACGCGTCAACGTAGTGCTCCACGGCAGGGCGAACGCATGCGTAATCCTGCGACGCGGAAATACCACTCTCCGCCGCGACAGGCGATGAGTAGCCAGAAAAGAACGCGCTGTAAATACCGCGCTTGTTAGCGACTGCGAGTACTGACAGCTTAGCCCACGTACGACGGCACGTGTTGCAGGTCTTCCACTTTGCCGCCTCGTCGCTCGAAAGTGCACACCGATCGACGAACTCGCCCCACGACGGAAGATTTGCATTGCTCACCGTGAGCAGGTACCGAACATCGTTGTGATCGGAGACATGACGCGACTGAGGAGTATCATACGCGCGAGCCACGAACTGATTCATATCGAATGCCATGGCCACACTGAACCCACAAACACAATATCGTATATGTACATACATATATATTTCAATATATATATGCATTCAGCAACACTCCTTATGTGACGATCACATCTAGCCAATCATAACAGTTTTGTGGTAGCGGATTGTCTGAACATCGTAGCTTCATGAGCCCTGGCGGGCATTCATCGAGAGATGTGATCTGATTGCAAGAACAGTCTAGCATTTCGAGGCTTTGAGGGCATCCTACGAGAGAGGTCAACTGGTTGCAACAACATGACAACTTCGTGAGACTTTGAGGACACCCTTCAAGGGAAGTCAGCCGATTAGAAGAGCATGATAACTCTACAAGTCCTTGCGGACATCCTACGAGTGATGTCAGATGATTGTTGTGACAGTCTAGCCTAATAAGTCTAGGCGGGCATCCTTCAAGTGAAGATAGCCAATTGTAGGAGCAGAATACCGCTGTGAGTCCTTGTGGACATCCTACGAGTGATGTCAGCTGGTTGGTAGAACATGATAGATACGTCAGTCCTTGAGGACATCCTACGAGTGATGTTAGCCGATTGTCGTGACACACTAACTTCTCAAGTCCTTGCGGACAGCCTACGAGTGATGTTAGCCGATTGTTATAACACACTAGTTTCTTAAGTCCTCGTGGACAGCCTATCAGAGATGCAAGATCGTTGTTAGAACAGTCCAATTCAGTTGTTCCCTCTGGAAACGGATAGCCAACAAGAGTGGTGAGTCCATGATCGGATAGATCGATGCTCATATCTTCAAACGTACTGGTATACACGTACGTACGTTATGCATATATAATCAATATATGCATAGTATAATAATGGTAGATGTTCCGTCTATAGTGTATGGAGGTACCGACGGTATCATAACCACATTCGCTGTAGCAGTAGGGAGCTATAGTGCAGGGTTTGACAGACGTGTTCCAATACTACTTGGATTTGCAAATCTATTAGCAGATGCTACGTCTATGGCTTCAGCATCATATCTCGCCGAAAAAACGAGGGGTGGTAAATACCCTATACGAATAGCCCTCACGACTTTCTCTGCATTCGTACTACTTGGTAGTCTTCCTCTGCTTCCATATCTTCTCATGCCACACGCGGCTAATGCTACTAGTGTCATACTCGTATCATTCGCCATGACACTAGTAGGGTTGGCCATCGTTGGGTATATACGAAGTACTCCAAAGCACAATTCGATCGCGGAGACTATTGGCATAGGTATAGCAACTGGTATTGTGGCGTATGGCGTTGTTTATGTCCTAAAACGCTATGAGTAGATCGTAGATCTAATATGAAGCCACACTCCTACTAACATGAGAAACACATAGAACGTTCCACACCCCAAGTACTTCGTCCACTGTATGTTCACACTAGCTGGACACAGGTTCTTTAGCAACGTAAGTGTAGACCACTCCGGAGGAGTGTTACCCGGAGGAGTGTTACCCGGAGGAGTGTTACCCGGAGGAGTGTTACCCGGAGGAGTGTTACCCGGAGGAGTGTTACCCGGAGGAGTGTTACCCGGAGGAGTGTTACCCGAAGCATACGATTTCTCCTGGCATCCCATATGGACGAGCATACCCATGAACAGTCCCGTGAATATGACAGCAGTGATTAGTTTTTGGTTACGCGTTATAGCAGTAGGTGGTAGTAGAGTGAACGCTACTATGATCAGGACGATCTTAACAGTGTCGTTAATATGGTCGTACCAGTCCCCCAACGGCGTGACCATATTATATCTGCGTGCGTAGTTTCCATCGGCGCAGTCGAATAGGTACGCAAGAAAGAGAAAGCTGGAGAAGAGTAGATACTTCTGTTTGTATAAAGAGAACGCGGCTGCGATACCACAGATGAACGATAGTGTGGTGATCATGTTAGGCGTGAAGTTTAGTGGATGGAACACATTCATATTTAACCACTCCGATAGAAGTATGAACACGTTGTCTACAGGGTTCTCTTCCGATGTCGTAAGCTTCTTTCCCTCCATTATTATTACTATATGGTAATAATACACATTAATACACACTACGTAGTGTGTATATGTTATTCACGTCAGAGCTTCTCAATCACCGAACAGTCTATGCAGAGTCCTTCGTCATCTGTGTAGTCACCTCCATGCATGTGACACCTTCGGCCTCCGCACTTAGAGCAGTCGTGATCTTGCATGACTGAGATGTGGTATGCTGGAATGTCGCCACATTCATAACAGTGGAAGTAGGTGGGATGGCTGTCTTTAGTGCACTGTAGAATTCCCTTATCGTTTTTCTTGCATAGCGTAGCGTGTTGTAGCGTAGCGTGTTGTAGCGTAGCGTGTTGTAGCGTAGCGTGTTGTAGCGAAGTGTTCATACTGAGACTCTTCGACGAATTCGATCGTGTACCACTGCTATTGTAGTATCAATATACACACTTTGTAGTGTGTATATACAATTCGTAGTGTACTATTCCGCGCTTACAGTAGAGGGTGACCGAAGCTACCACCGCTGACGCGACCGATGTTGTGGTTGCGAGCAAAGCACATGAGCTCGAACCGCTGAGGGAAGACCGTAGCACCATCGTAGTCCAGGATCGCGGCGCCCGTCTGATCCACAGGAGCGGCGACTGCGGCAGCGTTCACGGCAGCCGGAGAGATCGTCGAGATGAGCTGCACATTCGCAAGCTTCGAGAAGTTGGTGGAACCCATCGGGTCGAGCGAGAACGGGTTGAGCGAGTAGGTGAGCATGTGCAGACCCGTGTCGTCCGGGATGGCGCTGCTGTAGTACCACGGGCACACGAGGGACGAGTAGTCGGACGAGATACCGAAACGGATCGTGTTCTCATAGATGAGAGCGGACTCGGCGAGCGGATCCAGACCGGCGTAGTTGGGCTCCGTCGTGTAGTTGGAGTGCTCGGGACCATCCGTGCCGGTCGTGAGGCCAGTGCGGGATGAGATGTTGCGAGCCATGTAGAAAACGGCCGTGACAGCGTGGCTGAAACGCAGGTTCGTCGACGTCTGCGAGCCCAGAGCCGACGCGTCCAGAGTGGCGCGGGGGATACTCTGCACCTGGTGGATAAGAATATCGCGAGGAGCCTGCCCCATGCGCACACGCTCGTCGTTGTGCACGACGGCGCCATGACCCCACGTCTGCACGTGCTCCGGCAGAATGCGAGGAGCCACAGTGATCGCCGAACCCGTCATGTGAACGTCATCGTACGTCGCTGCAGCGCCACCACCGCCAGCCGTACCCGGGTTCAGGATCAGTAGGTTTCTCCACGAGCGGAGTCTGTACTGCACCTCAATATCGTTGAAGGGAAGCGCGGCGGTAGGTAGAGCGACACCACTGTCCTCGGCGAACCAGAACGGCAGAGGGCAGTTGAACCAACCACCCGTACCGAGAGCGACACCCGGTAGCACGGGAGTGGTCATCGCGGCGATGTCTCCAATCATATTACGATAGCCGACGTTCTTCGAGCCGGGAACTCTGAAGTAGTAGTTAGCGTCCAGCCAGCCGCTCTCGATCTTCTGAACGGGGAGAGTGTTGAAGTGCAGATACGCGGTCTCGATCAGGTTGTGCATGAAGTTGCGAGTCCACGCGATCGAAGCGTCGGCGAACACAGCCGCAGCATTGAGCTGAATCTGAGGAACGCGAACACGCGACCACACGTTAAGGATGTAGTCAGGAGCGCGGTTGAGACTGCAGGTAAAATCGGCGGCGAAGTCGCCGTTCTGCAGGTGAGTGAAACGAATAGGAACGAACGAGAACCAGTTAGACTTCTGCACCGACCGCAGGAAGTATGACATGGCGTCGCGGCCGCCATAGATAAACGACTCGAGCTCTGAGAAAGTGGCAAGGTCAACGTGGCAGATCTGCACAGTGGCGGCACTAGTCGTCATTATAATAGCCCGAGTACAATTATTTCGTTTTTTATTTGCACTCTAACGGATTGCGATTTAAATAGTAAGAGATTATGCTTAATGGTTACGCAACTACAGATAGTGAGAGTTCCATTGGAGAGAAGGCCTCCGGATCTTCCTCCGGACTTTCCAAAGCTACACAATCTGCGACTAGAGTTCCTAGAAGACAAGCGCAAGCTCAAAGATGGACTTCCACTCATACCTCTCAAGGTCACAGTAGATAAGAGATCAAAGCCAGTCACGAAAGAGCATACTGTAGAGGAGGAGGAGCATACTGTAGAAGAGCAACCTCCAACAAAACAAACCACACCACACTCTAATGTATCAGAGAGTCATTCTGACGATGAAGACGACCGAGAGATGCGTAAGACACTGGAGGACGACAGGTCTAGCGTCGCTAGCGCTGCGAGTGCCGTGAGTGGTGGTGAAGAAGAAGAAGAAGGAAGTGTTGGTGATGCCGAAGAGATCGAAGATGGTGATAGCGATAGCGGAAGTGGTGATAGCGATGCTGCTAACAGTATGACTCCAGAGGAGAGAGAAGAGATGGAACGTGAAGAGTATCTGTTTAAGTTTGAGATCCTGCGAAAGAAGAACAGATCGGCCGACATTCCGGTGTTCACCAGACACACGCCGGTAGAGACTATGAAACGATCCTACAACTCCGTCGTGCGTCGTGTCCATCTCGACTCAGCGACAGAGTCATACAGACACTATATGATTGCAGGATTCCTTGTTACAGAGTTCGTTTGTACTAAATGGGCTGGTATAGATCTTACAGGTTTCGCTAAACAGCAGATTGCTATCATGTACAAGTACGATCAGCTACTCATAGAGCTCGGGGAAAAGACCTACTCTCCTACTGGATCGAAGTTGCCTGTAGAAGTGCGCCTGATCGGATTTGTCATTCTGCAAGCAGGAATATTCTATATAGGCAAGATGCTCATGGGTATTAATGGAGGTGATGGAGGCAACCCTATGAACGCTATCTACACAGGGCTGATGGGTAACCAACTCCCTCAAGTCTCGGCAGAGAACCGCCCTCGTCCGAAAGGACCAAGTCTCTCTCCGGAGGACATACGTCGAATGAACGCACAACAATCTTAAACACATAATGTATAACATACAGGAATGGAAGATCTGAAAAAACTGTACGACACATGTACCGAATTGGACACGGTGTGCAAAGCTCACATAAACAGAGGGATCGCCATCCTTACGAGTGTGGACGACGATCCTACTCCTATAGTGTCCAAAATAAAGGCGAATAGACCTCCCCCGCATGCCAACCAAAAAGTGTATACTGATATGATAGTGAATGTGGTGTCATCTATGGTCAAAGACTCGCAGATCGTGAAGAAGCAGCTCAAACCGTTCACGGAATCGTTCGGAGTATCCATTCGCAACTCGTTCATATCGCATAGTGATACTACTGCGCGCAGTGACACTTCTCAGTTTCCATTCCTCGCAGAAGTGTGGTGCGGAGACGCATACGACGCGAAAGGAATCGGAGGACTGCGTGCCTTGATCGACGATCTAAAAACACAGACAAAAGAGCTCACTATGGATCGTGTCGTTAAGACATGCTGTACGATGCCGTAGTGCAATTCACACACCCATAACGGGTGTGTGAATGTTCATAATTTACCGCTACCGCTATCGCTATCTGCAATACGCGCACGTCGTATCGTCACAGATGAGCACTCATGGTGTGGTACTCCGGCGGCCTTAACGGAAGACACCCCCGTACCATCGTTCGCGATAACACGCTTACAGTTCATTCGCGACAGTAGCGATCTGCATGCCACGCATGGCATAGCATTGAGTTCATTGGAACGCACCACTATGATCTTAAAAGATCGGAGACGTTTCCCTCTCCGTTTAAGATTGAGCATGGCGTTTCTGATAGCCACGATCTCTGCGTGTCTTCCAGTTATGTAGTGGTTAGAGTTAATGAAGTAGGTCGGTTCATTAACACCAACGCCAATGACGCGTTTTCCAGAGTACACACATGCCGCATGTTTGTAGTGGTACGCTTTGGATCTGGATGCTAGTCTTACCAAAGAAGAAGAGATACGGTCGTACATAGTACGACACAACACTAATGCTATAGTATAGCATTTAAAATATATACGTTCAATATGATACACATGTGTGATGTATAATATATGGCGCGTACCTTTACATTGTGTAAAGGTACGCGCCATATATAGATTTTAGTCAGTAGTTTATTTTGTAAGATCGCGAATCGCTCCGTTAATGCACAACGCTCCGCTTGCCAGCAGCCCACTGCGAATCATATCTTTCAAGTCTTTCACACGATGATGGTTGTGGCGGATATTCGCCAAAATGCGATGTTGCGCTGGCGGGAGTGGAACGAACAAGCCGTTAACGTACCGATCGATATAGCAGTCTGTCAGACTCTCCACGACGAGGTCAAAGTCGAAATCGCACTTGTCGAAGTACTCGCTCTTCTCCGGAAGCAGATCCCGCAGTAGATCGTGATCCGCAGTAGCAGCGAGTTCAAAGTACCGAATGCGTAGATTTGGCTCATTGCCACGAACTGTACGCATTCGCATGTAGTCGTCGTTCACCACTTTCTTAACGACTGGCATGCATGACACTCCGCTAGTGAAGTCGTGAACCATGAGCCCAGTGTTGATGTACGGATCCATCGTGGCGAGCTCGCGTTTCATGTCTGCGAACGATTTTACATCTACGAGTTCGGGACCGACCACAGCGTTGTGAGCCACATACACTAGCAGTGGTTGAGACATGTTACTGTTGTGAAACGTGAGAACGTGAAGAAGGTGGGGCTTCGCGTGCCGGCAAACCAACTTGTTGTTCGGATGGACAAGTAGAAAAACATAGCACATGTTCTCATCGAGCATGGAGAAGTCTTCGTCTCCCCAACACTCGTCGAACATCTCGCCGAATGTCGGCCCTCCCCAACGACTACGACGGCCGTCGATCTTGCGATGAGTGGACATACGCCACAGACCTCCGTAGTTGAACAGGCGAAGAATAGTTCCCTCTGAGGCCTTGTACACGTCAGTGTACTCGAACTCTGCATCTGCCATGTTAGCGTACTCAGACACTGAGACCTCTGGTGTGTACGGGAACGACTTGCACACGATCTTGTAGTCGCTATCGTACACTATTCCGCGAACGTGAGCGACTTTGTTGCTGGGGTGTTCGGAAATGTAGTGGACGAGTGTGAGTCCATCGTCGGATCTGTCTAGAATGCGAACGTCATCAGTGCGCTCGATTCCGAGCATCTCCAACGCCTTCGGATCTTCGAGTACGGGTTTGGACAGAAAGCGAAGCGAAGCGTAACTGCAAGTGGCAGCCATGGTATGCGGCTCGTATGTACGAGAACTGCATATAGTATATATGATGTAGATCATATATCAGTATTTATTCATTAGAACTCGCTCAACAACATCATTGTAGTCAGTTGCATAGTTGTGATATCACATCGCATTTGGTCATAGTTCCATTGCGATCGATGAACACCTGATGAGCAACGCCATGATCATTCACTACAGCATTACCGACTCCATGGAAATCGTAGTGTCCATGATTCCACCATCGAACGATGTCGTTCATAGTGTATCTCAATGGATGAGACCACACAACACGAACAGTTTCTACTCCATCATACACAATGAAGTAGTCTACAGACATCATACTACGAATGAGCGGATACGCCATAGCGTAGCGCGTATCGCGTAGCGCGTATCGCGCACATCTAAAATATACACATATGTATATATCAAAAATACATATCGTGGAAACTTCATGAGGCTCGTTTAGCGCGATCTAGTCGGTTCTCCATCTTCTCCAGCTCTACGTAGTAGTTAGAATACTCCTCTAAGTGATCCATTGCTATGATCATAGCAACGTATATACTTTTAGTGTGCTCTAACTCTACATGGATACCTTTCATTAACTGCGTCTGATCGTAGTCCCATGGATGTTTATGGGAAGCTTTGCCTCCTTTTAACTCTGGAGGACGATACATAAGTGGCATACTTAGTCTATTAAGTATGCCCACTTAATAGACTGAGTGTATATTATAATGTGTGATTTTTTCGCTCCATATAAACATCACATTACCGGCGAAGCTACACACACTCCAACTCCCGAAGGGCTACAGGCGGATGTGAGCTTCGCTCACCCGCGAGAGATATCGTTCGTAGATACCGTTCCACTCGACAGAGCGCATCTCAGATCTAAACATCAGCAGTTACAGTATGATAAAAGACGTAAAGAGGATGATATATACACTATAGATAGAGACATCCGCAGAGTGATTAAAGAAGGAGAAGAACGCCTGGTGGGAATACGAAAGCGCAAAAAACAGTTGGAGTGGATCTGTACCAACTCACAGAACGCTGTAGAGGTAAAAGAGGCTAGACAGAAGATCTTCGATCTCTCCAAAGAGATGTCGAAGATAGAGACAACTAATATCGCAGAGTACGAATCGCAGACGAAAGAGCTTATGACGAGGTACGATCGTATACTAACACAGCCTATCGTACAGTCGTTCGTAGCATCAGTCTCTGAACCCTCTACGAGTACAAGTGTTGCGGATGTATCTCGTGAGAAGTTACTCATCTTCAGAGACTTCGTTGGCATAGCCCGCAACTATATAAAATTGGACACTGGAATACATCGCTCTCTTGGAATGGCATGTCCCGCGTGCAACAGAACAAATTTCGAATATAGAGATGATGCAATAGTGTGTAAGACTTGTAGTATAGAAGTGGAGATCGTGGATGACACCTCATCGTATAGAGATGCAACACGTGTTAACCTAACCAATCGCTTTTCATACTCCCGCAATGGACACTTTAGCGAAGCGATCGCGCGATTTCAAGCAAAGCAGAACAGAACAATACCAGATGAGATATTCTTGTCGCTCACATCACATTTCAAACGCTGTGGCCTCACTAACGAAACTGCGACTCTCGAGCACATATACATCTTCCTTGGAGAGGATGGGTACACTAACTACTACGACGATCTACGACTCATATACCACAAACAGACAGGAAAACCTCCTATGGACATCAGCCACTTAGAGAGCCAGCTGATGGACGACCACGAAAAGTTAAATAAAGTGCTCCCTGATGTGTTGGAATCACTGAACACCCAACGACTGACGGCACTGAATGTCGACTATGAACTGATAAAACACCTCGAACACAGAGGGTTCGAGTTTACAACACAAGAGCGTGTTCATATATTCAAGACACGAAAGACTGCAATGGATCATGATGAGATCTGTGGCAGATGTTTTAGAATTCTCGGGTGGGACTTCAAACCCACCGTGTAGCAAAGTACTATAGTCATTGTGACTATAGTTGCGACGCTTTCTGCGTCTACTCATCATCTTCTTCTTTGTACTCCGCAATGCCACTCTTACGTCGTGCCTCGTTGTAGTGATCTACCCACAGATCTCTGTAAGTGGGGTGTTTCTTGTTCAGTGAATGAATCTCCTTGCTAACCTCATCCAGAGACTTCTTCATCATACGGAGTTGATCCTCCACCTGTTTCACGCGCGTCGTGACTTCTTTTTGCGTCACACGTTTCATCGTGTAGTAGTCAATGCCATTCTTGTCGTAGTTAGGATCCGTCTTCTCATCCTTGACACGTTCCTCTGCTTCGCGAATCTCTCGAATCTTGCGAGCATCTTCTGCTTGCTTCTTCTTCGTGGCTTCGTCATTAAGTTGTATGACGTCCTGTTCCGACCCAACATCGATCGTGTCTTTGGTGAACTCTTTACGCTCTGTGATTGGAACCCAATGTCCGACAGGGATCAGATGTACCATGTTTAGCGAGTCTACTTCACGGATAATACTACTTGCTTTCGCTGTGGCATTGTCTACATCTGGCCACACACCCCGAACCTTAAGAAATCCAGACACACCGTTCTTGACTCCATCGAAAAGCATCAGAGATATGTTAGCGACCTGCTGCCCGTGAATTGGAGGATCTATGTTCGATCTGATCGTCTTAGGATATACGTCCACTAGCACTGGCACGGCGGCTCTCGTTTCTACATCAGTCAGCGGAGGAGCGATAGGATCTGTCTTGAAAGGAGTCGCCATTAACAGGAACTATCACTGCTTTATACATATTAATCGTCTGGTGAGTGTACATAATTAAAGCCTGTAATAATGTGTGTAACTATGTCGCAAAAGATACAAGATGCAGAGACTATGTGTTCAGATGCACATAACCCTCTGTACATCAAAGGCATCAAGATGCTAAAAGAGATCTGCATGAACTCACTCATAGATGTTAGGACTCGCGTCCAGGCTTACAGAAAACTACTTTCTATAGACATTAATCATGCGATAGACGCTGTGGCTAGATTTAGGGATAGCATACCACACCTACCAGGGGATGCTCAGATTCACATGGTGGAGTTCATACGAGAACTATCACAACTATCAAACCTCGATCCTTATGAGCGAATAACGTGCGCTATATGTGTTTTTAATAACAGGTTCATCGAGTACTGCTATCCCATGTTCGAGTTTCTCATGTACGATCCGTCACTGCTAATCACATACAGAGTAGAAGCATCGCGATTTCTCATCTACTCGGAGATAGATACATACACTAAAGGCGTGAACGAAGTGCTTCTATCTATAATAAAAGACGTATCGTACCCGTCGGAGTACAGATACAATATAATCGCGGGGTTCATTACTACAACCGGTATATCCACGATCTTTAATACTGCCAAGCTCAATGTTGCGTATAACGAAGAACTGTGCCACAATCTACAAACTGCGTTCTTTTTCAACGACAAGAACGGAGTGCGAGAGCGTATTCTGAGCGGACAGCACATACTACAGATGGATATATCGTCCGAAGAAAACAAACGTAGTGTGGCTAACACGCTACTACATATAGCCAAAACGTATGATGCATCCACATATGTTGTAGCAACACACCAGCCACGCATACAGCCTACGAACAGTAATGTAGATGTTAAGGCTGATGCTGCTGACGTCGTGCTTCGTCTCGGTACTCCAGAAGAGATAGAGCAGGCCAGAGCTATCATCGCAGATCTTGGCCGTGTGATATACGATGAACACGGAAATCGTATACGAGACACGACTTCCATATATGACAACATGCAGAACGTTCATACATCATCTGTACAGGACTCTGTAGACGAGTTCATAATAAAACTCATTAATGAAACGAAAGCACGTGGTGTTGAGAACTATGCCCAGATACATTCTCAGATCACAGACTTCATATACCACTACAACATATGCCCAGAGCAGAGACTAAAGGCGTTCAAGGCCATAGATCGCATTAGCATAGACACTGCAACGTTCTCTAAGTGTAAGGTGTCAAGTGCCGAACTCCTCGTGCACATATGGCACAGAATACTAAAGTATGAAGACAAGGAGATTAAGTACACTCTGCAGAAGAGGTTGGTGGATGAGCTTATTGATATGAACGACACGTGCTCTTCTGGACATAGTGCTCGATTGAGCAACGTTCTTAGTGGGTACGGGTTCGATCTCCACATATCGTTCGAAGAGCAGGTGGTGGCTAATGTCAAAGCTCGTATCAACGCTCGCATCAAGCTTCTATCCGAGGACGATCAGGTGAATGTGGCGATGGGAGTTATGGAGAATGCGTCTGATGACGATCGTCTAGCGTACACTACGTTCATAGATGACGTTCTTCCATCTATAAGAACCGAACTCGCTGATGAATTTGTCGATGGGGGGTACATAAAGAGTAGTGACTTCGATGCATACTTCGCTAAGGCAGCGCTAATAATGAGATGATGCATCATAAACTGATATAACAAAGTACATGTTGTATACATTTACATCACACTACGCTATGAATAGGCCGGAGGAATGCCCGACATGCTACGAATCTCTCTCTAACGAAGAACACCCTCTCTCGTGTGGGCATTGGATTCACATGAACTGCATCAGAATGGGACACAAAGCAGAATGCCATCTCTGCAGAGCTCCGATCGCTAACGTACAAGTAGTAGGGAGTCTCCCTCCTAACGATCTACGCTACTCTGAGAGTAGCGAAGGAACACGCGGTACACCGCAGAGTGACAGTGTCGTATATATACCATACATTCCGCGTCTTCACGATCCTACGACGATGAACATGAGTACCAGAACCGTCTCTCTATGCACGGAGTATGAGAACTGCCCAGAGTGTAAAAAAGAAGTGATAGAGTCTGGAGAAGGGTACCATGTATGTACATCGTGCGGACTATGCTTGGATAGAATCATTGTATATTGACACACACACCTAGTAGTGTGTGTCATGCGATAGAACTTGTTCTAAATGCGATCTATTGACCTGGCATATAACGTTAAAGGTATTACGAGTAACGTTAACGTTATAAGATGAAGATCCGTTTCCACAACTTTCGGTGTTATGCAGACTCCACATTCGAATTCGATACTAAAGGTCTTCAACTCATATCCGGAGGAAGTGGACACGGTAAAACGACGATATTGGAAGGCATCCTGTTCGTACTGTACGATGCTGTGAAGTCTCCGTACAGCTTCGACTCAAAGCCAAAAGACAAGTGCTATGTAGAGATGACACTGGATGACATGTATGTGTACAGAAGCCGAAGGCCGAACGTCGTAAGAGTCAAGACGTCCAAGCATCCGGAGTTGTCTATGACAGAAGCACAGTCCGTAATAGAGACACGGTTTGGAACACTACACGAATTCATGGCGTCTTCGTATGTCAAACAGGGACTCCATTCGTCCATACTGACTCTCACACCAACAGACCAACTGCGATTCATTGAGCGGCTTGCTTATGATAGAGAAGGACACGAGTATATATCACAGTGCATTAAGGCTGCGACAAAACAAGCAGATGGTGTTCTTATCGCTGCACAGACCGCGGCCAAACTCACATCTGTACAGTGCAGAGACGTCAAAATGGAGCACGCCGAAAGAGAGATTCGCGCGAAACCGGATGTCGTTAAGAGCGAAGCCCTGGTAGCTAAGACTGAGATAACGGAACATCTCACGGCCGTTAGGAAGACAAAAGTAGATCTACAGCGTAAGATCGAACGTGCTAAGGTCGTAGAAGTAGACCTACGACGACTTGTGGATCAGGAAAAGACGCTACGAATAGAGATATCACAATTAGAGCAGCGTATCTCTGGTACAGCACCCACTATGACGATAGAACAGCGTGCTTCACTTGAGGCTACCACTGAAGACATCAGATCGCGTATAGCACTCGCGGAACGATCCGTCCAGTATGAACGAGCGAAACGAGCATATGACGATGCTCGCAGAGAACTGAGAGATGGCCAGAAAGAACGCATCGCGGAGTTAACAAAAGACCTAGTCTCTCCCGAATGGATAGAGAGTCTCGTAGAACTTGAGAACTCGGAGAAAGAGACGACGCTACTTAGGGATAGAGTAGATACCGCAGCCAAAAACGTGTCTCTCGCTATTGCAGAGATGGTGGATGGAGATTTCCTAAGTCAGAAAAGTGCATCTGTACAGGCATATCTAAACGCGCTTGGTCGCAAGAAAAAGATATACTCTATGAAGCTCAAGAGAGTTCAATCCAGCATAGAGACACATGCCGCTCACACGATCAGAACGCAGATCTATACGTGTCCTTCATGCAGTACCAAAGTTACTATAGACACGTCAGGAGTGATGGTAGCCTGCACTCCCGATGTTCACTCCAATACGGATGCTACGGATATAGAATCGCTGAGAACAGAACTCGCTTCGATACAGGATGTGATAAAGATGGTAGATGCTTATACACAACGCATACAAGATAACTACGAACTATCTACGACGACTGTACCACCATCTAATGCTGAGAAGTTGGCAGGCATGAGATCGGCGTATGAAGCTCACAAACGTGCGTCTAAGGAGATAGCTTCATCTAAGGACTCTCTGACTACATCAAAGACGTTGCTCAGACTAAAGAGAGAGATGGAAGCGTTGATAATAGACACCCCACTACAAGAGAGCGATATAGATACGATAGCTCTAACAAAAACCGTGAATGATAATGTTAAAACACTAGAGACTGAATGGAAGCTCAGTAGTGAGTATAACCTACTACGACGAGATATGAAAGAGAAAACTGCGTCCGCGGACAGTATGGCGAAAACGATCGCCGGCCTAAGAACTTCGAACAACATAACACGGTCATTGGATGCGATGGTAGCGGAGTATGACGAACTACAGAATGAGTTCGACACATCCTACAAACATCTCGAGTACGCTACAGATGCTATCCGTGCATGGGAGAAGTACGATGAGTATACAAAAGCCTCGGAACGTGTCGCAGAGTGGGAAGCCGCCGAGAAGAAAGCACTGTATGACCTTAATGTCGCTGAGGCAAGAGCGACGGCAGTCTTATCTCTCAAGAACATCGGCCGAAAAGCCGAGATACTTGCATTGGACACTATGATGATTAACATAAACGAACATGCTAAATACTACATAGGGATGATGTTCCCGGACGGATCTATGTCTGTCACATTGGAGAACATAATGCGATCGAAGAAGGGATCGAAATGCGGTATGAATGTTAGCATAGTGTACAAAGGATCCGAATATAGCGACATAAACCAACTCTCTGGCGGAGAGCGCGACAGGATTAATCTCTGCTTTGTGTTGGCCATAAACAGTATGATGAACAGCAGTATGCTCATGCTAGACGAGTCTCTGTCGTCATTGGACTCGGACACTAACACGGAGATCTTCACTATGCTAAGAGAGATCGCAGAAAATAAGTGCATACTTATAGTCAGCCACGAAGCCACTCGCGGTATCTTCGACAAAATACATACACTCAAACAGGAATAATTCTCATGATACTCTTTAATGGGAGTACCCGATTGGAAATACACCGTAGCGATATCGATCGCTACGGTGGCTACTATATCGATCGTATACTGTATGGTGTTTGGAACCGCTCTACAAGGGTGCAGAGACAGACATAGCGACGAAATGATACATATGATCAAGCAACGACTTAAATTGTTGGATTCAAATCTATCACATGTTCCGATCTATGCATCCACATCGTCGTACATACAGAACAAGAGACGTATATACCTATGCGTACGTGATCCCAAAACCAAAAAGTTGTACGACATTAACACACTTATGTATGTGACACTACATGAGGTAGCACACTTCGTAAGTGATAGCTATAGCACTACGAGCGCTCATAACGGAGAGTTCCACACTAATTTCAACACCATACTAATGAAGGCGAAAGCTCTAGGCATATATGATAGCTCTAAGCCAGTGCCTACGACATACTGCGGCCTAGTCTAGAATATAACTATAACATTATAGATATATATCTATAATGGACTACACAAAGAAACGCATACAGGGTGTTCGAGTCACAAACAATATGATCGGGCACGGATCTGTGTCCGTCGTGTTGGAAGGGTTCACATCACGTGACAACGAGCGAGTCGCTGTTAAGTTCATAAATCCTGACAAATATACACGCCGCGACTTCGATAATGAAATAGAAATACTTAGACGTTTAGGAGGACGATACGCACCACGGCTGATATCATACGCTCTACCAGACACAGTGAGACGAGAAGAACACCACAGAGCTAATAGAGACTACGCGATCGCGATGGAGTATGTGTCTGGTATACATCTGTCGGAACTGAAGAAGTATATGAAAACAAGAGAAGTAGCTAAGTTCGTAGTGTCATCTCTAATAAGAGCGGTGGCGTACATGCATGCGAATGGTGTCTATCACAGAGACATACAACTCTCTAATGCCATACTATCAGAAGGGAGAGTTAAGATGGTGGATTTTGGTGTGGGATGTCTGTACTCTGAACACTCATGCTCTAATAAGTACGGTTCTCTAGTTTCTTACTCGCCGGAGCTTGGAGTGTCTATGGAAGAGAGTGTCGTGCCTAATGACGTGTGGGGACTTGCGGATGCGTGGTCTCTCGGCCTCGCTATATATGAGTTCATGACTGGAACGTCGTACTATAGTGGAGTGTCCGCGATTCGTATGGTGTCTGGAGAGTTCATTAATACGCGCGGAGTCCCAAGGCTCGCTAGCAGAATACAGATAGTAGACACTGTAGCGAATGGACTGCTTACTGTAGACCCACAACAGCGCATGACAGTACTAGAAGCTCTCAGTGTTATGGATGAAGCGTACACGTGCAAGATAAATGGACATACTGTGCCGGAGATACAACTACGTCGAATGATCGCTGACGCTAACATAGAAGGGGAGTTAACATCATACGAGGCGTGTAGGGAGATGAACGATCTAAATGTGTACCAGCGCAATTTTTAGTACGGAGGGTCTATGCACAACATTTGGAGAAAATGATACTACACGGCATATATATTGAAATACACATATAGTACAATATCGTATATGTACGCCCTCTTAAGTACGATGATGTCATACACTCTAACTCGCGAACGTGCGAATGGCACCGGAACGACTCTCGCAGACTACACGTTCCCGGATGGAGTCACAGAACTCAACTGTAGGTTTCTGAACATCACGTCACTCGTGGGATGCCCAACAACCGTGACACATCTCTATTGTAGTGGTAATAGACTAACGTCGCTTGAGGGGTGTCCGCAGGGTCTCACTACTCTGGAATGTGGATACAATCGGATCACATCACTCGTAGGATGCCCGCAGGGACTTGTTACTCTGGACTGTTACAAAAATCAAATCACATCACTCGTAGGATGTCCACCGGGACTTGTTACTCTGAACTGCGGACACAACAAAATCACATCACTCGTAGGATGTCCACCAACTGTAACATCACTCGAATGCGAGATTAATGACCTGACGTCGCTCGAAGGATGCCCGACCGGTCTCGTGTTTTTGCACTGCGCGTTCAACAAACTAACGTCGCTCGCTGGATGCCATCAGGCAAAGAACTTGACAGAACTGGCATGCTACTCAAACGATATAACGTCTCTCGTGGGATGTCCCGAATCGGTAACACATCTGTACTGTCAGGAAAACAAACTGACATCGCTCGATGGATGTCCTTCTGGGATCCTGTCTTTGGGTTGGTATGATAGCGACACTATGCCCATGATTGGGCCGGATCTGATTCGGTATGCCGGGCTTACACAAGCTCAATGCACAGCAATCGAACTGTTTGAGAGCGAGAAGTAGTACGATCGTATTAAATCCAGTGACTATAAGTCACTGGATTTTAAAACACTAACACATTTGCTCGAGTAGTTTGTGCTCTTCGGCCATAAGATCTTCAATGTTAAGATCTACTTTAAGTGACGCTTCCACTCCGAGCAACACATCTGACGATCGTTCGTAGTGTGAACCATCACGCATGAACCGTTGCCACGTCTGCCAATCTTCGTACGCGGATGCATTCCACTCCTCGCTAGAATTACGCATCGCGTAGTGTGTATATATACTATACACATATAAAATATACGATCAAAACATGATCTATACTACACCGTCTCATCTATAATACCAGCGTCTCGCATGCGTGAGAGTAACGCCATTACTACTAGTCTGAGAGATACTACGTCTTGACGTAGTGCTATAAAGTTGTCCTCTGTGAACTCGATCGTAGATCGTATCATTGCAGGATCCGCCACTTCTGCTTGTGGAGGTCGTGTTATCTCTTTAACTATAGTGATCTCGCGATGTACGACGGGACACTTTCTTGGCTGTATGCTATGACTATAGCTCATATTATTAATACAATAAATTACATTAACATGTTAATAATGGAAGACCCTATTAGTTTCGTGTACTGTGATAAGTGTCAGTCGTCCATCAACCCAACTTCGGCCTTCGTACGGTTGTCCGAATCCCACAAACGAAACACTCAGCAATTGAAGTTGGATCATGCCAGAGAACTACAGTCTACTAAGACACAACGCGAGGAAGAGTGTGAACTACTCAGACGTAAAGTAGAACAGTACGAGTCGCGTGTCCGTGGAGAAGAGAGACTGCACGAGTCGCTCATCACGGACTATGAAGCTAAGATTCTAACCATATCGAGAGACCTCTCTACAGAGAAAGAGAGAGTAGCAGAACTGCAGGATGTCGAAGAAACGATTAAAGATCTACAACTGTCTGTCGATCATATGCAAATGATTAACAAAAACAACGTGGCAGAGATCGAAGACATGAAGCAACACGAAGATGAGTTGGCCGCTGATATCACGAGACTCACAAATGAACTCGCTGCACGCGGAGACGCAGAACGTCTAAAAGAGGAGAATGAACAGCTCGTATCCGCGCTTGCCGAGAAAGATGTAGAGATTGCTAACATAAAAGACACGAGGAAGGCTATGGAGGATAGAGCATCGTTCTATATGAATGAACGAGACCAGTTCCGTGATACTCTGGCTGCTAAGATTAAAGAGGCGGATGAACTGTCTGCTAGACTCAATGTGTCTCTGTTAGAGGTAGAACGTCTGACGGCAGATCTCACGAAACGCGTTGCAAGTTCCGTAGAGAGTCCCAAGGACTGGTCTGAGATGCGAGTTGAGATAGAGAAGCAGAAACGCCTCATCGAAACGAGACTGAAGCTCTCATTCGAACGAGACAGGGAGGAAACTCTCAATCAGGTCAAGACAGAGTACGAACGTCGTATTAGAGACATACACAATGGCTACAAAAAGAACATGTACCAGATAGGCATTCCGCTCGATCAGGAGTTCATCGCAACGAACGTCGGAAAACTAACATCTGATCATCTAAAAGATGGGGCGCAGGGACTGTCTAGATTCATAGAGACCATAATGAGCAACAGCGACACGAGAGCAAACTACGTCTGTGTGGATATGGACGATCTGAAGTTCAAGTACCTGGATAAGAAAGGGAGATGGAACACTGACAAAGGATGCGTGTACCTAAAAAGCATACTGTACCCTTCCATTGGTGAGAAGTGCACGCAGATCTTAAGTGATCTGAAGAACATGAGCCCAAGAGATGACGTACTCATTGGAGCCGTCATGAACACGGTGGCTAAAGTAGAGACACGAGACAAGTCATTCCACGAAGACCTCGTGCGGTATCTGGCGCCTCTCGTCAGTAAGCATTAAATAAAATAACGCGATTATACACACTGCTCTAACACGAGCAGTGTGTATAATCATATGAAATAGAACTACGCTGTCATAATCATTCGCAAACGAACACTGATCCCGATCAGACGACTCGATGGGTTATCGTACGTCTTCACGGCTATCTTGAATCCATCCACCGGATTAATCGGGATCGCCGAGAAGATAAACCTACTTCAACTAAACAGATCGTACGCTCCGCGCACAGTTGTATGGTGAGACTTACTCGACGCATTCCACTCTCCACTAGTAACGATCACTACATCGAAATCTCGCGGAGGCCTGTCTGTATACACACACTCCACGTCGACGAGGTAGTAGCCATTAGCACCATGGATGAGCATAAACTTGTTCCCGTTTGGAACAAATCCACCGTCGTCACCTTTGTACGCACTCGGATCGATCTCGCGGTAACCAGACATTATGACGACGGTCGTCCCAACTGAAGTTAGCGGTGCCCCAAAAACGTTCTTGTTTCCGAATGTTATGTTCATCGCTGCTACTATGCGAGTAGTATATATATATATATCAATATATAGCACACTACTCTCGTCTATGAGAGTGGTGTGCAGGAAATGAGTCCGTCGCAAATATCAGAGACACCTATCACAGTACCAGACTGGAACGTCATGTCCAACTACTCTGTACACTTTACGTGTAGCTCCATACTTAGTATGACACACTCCACACAGTCCAATGTTCTCGCCACAGTTAATGTAGTCTGCCAACTCTCGAGGAACTTTTGTAGTATCGTTCCATTCGGATGATGGCACAGTGTTACTTACTACGATCGCGGCACGTTCACGAAGTGAACCGGTAGGAACACGTGACTGTTGTGGTAGTAGTGGATTATATGCACAGTCTAGCCATGTGAGTCCCTGCGGACACCCTTCAAGAGAGGTCAGTTGATTGTATGCGCAGTCTAACTCTGCGAGTCCCCGTGGACACCCTTCAAGAGAGGGCAGACGATTGTAGGAACACCGTAGCTCAGTAAGTCCCTGCGGACATCCTTCAAGAGAGGGCAGCCGATTGTAGGGACACAATAGACAAGTAAGTCCCTGCGGACACCCTTCAAGAGAGGTCAGTTGATTGTATGCGCATTCTAGCACTGCGAGTCCCTGCGGACATCCTTCAAGAGAGGGCAGCCGATTGTAGGGACACAATAGACAAGTAAGTCCCTGCGGACACCCTGCAAGAGAGGTCAGCTGATTATATGCACAGTCTAACTCTGCGAGTCCCTGCGGACACCTTTCAAGAGAGGTCAGCCGATTGTTGAAACACAATAGCTTTGTGAGTCCCTGTGGACATCCTTCAAGAGAGGTCAGTTTATTGTATGTACAGTCTAGTTCAGTGAGTCCCTGTGGACATCCTTCAAGAGAGGTCAGTTGATTGTATGCACAGTCTAGCACTACGAGTCCCTGCGGACATCCTTCAAGAGATGTCAGACGATTGTTGTTGCACCATAGTTCTGTGAGTCCTTGAGGACACCCTTCAAGAGAGGTCAACTGATTGTTGCGACACCATAGTTCTGTGAGTCCCTGCGGACACCCTTCAAGAGAGGTCAGTTGATTGTAGGAACACCATAGTTTTGTGAGTCCTTGCGGGAACGGATATCCAACAAGCGTAGTGAGCCCAAGTCCTGATATATCGGCGTTCATTTCAAGAGTATCGATGTACTAGTACATATATATATATATATTTCAATATAGTGTCGTAATTCGCTACACTCGTATGAGTGTAGTGTGTACTCCCGCCGGGAATCGAACCCGGATCCCCGCTTTATAAGAACGGTATGCTACCATTGCAGAACACGGGAGCGATAACTCTTTGTGAGTTATCGCACAATACCACACTCGTAAAAGTGTGGTATGCTCCCACCGGGAGTCGAACCCGGAGTCTTGTCTTAGAAGGACAGAGTGTTTCCGTTACACCATAGGAGCTATTACTCATTGCGAGTAAGCGCTCTACACTGTACTCGTATGAGTGTAGTGTGTACTCCCGCCGGGAATCGAACCCGGATCCCCGCTTTATAAGAACGGTATGCTACCATTGCAGAACACGGGAGCGATAACTCTTTGTGAGTTACCGCGATGCAGTATGAATGGGCGGGGGTCTCACCAGCCGGCCAGGTATGGCCTCGCTCTCTCACACCGGGAGTTCTTACGATGGACGATGAAAGAACTCTCTGCTTCGCTACATATAGCAATGATCTGTTTAAATCGTTTATGTAAGCGTTGGTCTCTCGCGTGTACATATACTATATATGTAGAGAAAAACACTCATCAATAATGTATATACATACTACATCGTTTAATTCTTATCGTAGTAGAGCTTCACGATCTCTACGAGTTCTATACTATCGCCTCGTTCGATACGTTCGATTTGCTTATCGGTAGAACTAGCAGACGCTTCTCTATCTTAGGATTCTTCCACTTCCCTCGTTCTCTATAACCGTCAGGATTAAACCGTATGAAGATCCAGTTCCCGCTATGAACCATATAAAGATCGCTGTATCTATCTTCTTCATCTTGCTTGTCATATCCACGATGCTGTCGTTCGTCTGTCTCGACAGCGATCATTGTGCTTCCTATGAGCATTCTGTGATCTATTCGCCTTCTGTGCGTACAATCGCAGTGTCCTGTGTACATGACAGTGTCGTGTATAAATCCCTTCCGGTGTTCGTTTAAGAAGTTCCTCACTCTCGTCTCGTGCGACTTGACACGGAGGGCTGCAGATCGAGGATCTGTAGGGAACGCATGTTTAAAACATGTAGCGCAGTACCCATCATACTTCTTGCAGCCACTCCTCGAGTCTGGCCACTTGCGACAGTGAGGACATCTCTTACCACCTCCATGCGTTATACAAAAATCAGTTGTTCCCACGGCAGATTTAGTGCACTCAGCCACCGTGCATCTCTTACCACCTCCATGTGCTATACAGAGATCAGTCGTGCCTATCGCGGATCGAGTACATTCAGCCACAGTGCATCTCTTACCACCTCCATGTGCTACACAGAGATCAGTCGTTCCTTGAGCGGATCTGCCGCATTCTTCCGCGGAACATCTCTTACCACCTCCATGTGCTACACAGAGATCAGTCGTGCCTATCGCGGATCGAGTACATTCAGCCACAGTGCATCTCTTACCACCTCCATGTGCTTTACAGAGATCCGTCGCGCCTTGAGCGGAACTACTACATCCATCCGCTATACATCTCTTACCTCCTCCATGTGCTATACAGAGATCCGTCGCTCCTCGAGCGAAACTACCACATCCCTCCGCTGTACATCGCTTACGCATGTCGTTTATTAACTACTACACTAACGTTAGTGTAGTAGATATGATCTTCAATAAACAGATAGTACTACGTGATTGGAACTCTATATTTTTTGATATCTACATATGTACACATATATGTACTACACACACATAGCGATGAGCGTTACTTATCGCTGCGCTGAGGGTCTTACCACGTTGGAAGGAGTGAAGTTTCCGACTAACATATATGCTCTTATATGTAGTCATGGACGTCTGACATCACTCGCAGGATGTCCGAAAGGAGTTGTCATACTGGACTGTGATGACAACGATCTTGTGTCTCTAGAAGGATGCCCTCCAACCGTCACATACATCAAATGTGATCATAACAATCTAACGTCGTTCGCGGGAATCTCATCGACTGGAGCTCTAACGAACATAAACTGCAGTCATAATAGACTAGTATCGCTATCTGGGTGTCCTCGCAATGTAACTCATCTTAAATGCACCGATAACAGACTAACGACGCTCATCGGGTGTCCTCCAAACGTCATCGATCTTGACTGTAGTAGTAACGCGATAAGATCATTGGCAGGATGTCCACGTGGTATAGGATATCTCACGTGCTACAACAATGAACTAATGTCGCTTGCTAGGTGTCCACAAACAGCAGTCTATCTCGACTGTGCTAATAATCGAATCTCTTCGTTCGATAGTTGTTCTCCGCGTGTCGTTAATTTGAACATTGACCATAATATGTTTACATCTCTCGCTGGGTGTCCTTCGTCAGTTATGTCTATCTACTGTAGTTTTAACCTACTGACATCTCTTGCTGGGTGTCCTTCGTCCGTCACAGATCTCATTTGTAGTTTTAACCTACTATCATCTCTCGATGGGTGTCCTCGTCGCGTTCGTTATTTGGAGTGTTCGAATAATATGCTAACTACACTCCGTGGATGTCCACGAACGGTGGCAAGTCTGTCGTGTGGTAGCAACCCACTCGTAGTTGTACATCCCCGCACGAGGAAACGTACTCTGACTGAGATGGCTGGAATAGTGGTCATGGACTCTGGTATCAGGACTGTTCCTGGAGTGACTATTCCGCATGAGTTACATGCGTACTTGAGTGATGGCGATTCTCTTGGGATATGTGGTGTCTGTGGTGCAAACTACGCAGCACAGGGTGTTATCATAACGATCGCTGGACACAACGTCCCTGAATGGAAATGTGATAGATGTATATAATTGAAAGATCGTCGTGTATTTACATAGTACTCACTGCGCGATGGATACGTCTACGTTCGTATACGAAGAAGGCTCGCACGGATGGAGTAGCAATGGCTATAGGAGCATCCTGCCCAACTGTTTTGTGAAGACACCCGTTGGTAATTTCGTCACTGTTAAGTGGAAGCCAGATATGATACGACCAAAGATCTGCCGACCACTCCACGCGGAGGACTGTGTATGTGTAGCATGCCTTGTACATTGGGTCGCTGAGTACCTGTCACAATCGACGTCCATCATTCACTTCTGTCCGAGCTATGGGTATGAGGACTGGCTCGGCGAACCGTGCTGTCGGTCTGATATGCAGTGCCCAGCGAACACGAGTCTGGAGTTCGATTTTGGCAACATGCATCTGTAGTTAGCGCTTCTTGCAGTATCCGTACTCGTTGCATACATGATCTGGCGTACCATAGTCCTTCCCATATAGTATGGGAAGGACGTCGCCAGACTTGGCAGGAATGAACACATCCACACCTTCGTACTTAACAGGAACGACTGGATTGATATAATCGACTGGCATAGAGCTACTCGATTCGTGGCAGATGTATCTACTATACAGTCCCCACACATCACGAGAGATACGTCCACCAGACGTAGTAAACGACGACACATCTGCACTCAGCCCAGTCTCTACATGCACGACTTTAAATGACCTCGACACGAATGGAAGGATAGACACCTCCAATCGGTACTTGGATAACGATGCGACCATACCCTTGATAGCTTTTAGTGTGATGTCATAGTCCTCTCTGTTCACACCGAGATCGAGATCGTAGTCCCATTCTATCATAGCATTACTTCTCACACTCCCGAGTAGCGTCCCGTAGTATAGCCACGGTTTGCTCACACCTGATGTGTATGAGTATATGTCTTTTAGTAGATCATCCAACACTATCTTCCTATATGCGAATGGGACAGCCTTTCTTTTATAGATGTCGAGTTGGTATGACGTGTAGTAGAGTACGTACGACAGTACGATCGTGGATACGAAAAGAATGAGGACGAGATACCCGAGCATTACATATACACTTCTCTATTATAATACGATATATCACGCGCGGTGTAACACATCACGAGAGTTGTGATGTGTTTAAAACGCTCCTATTCTATACCCGAAGCATACCGCACTGTCAGGCAGCGACTTCACTCGCTTAAAAGTCGCGGTATGCTGTGTTAAACTTTCGTCGCGTCTGCAATAATCTATCGTAGTCTCTCGTTCTACTATTCGTACTGCGTTCAAACGATCCTCTAGTTCAGAGTCGTCCACAATAACGACGATGTAATAGTAGTCGCGATGTTTATAGAATCCTATTCCTACAGCATCACTAACATCCTCCTCTGTATCGTCAGCGACTACGTTAAAGTGTTCACATCTCATTAGAGTGTCGGGTATGTCGCAATACTCTCCGTTTTCGAAATCCACGTCTTTCAGATCGTGAGGTGTCACAGATCTGTAGACAAATGTAAATCGCATAGCTACTACATAAATGTATGGTAGCTATGCGATTTACATATCAATACTATATTTTAACTGCAGAACGTACAGTCATCCAACATCACGTACGTATTCAACTCACGATCTCCAAACATCTTCTGTATGTTAGTGCGCACTGCAACCTTAAAGTCGTGCGTCGGGACGTACAACTCAATAGTCACAACGGTATTGAGGATCGTGTGTGGCGATGGCACGGTGTTAACTTCTTTCCCGATCACTACAAACTTCTCACCAAGCTTGGAGCAACACTTGTACTCGTACAGCTCGACACCGAACTCTTCATGTTCAAAGCTCTCCAGAAGACCCAACTCGTGCTCTTGCTTATCATCTGGAGTCTCGAACGCAAGATCGGTACTCCCGTCGCGATCCTTGAGGAAAGCCAACAGCTCGTCGCGCGAAATCAGAGCTCCGTACACGAACATGATACGTTCAAATACCATGATCGCAGACCGCTATCCAACACTGTATATATATATGCGCACTATATACATATACGATCAATATATATATATACCCTACGAATCGCGTGTAACTATCGTGTACGTAAATAAACACTCTACAACTGTCTACGAAAGTGAGGCTATAGAGTGTCGCTATAGTTAATGAACACACTGCTCTTGAGATCGCACACGATCGACTTCAGATCTGAAATATAGTTTTGGATCGTTTCTAAAAATAAGTTGGGATTATGATCGCTTGGCGATCGCGACCCTGATACTATTACATAGTAGATAATTCCACTAAACACCACGAGTAGCGTGTGTACGTAAAGAAACACTCTACAACTGTCTACAAAAGCAAGTCTATAGAGTGTCACTATAGTTAATGAACACGCCACGCATAGAGTGTTATTTTGAACGCTATGGATGATAGTGTGCTCTAGACATCACATGTCTAAACCGTTTCTAAAATGGGTGGGCGGAAAGACACAACTCATACACGAGCTCACGCCACTATTCCCTACCACTATACACAACTACTACGAACCGTTCCTTGGAGGAGGTAGCGTACTACTTGCTATGCTCGAGTCACATCCCAATCTCATTGGTAGTGTGTACGCCAGTGACGTTAATCAGCATCTCATTAATCTGTACAGAAACGTACAACTCCGTACGACAGAGCTCATAGACGAAGTTCATAGATTGTCTCAGACTCCGCTCACGTCGTCATTATACTATGACATTAGAACGTCGTTTAATAGTATGGATGGTCACGACGGATGTGTAGCGTCGGCTATGATGCTGTTTCTCAACAAGACGTGCTTTCGTGGTATGTATCGAGAAGGCCCACGCGGATTTAACGTTCCGTACGGTAACTACACCAACCCTACGATCGTAGACGAGGAGAATCTACATAAAGTGGCATCACTCATAAAAGACGTCGTGTTCACAACGTGTTCTTATAGAGATGTACTACCTAATGCTCTACCAGGGGACTTTGTGTACCTCGATCCTCCCTACGTTCCGATCGCCAAGTCGTTCGTGGGATACACCGCAAAAGGATTTGGAGCCGCCGATCATGCGGATCTATTTAGCATGTGTCACGATCTCACTCACAGGAATGTCAGATTCGTTATGAGTAACGCTCACTCTCCGATCGTAACGGATGCTTTTCCTCCTTATAGGTACACTACCAAAGTAGTGTCGTGTCGTCGTACTATAAACTCAAAGAATCCTGCGTCCCGCGCGAATGAAGTGATAATCTCGAACGTGTAGACATATATTAAGTCATAACCTAATATACTAAGATGGAGTTGTTCGTTAACGGTACTATGAAAGACGTACTGTTCCGTGCGTCGGTGGCAGAGAAAAGTAGCAGGACTCTTACGTACGATGAGTTTGCGTACGCACTACTTACAGCACTTCTCTCTAGAGAGCACACTACAACAAACATGGAGGATCTTAACTTTATCATAGAAAAGAACAGATCCATACTCAACACGTCGCGATACAACATACATGCGTTCGTTCAGGCGTTTGGTATGATTAACGACGGAATAGCATTCCCACGAACGGTCATTAGTATCGATCTAAAAGCACTACACTCCCTCAGAGGGTACATTCATCATACCACATACACATTTGATGAGTTCGTGAGTGTGATGTGCGATAAAAGACACTACGTACCACCCAACGAGATCTATACACCATCTAACTTCTATCTCCTCATATCCACTAAGAAAGACATGTTCGAACTGTACATCGAAGGCTCCAGTGTTTCGGAGTTATCGATCGCTTTCCCGAAGGGAGTTCCCACCGATGTACCATATGCTCCTCATGAGTCGTGCGTGTACGAAGAACTACGCGACCATCACATAGTACTACCATTGGTAGCTATGAAAGGATCTATGCCATATCTATGGCTACATGTCGTTAAGAGAGACGATAGACCCATCGTGTTTAGAGTGAGAGAGTACGATCTACATTCGTCCATGCTTGATAGAGTGTACTCTACTCGCATCGATAATATAGAGTTCAAAGACGTCATGTGTTATGTAGAGAACGGTGTCATTCAAAGACTCTAACTCTATCGAGCATCGCGCATATGTCCTTTCGTGTAGTGCCTTTTGGTATAGGAACGTTGTATGTTCTCTCTACGTACTCATACGCGTTCTCTATACTGTCCCACACACCACTCGATAGTGGAGGTAGATCTGATCTTCTTAGTTTTCTATAGCCGGCTCGTTTACGTAGATATATCGGGTGTCTTGGGCGTCCAGTTCCGCTTAGCCCCATGTACTGGAATGTTATTATCGTTCCTATAGGGTGCGTCGTTAAGTACGAGTTCCTTACGTCGTCTTTCATGCCGCTTATGTTAAACTTGACATTCTTGTGAACCTTGGGCGAGTACCACGTGCATTCAAACGAGCCGAGCCTATTAGCATTACGTCCTTTTCCGATCTTATAGTCCGTAATTGTACATTCGCTGTCCCACTGGGGTTTCTTCTTTAGCATGGAAGACGATCTCTTAGGCTCATACATACTCTGTGGCTTTCTTAGTATCAAACCTTCTCCTCCATGAGCGAGTACTTTGTTGTAGTAGTCCTCCAGATGAGCGACACTCTTAATTAGTATCTGTGGTGTGTACTCTATAGGGCACTCCGTAATATTAGCGCACTGAGTCTCTATTATTTCGCGAAGACGTTCCATACGTTCCTCGAACGGAACACCAGGTAGCGACGGAATATCGAACGCTTTGTACTTGATATTATACTGCGCCCATTCCTTAGAATTAACGTACCCTTTTCTAAAGATACCAGCGTCTTCGAACATACCATGCCCTACCCATAGCTCTCCATCTATGGCGACGTCTCTAGGCATGATGTCAGAGAACTCGACAGGCACGGAGAACTCGTTGCCATTGCGAGATAGAAATCTTGCTCCAGTCCATATCGCTCTGTAGCCATCCCACTTCTCAGACATCCACCATCCAACGGGATTGAAAGAAGACACGTCTCTGACGTTCTTAGCGAGCATGATTGCTTCGCCTTTCATAGAGTACACATCTATTCCTTTCGACCCTGCTCTGCCGGGTACTCCCTTCGGGAGCGATTCCGCGGCTATGGTCGTAGGATTCGATAAAAACGATGCGACGCGTGTGACTATTCCCTTACCTACACCTGGTATCTTACGATCGTTAATCTTATCTCCTGACGCCGACGTTATTAGTTCGTTTTCGAACTCAACTCGCAGTATGCCTACAGCTTTACGTATCGCGGTCGCTCTGAATGGTTCTTTAGCTCTGTAGAGTGATTCTGCCTCCTCTGTTAGATGTTGTAGTATACCACTATTTGTACTCGAAATATCTTCCCCCATTATAGTATATTGATATTATATGTGTGTATAATATACACATATCATCATCTGCAATGGGAGCATCCATCTCAAAACGCCACACGTGCAAGTGCGGGAACGTGTTCGACACTCCGGATGCGTTTGAGCAACACGTGAGATCTGCCACAAAAACGTTGCACAACTACACTGGTAAGGTACACTCGTACGAACGTATAGTCTACCCAGACGATCCAACTCGTTTTGTGACATATGAAGGACACGTGCTTAATGGAAAAGCTCACGGACATGGAATGGTCTTCTCTTCGTTGGTAACAAATCCGTACTCCGAAAGTGGCAGGGTACTAGTCGAGACCCGCAATCCCATCGTGTCTGGAACGTGGCACGAGGGAACACTCGTCACCGGAAAACTATGGTTTGTGAAGATCGGCAAGAGCAATACTCGCGGAACGACTAAAGATGTGTCACTCATATCAAAAGGAGAACTGTCACTGCTTGAGTATATGTACACAACCCACGAGATAGTCTCCGTCATGGCAAATGTGGGAAACTACGAACTGGTTGGAGATGTGATGGTGAAAGTGGGCAAGTATCCATACATACAACTACACTTCGAGGCAGACGGTACGATCGCGAAAGGAGAGTACTCCGTCGAGCTACCGAACGGAAACACGTGCCACTACGAAATCGTAGATACAAAAACGTCGCTGATAGGAAACACGATCAAAGTGTACTCTGGTACGTCGGTGATCTACGAGGGAGAGCATTCCAACTTCGTCTATGATGGTGTGGGAGTTCTGTACCTACCATCTGGCTCAGAAGTACACCGCGGTGTATTTCGGGACGGAGTTCCTGTTCACGTCGACGATACTGTAGACTGCAGTGTCTGCTATGAGAAGCCCCGCAGTGTTGTGTTCATGCCGTGCAAACATCTAATTGTGTGTTCTTCGTGTTCCGAAAAAATATCACAATGCCCTATGTGTAGGACTGACATCGCGGACAAGATCGGTGTGTACATGTAGGGCGATCTACCCACACTCGACTATATAAATAATTGATGTATGTGTGCGTACATATGTGTGTATGTGTGTGTGTGTGTGCGTACGGGTTTTACTACGCAATGGCATCCCGATTCCCGTCTTACAAGATCGTTCTCATTGGCGACACAAACACGGGAAAAACAACATACGCGAACGCCATTCGTGGTGTTCCGCGCCAGCGCACCACTCCGACGATGGGAGCCAACATTAACGAAATGGTAAACAACGGAGTTAGCTACTGGTTGTGGGACTGCGCCGGAGATGATCGGTTCGCAGGGCTCGCAGACGGCTACTATCTCCAGGCCAACGGAGCCATCATCTTTGCCACATCCGAACAAAACGCCGCAGACTGGCTCATGAAACTTCGGCGTGTCTGTGAAACCATCCCGTTCGTGGTAGTAGATCCGGCTATGGATAGTGATGAAGGCGAGGTCTACAGCCCACACACAGATAGGGCGTTCAAAGATCTCGCCACGATGATGAACGTGAGGGCAGCTGAGCGTGCTGCCATTGCCGCCGAGAAACATGCGTACACAAAGCGTCAGCGGTCTACGGAGTAAACGTGTCTCTCTAACCATAACAAAGTCCCTACCGATATTCGGTAGGGACAAAACACCATACATGTGTAGATCATTGATAGTATAGCACATCATAACATTTATTATGCACGAACGCTATCATGGATCCGAGCAACCCACGTGTTGGTGTTAGGTGGACACGAGGAGAAGAAGCGCAACTAATAGCATCTATTACAGCCGGAAAAGACATTGAAGATATCGCGAAAGAACACGGGAGGAAAAGAGGTGGAATAACGAGTCGCCTACGGAGCATAGCAGGACATATGATGGAACACGGAGAAACCGTAGATGATGTATGCATAGCACTGCATATGCCACGTGAGATAGTAGAACGTGTGCAACAATATAGCGCTACTACGAAGAATAAACACGGTGTGCGTCCAGAGAAGGAAGCATTGGAAGTTCTTAAAGACATCAGAACGATACTTGTCCGTATCGAAGCGAGGCTATCTAATGATACACCTATTCACACCGCGCCTAACCAAATACAGTGACATACATTATTGATATACGATCTATACATGTATAGATCATAGTAGTTGTGTGTGCGCTAACGCTATCGCAATGGATGCCATTGCGTACAAGATCGTTTTTGTTGGCGACACGAACATGGGAAAAACAACATACTCCAACGCGATCTGCGATACCTCCGTCGAGCGTACGTATCCCACTTTGGGAGTGGACGTTCACATGTGCGTGATAGAGGGAGTTAGTTTTGCGATATGGGACTGCGCGGGCGATGAGCGGTTCGGGGGGCTCCGCGAAGGCTACTGGAATCAAGCACATGGCGCCATCGTTTTCGCCACGTCGGCAAGTCGCGCTGATGAGTGGATCGTGCATCTTCAGAGTGTGTGTCCTGGCATCCCAGTCGTGGTCATCAATCCTCATGCGGATGTGAGGGATGGTGAGATCTATAGTCCATACACACGAGACGCGTTTGAAACTCTCGTCCGGATGATCGTTTCAAATGATGTCGTTCAGCATTAGCGACGATCTACACACTACACACTAAACAATAAACACTACACACACTAAACACTACACACTAAACAATAAACACTACACACACTAAACACTACATACTACACACACTAAAGTCCTCACCGAATATTCGGTGAGGACAAACACCATACATCTACAGGTGATATTTCTTTAGTATCGCTTCCAGACGAGGTATATCTATAGGCTTGGTGAGTATAGCATCGTACCACTTAGCGTCTACTTCATCTATTGTTAGCGCGGTCATCGCTACTATTACGGGGACGTTCGCACCCCGTTTGATTATCTTTGTGGCTTCTATACCATCTAGCACTGGCATTCTAATATCCATGAGACATATGTCGTACTTATGGCTCTGTAGCTCATCTACACACTCCTTGCCATTCTGTACCCACGTTATGTTTGCGTTGGTGTATCCTATACTCCGTAGCATCTCTTTCATCATGAACGCGTTAATACTATTGTCCTCTGCTAGCAGTATGTGTACATCTTCCTGAGTAGGTAGCACGGAGTCGTAGGTTGTAGTTTTTGGTTGTGTCGAATCTCTGCGACTCTTGGATAGCGATCGAGCGATCGCAACCATTAGCTTGTAAGGCTTATTGAGTGGTATGTCTACATACTCATCATACAGTTCTGAGTTCACTCCTTTTTGAGCTATAGCTATCAGTGCAACGGATGGATATTCGTTCGACATATAGGTAGCAAACTCGTTCCCCACTTCGAAGTCTACTAAACATACACTGAATGGACACTCCGCTCCACTAGTACGTGAGATTTTAATGCGGTGTATAGCCTCATCTGCAATATCAAACATAGTCGGTCGCATTCTCCATTGGCACAGTATGTCGGTCAAGTACATGCGATTGGCTCTGTTCGAATCGAGTACTAGTATGTCTCTGTCCGTCAAGAGTTTACTGTACTTATTTAGCAGATCCTCCAACTTAAAAGACTCTGTGGACTCAAATCCAAACGAGAATGTACTCCCGCATCCATACCCATCACTGCTCACAACCATCTCTCCGCCCATGAGGCGTACGATCTCTCTCGAAATGGACAGTCCTAACCCAGCTCCATTCTCTTTCTGTGTAGATAGACTATTATACATGGAGAACACATATGGTAGCTCCTCTTCGATGATGCCTATGCCAGTGTCCACGATGGACACTTCTATGTAGTATGCCTTAGACATCGGAGCGTCATCGTCTACAACAGACACCAACTCCGATGTCACGACGATCTTAATCGTACCATCCTCTGTATACTTGATAGCATTGTATAGTAGGTTAATGAACACCTGGCGTAGTCTGGTGCTGTCACCTATTAGTTTTGTAGGAACTCCACTATCTATGTCGATCTCTATCTCGACGTTTCTCTCGCGTAGTTTAAACGACACTATGTCTACAGCTTCCGCTATGACTGTACGCAGATTATACTCAATCGCTTTGAGCACCATACGATTCGCTGTTAACTTTCCATAATCAAGAATGTCGTTAACAACATCCATCAAATGGTAGACCGATCCCTGAAGGATGTTCAAATAGTCTTTCTGTTTGTCATTAAGATCTCCCGCTGTCGGTATGAGCGACGTCATTCCTACGATCGAGTTGAGTGGAGTCCTAATCTCATGACTCATCATAAACACAAGTTCAGATCCGCTAACGAAGGGTTCCATCGGAGTGTCAGTTTGCTCATCCACCGGAGTGTCGCTTTGCTCATTCTCTGGAGTGTCAGTTTGCGACTCAGATAGAGATACACCAAAAGAGTCACTCTGCGAACCGTCTAGTGATGGGCTGTCAACTATTTCTTGCGGAGACATCTCTTCTTCTACATCTACACACGGAGGTATCTCTTCTTCTACATCTACACACGGAGGCATCTCTTCTTCTACGTTCAACGCATCGTCGCGTTTAATACTTTCGGAGAACACTCTGGCCGCAGAGAGTACCATTTCATTCGCGCGTTCATGCGCAGTGCGTCTCCGTAGCATCTCATCCACCACTACTCGTACGGTTCTTTTCCTGCGCTCTTCTCCTACCATGTATTCAAGCAGTTCCGTGAGAGGGTACATCTCTTCTATATCCTTCTGTCTGTACATCGTTTTTTGTCCTAGTAGTGACATCTGCCCGACGATCGTGTCGTTGTCGAACAGTAGTATACCACAGAATGATAGTTGTGGCGGCCACTTGGAGCAGATGGCCGATTTTGGTACTCTCTTGTCTTGTGCTATGTTGTAGGATATGATCACACGTTTCTTTATTAGTGGCTGAAGGAATATACCTCTCTGTGATAGTATAGGATTGTTCTCAATGTGTACCGATGACTGTGTAGCGAACGCTATACTCCGCATGCTACGTCCATTTTCTTTTACACACACGTCGGCCATCATACTCGATGTGTCTTTGCATATATATCGCAGTATGGCTATGATCGCTTCGTGAACATTCGAGTCGTATAGTGTTCTAAACTCTCTCACTGAATCTGCGTACTTCGTAGATCTGATAGGGATATAGTCGCTGACGCACACTGTACATCCATCGAATGTTTCTACCTGCATTATGAATCTCGCTAGAGATTTATAATTGTATTACTTCGTTGGGTTCAAAGTGTTTCGTTCCTCTCATCGTGTTAAACACAAGACCATCAGTGTATCCCAGATCAAGTGGCGTAGTAGGTATGCCATGAAAATCGTTAAGTATGCCCATATACATACGAACACGTTTCATAACATCTACATCGTTATGAGTAATAGAGTATATACCATTCACGATGTGTTTCTTAGGAATGCGAATACGGTACATGTTAGTTCCTCTCCAGTACGAGACCGTGTAGTGGTTGCTGTTCATGTTCACATGCCCGACGTCGAACGAACGCGATGCAAACTCTCTACATGACGATACTGTCATGCAGTAGATCATACGCACAGTTCCAAGCGTCCCGATCGTTCGCAGAGAGTGTGATAGTCTCTTCTTGTGTCTATACAGCTTAACACCAATCGCCACAAACGACACTGTGCTACTAATGACCGCGAATGCCAGACACCACATTAGTATATCACTGTACAGTTTTAAATCCACTCGTAAGGATTAGTCTCCCATATACTCTTCGCTTTCGCGTAGCCACCATTGAACATGTCTTTCCTATCTTGCGTGTCTATCGCGAAGTCTATCACACTAGTGTTATCTACGGGGATAGATACTACATAACATCTATCACTGAGTGTCTCAAGTCGCATACGTTCTATCTCTCCAATGGGAATGAACAGGAGTCGGTATAGATACGATGGTAGGTTATCCGGCGAGTGTGATGTTGTACTAGATCCGATCGTCGTTTTAATTCCCAGTATGCTGTTCCATTCGCCTTTTTTATCTACATACAGTATCGGAAAGTTATCTAATAGCCCTCCGTCCACATATAGCGCTCCGTTGTATGTGACACGTTGGAATACGAGAGGAAGGTTGCATGACATCTTTATCGCTTCTATACACGATAGCCCCGGGGAGTTCTCGTAGTCTAAGTACTCGGCCTTACCTAGTGTCGCATTAGTCACAGCGATGATTATCTTTTTGTTAGTCAAACGATACAACTCTTCCAACGTTGGTACTCTATCGAATCGTTTGCGTACTAGTATCTCGATCTGTGTAGCAAAGTCATCTATGTTAATGAACCCGAACGTCTTGAGTACATTAAACATCCCGGAGGCCGTCTTCATTAGATGCATCAGATCTATGGTGGACAAACGCGCTAGTACTTCTAGCGGAGTGTATCCACAGTTGAGTAGTAAGCACAGTACGCTCCCAATAGAACAACCGCAGTATGTCGTTATACTATCGAGCATTCCTTGTCCATGGAAGAACTGTACAGCCCCAAGTGTAGAAAATCCTTTTATACCACCTCCACTAATGACCAATGTGTCGAACATACTACTCTACTGTCGACTACTATTTAAGACGCTCTGCTGTTCTACGAACTGCTTATAGAACTCTGTAGGGTTTGGTATGCCTACTCTGGCAAATAATTCCACGGCACGCTCTTGTTTTACCTTCTTTGGTACTCGCTTAGCACGTGTCTTTGGTAGTAGTTTTTTAAGCGTTATTCCTTCATATTTCTCCAGATTCCTATTTTCCATATACTCTCTTAGGGCGAGTTCAAGTTCAGCACGACGTTCGCGCAGAGCTTTAGCCTCTATGTTTAGTCCTTTGATCGCCCGATTTATGCTAGCCAGCTCTTTAACGTACGCAGTACCTTCTCTATTCATTAGTGAATAGAGAAACATCCTTTAACCAGTTTTGGGGTCTGCCACAAGTATTCCATCTTCGGCAACCTGCACAAAGACACGATTGTGGTTAACATCTGGAGGACGCTTTGCTGTGATGGGAACGATTGCGATTTCGAGGCCGCAAGTAGTCGGATCCATGTTAATCTGTTCCAAAAACTCTGTGTAGTGGCGATTCATGAATCCCTGCCAGATCATCGGCGTAGTGTTCACTTTCTTCTTCTCCGAATAGTCAATGTTGCAACGTGCGTACCCCATTAATATGTACGTCGAATAGTTTTAAATGTTTTTAGATGTATACTTTCATACGGTCATCTATTCTTGCTCTACATGCCGGGCACGTGTCGAGTTTCTTAGAGCATTTCGAGCACGCTATGCAATGCCTGCACGGTATGAACACTGTACTAACTACTTCTTCGTAACATATGGCGCACGTCGTTATAGTGGCTGGCGTTCTTGCAGGAATCGGAATCATTTCAGACACTGCATGCATTGGTATGTTGTTACTGAACACAAGAGGCTCGGAGACCTTTCCACCAAAGTACATTACTCCCATGCCATCCATTCTGCCATTGTTGAAGTACCCTTCGTATGTTTTATTCCCGTTCATGTCGTATGTTATACCGCGTCCATGAAATCGTTCGTTCGCGAACAGCCCGGTGTACAGTGGAGTGTGTCCATCCATGTGGTAGTATGTCCCGTGACCATGAGCTCTGAAGTATAGATGGTTTCCTTCGTAGATCTTTGAATGATCTGTAGCGATCGGGGGTCGTGTAGTGCCTACGTAGATCGTTATCGTCGTAGATATATCACCAGCATCGTTGATAGTAAAGTGGCATGTTCCTCCGTATAGCGGAACTGTGTACTCGCCGCCACACGGCTTTCGATCTTTGAAGATCAGTTCAAACGGAGTGATTCCATCCAACTTTACGATCGTACGCCCATCAGGGACGTACGTCCCATCATTGATGATGTACGAGTGAGCTCTTCCATTTGCTGCGAACATCAGAGTGTCCATGTGCTCGTGTGTACATATCCACCTATCACAGGTCATGATGACCGTGCCAGCAGTCTTCCATCCCGCAGTTTGCATCGTTCCTCTGATAAACGTCCCATCCTTCCACTCTCCTTTGAACTGTTTATACGTCCCATACCCATTTGGAAGACCCTGCACGATGGATCCTTCATACCCCCGATCTCCATCATCTACGTACTGTATAGTACCAGTATACTTACGTTTCGACGATCCACTTCCCATCAGTATCTATAATGGTGTTCATTATAATACATATCAGTATATATACACACTACGTAGTGTGTATATAGAACGCATTTCACTCTACTCATCGACGTCGATGACGTCCTCATCAACATCCTCCTCCTCAACATCTTCCTCGACGTCCTCAGCGACGGCCTTAGCCTTGGGCTTGGGCTTGGGAGCGGCCTTAGGCTTTGGCGCTGCCTTAGGCTTTGGAGCGGCCTTCGGCTTAGGCGCAGCCTTCGGCTTAGGCGCAGCCTTTGCCTCCGGCTCTGCGGCCTCTGCCTTCGGCTTAGCAGGAGCCTTCTCACGGGTACTCTTGATCACGGTCTTGTACTCAACAAGGTACGATACCTCCTTACCGGTCTTCTTGTCCTTACGCGACACAGTGCGAGGAACATCCAGCTTTGAACGCTCACCATGGTACGTGAACTCCTTGGCATCCGATCCTTGAGTCATCTCCTTAATCGTGAACACAAACTCGCACGGCTCTCCATCGCGACAACGCTTCACGATCTGCGTAAATGCCTTCTTGCACGCCTGGCCAGGAGCACGACCTGCGTAGCGCCCTCCCTTATCACTGATCTTCGACACATCGATCGCGGGAATCACACTATCGGGTAGTAGCTTGAACGTACGAGTCTTAGTACTCTTCTCCGCGGCCTCAACAACGACGGCCTCTTCCTCTTCTACCTCGATCGGGGCGGGCTTAGCCTTAGGCTTAGGCGCGGCTTTCGTCTCGACTACGGCTGGCTTGTTAACAGCGGTGCGTGTTTGGCGCGGCATGTCGTACTATAATATGTATATGGTGTCTCTAAATAGGTTTATTCGCGGGGTTCATTCGAGCCACTGACTTTCGAATCATGAGTGTCATGCTATTCGTAGTTACGGATCGTTATACCTACTGGAAATCTGGGGACTCCTGTTGCCGTGAGTTCCTGAAAGCGCACAGTGAGCATAGAGCCCATGTACATAGTGTAGTCGTTGTACAGTTTCTTGCGGTGTTCGAGTGTCCCCCGTGGCCTACACGAGAACTGTGTTCCGTCATCCGTCTGACATATCCATACGACACACCCATCCTCATCCCCCTCTCCCTTAGACGCTCCGATGATTGGAAACTCTCTATCATCGAACTGTTTGTACTTGAGGAGTTGTGACGATCTATACTTTGTGTATAGACACGGTACAGCTCTAACGATCACTCCTTCGTATCCTTCGTGTATGAAACGTGTGTGATATTTCTGCACATCGTTTTCGTCGTGTGATTCGTAGTATGGAACGTACTTAATATATGGCGATCTGGTGTTCTTTTTCACATCGTCAAGTATTCTAAATCGCGTTTCCTGATCGAACTCTCTATTAAGATCCACTAGATCGAACACGTGATACTCGATGTACATCTCTTTCTCGTGTGGTGTGTTTCTTACTGTACGACAGCATGCCGATACTGTATTAAATCGATCTATACCATCCACATTACTAGACGGAGACATATACAGTTCTCCATCTAGCACTATGTTGTTATAGTTCGGTTGTAGGAGCAGTTTCTTAACAGCGTCTTTGATATGCGATAGAAACACGAACTGCTTACTGTTGCGGGATGTTAGCACGATATCGAACCCCTCGGCAGAGAACACATTCTTCTGCAGACGCGCGATACACCTCACTCCGTCGAGTTTGGGCTGTATGTACACGCCAGTATCAAAGTCGACATACTTGTCTCTCTTCTCCAGATACTTGTGAGCGAGCATGGGGAGTATAGCTACTTCTACGTGGTCTGATGTGTTCTTTTCACTTCGATCTTTCGTAGTCTCCGATTTCGTTCTGTTCATCACACCGTGATTATTACCGTTCTGAGCATTCTTCTCTCTTATTACTCTTTCATATAGCAGGATGCCTTCGGCATCCTTAGGTTTGTACCCTTTGTCGAGACGAGACGCCCATTCTCGTTTGCAAACGAGTATGGCCTGTTCTTCTGCCGTACGATGGTTGGATCTTCCGACGTTCGTCTCTGTCGCAGTACGACCAACAGGCTCTCTCATCTTACCACCTACTTCTCCGAACTGGTGGTACGAGCATATACCTTTCGCCCATGTTCTCCATTCGATAGTTTTACCCGTCTTAGTAATGTTGTACAGTGGAGGGAACTGCATATCGAAAATACCACTCTACGAGAGTGTAGAGGTGCTGTTACTTTCAATATTAAGGAGTAACGAATCTGTTATAGAGATGACATATGACGGCTACTCACGACGTATTCAGAAGCACATGGCGGATGAACTACAGAGGATCTTCTCGGCGGAAGATCCAAACACCATACAGTATATGGAAGTGGGACATATACTATCTGATATGAAAACGATGAACGATCGAATCCTACATGCTGAATCTCCGCGTGTTCTCAACGATGAATCTCCGCGTGTTCATGCTAGTATGATTCCGACAATTAACGATTTTGGTATAAATATAGGAGCAATGTTGGGGCACGCGCTATTTGGTACAGGTGGAGACGATCCAGTTATCGTCTCTCTTCCGCAGTCTACTAGAGACGCGATGGAAACTGGTATATATGGCGTCGGCGTAGACGCCGACGAGGAAGACATGTGTACGATATGCAGGATTCCATTCGAACATAATAATGTTGTGACAACCACTAAGTGCGATCATATGTTTCATAAGAGATGTATAGATCGTTGGTTCTCCACTTCTGTCAGATGCCCAAACTGTCGCGCTGACCAGCGCGACCTATAGATCATTACTCAGTACGAGTAATGATACCTACGCATATTAGAATCACTCATCGTCATCCTCAACGACAGGCGGCTTTGGCTTCCGCGTCTTAGGCTTCGTCTTTGGCTTAACCACCACTTCCTCTTCATCCTCATCTTCTGTCACTACTTTTGGCTTCGCCTTCGCCTTTGTCTTAGTCTTAGTCTTGGTGGTCTTTGCAGCAACGATGTCCTCATTCGGATCTGCAGTCGATTCTGGAGTGCTACTATCGGCCTCATCTCCGTCGCCGAGTAGCTCTGCAGGATTTGGCTTACGTCGTTCGCGTGATGCCAGTAGCTCAGCCTCTTCCTCATCGACTTCACCATCGTCCTCTTCGATAGGAGCAGTGTTCTCTGGAAGAAAGCGAGGGCGAGTAGCATTCTTAGGTACAAAGTTAGCCTCCGATAGAAGACACTGTGCAGATGCTCCCTTATCACCATCGAAGTAGACCCATGAAATGAGCACGACTGGAGTAATGTCTCCCCACACGTTCAGATACTTCAGAGGGTTTACGAGCTTGTCTCCAGGACCACGCATCGTCGTTAGCATTCTGCCACCATTCTTCTGCGACTGCCAGAGCTTGATGTACCACTTATATGTCTTCGTGGGATCGATGACCTTCTTGAGCTTGTTCTTAGGGTACTTAGGATCTTGCATCATGCCTGGCTTAATGAGATCTTTTACCTTGCGAGAAAGGAGCACTTCGTTGTCGATCACATCTTCGAACCCAGTTCCAAGTTCCGCGGCGTTCTCGATAACATAGTCGCGGAGACGTTTCTTGAAACCTTCGTTCAGAGTGAAGATGGCCTTCTCCTCTTTCGTTGGCTCATCCTTCGTCTCTTGTGATGTCACGCTATAAGCAACCTGGTACTTCCCGGTGACGGTATCGGGAGTCCTCTCTTTGCCGTACATGTAGATCGGACTCACACCAAAGCAGAAGTTCGTGGGCAGAACGACGAACAGATTGCTAGGAGTACCATCGTCATAAACGTACTGCACGTCACACTTAACGAAGTTGCCGGTGTCTCCTTCGACGATCTTAGGATCACTGAATTGCAGACGAGAGGGATCGAAATCGGTTACGTGAATAGCAGACATACTGAGGGAACTGCCTCTATATAGCAGCAGTGTTATATAGCATCAATATTGCGATATAAAGTCTGCACACACATCGATAGTATGGAAGAGACCGCCAGATCGCGAACGCTACGGCTCGCTCTCGATGGCATAAACACAAAAGACTACACTGCTGCATTTGATCTACTATGCACTATGCGATTCGGCGCCCCCAATGAGTGGGAGGAAGAGTCCCACGTCATATATAGCAAACTACTACGTGTCGTTAATGTTGGGCGTATAGACGTGAGCATGGAGTGGTTAGTATCTCTCATAAATGAGTATGGCGAACACATGTATGCCAACCAGGTGTACTATGAGATCGGCATACTATTCATGACGTCCAGATTTAAACGTGTCGATCTAGCGTTCTACTACTTCTGTAAATGCATCGTGTCGACCGATGTCAAGTATAGAGGTGTTAAAGGAGGAGGGTTTCACTTCACAGCGTCTATGATATCTGATATGATAAGTCCCGGAGGCCGTGGTGTTAAACTCTGCGGATCGTACGATGTGATATACGAAGCGCTAGTCATACTACTTGAGGACTTGCGTAGTCAGAACACGTTTGGTATCGATTCGGATGCGATCGCTGCGTACGCTCCTATGTTCATACTCAACAACGCTAACCATCCTTTCGTAGTGGAGTTCGATTCATACTTCTATGATAGCAATAAGCCTACTATTAACTATGAACTTGCTGCAAAGTCCATACCTTCGCTACTATGCAGATCGCTATCCAAAGTATCGTTCAGACGCCCAGTTCGTATGGAGCTGTTTCTACTCGCGATTAGAAACTATGTTCTACGCAACTATAGTACAATAGGTATGGATGATATCACTCCATTCCTCATGTGCATGGCGTGCCAAGAGTACATAAACGGAGGACTACACCCTCCAAATAAAGAAGAACTCGCGATTCTGCAGAGTCTAAATAGCCGTCTGATGTTCGAAAGCTATGGTATCTATGGAGTGGGTACAAACGATACGAACGATGTTAACAGAGATCTACATCGTATGATGGTAGTCGAACCTGCGATCGAAAAAGAGTACATCAAGATCATAGAGACTGACGAAATACAGGACGCCACGAGCAGAATGGTAGCCAACCAGTACGATGAAGATCCGTATCCCAAGTGGCTCGGGTTCCATACCTTCGTGCATAGCGATGCTATTAAATTCTACGCCGCTAACGACGTTCCTTATATACCAAGTACATCCGCTAACCTAACACATCCGAACATCCTGGTAGCAGGATGTGGAACTGGTAAAGATCCGCTATCTCTGTGCCATGCATTCGGCAACGAATGCCACATAGACGCTATAGACATCAGCATTCGGGCTCTGTCGTATGCCTACAGACGTACGAAGGAGTATGGGCTACTGAATACGATCGACTACAGACAGAAAGACCTGCTCACGCTCTCGTGCATTAATAAGTATGACATAATAAGATCGTGTGGAGTGATACACCACACAAAAGATCCAGAGTTGTCGCTCCGTAAGTTGGTGAACGCTCTTAAGCCCGGTGGACTACTATGCTTAGGTGTGTACTCACAACGATCTAGAGATAGACTACATGAGATCGCGACACGGTACAATATAGATCGCACGGATAGGAGCAGATCTAACATAGTAGCGTCGCACAACCTGCTCATAGAGAAGGCAAACACGAATGGAGATCTTGAGATCCTTGTGTTCGGAGACGTACACAACTACTCAATGTTTAGAGATCTCATGTTTCATGTACAGGAACGTGGATACCCTCTTGAGTGGTTCAAATACGTGGAGACGGAATACGGTCTCACATTTCTTAACATGCAGAATAGAACATCTAGCACAAAAACACTAGACGAATGGATCGCTATCGAGACTACTCCTTCGGAGTGGGAACGTCATCTTGGATGGGGTCTGTATACAGCTTGGTTCATAAAGAGATGATTCACATATATGCATATGGCATATATGAATGTAGTAGAGTGCTACGCACTACGTAGTAGAGAGTGCTACGCACTACTCGAAGATGTGGCGGCTAATTCTCTCATACGAGAGATTAATTGCCTTAGCAACGCCGGCGGTGTCCATAACACCAACATAAGGGATCAGATTCACATCGTTTGTCAGAGCGGCCGTGGTGGCTACCAGATCCCCGTCCACGTAGAAACGAGCCTTGCGTGCAGCGTCTATGGCGATACGTAGATTGTAGAACGTGTTAATAGCACACGACTTGCCAGTCGCAGTACTCGTATCCGTCCCCCCGATCGAAGACACGGCAGTCCAGACGGCACCGACGGCAGAATCGTATCTGAAGAAGACCTGATCGTTGTCAGTCGCGATAACAGGTGTGTTAGTAAGCTTGAGACCAGCCCAGATGGAACACGCAGTGATAGACGCTCCAGTGGCAAGCCCACACTCCCACACCACCTGGTTCTCCGTCCCCCACAGAACTTGCGCCCACGCCGACTGGCTTGCATCCAGATGAGGAAGTACGATCACCTGATCGTTCGCGTTGCCGGCAGTCGTCAGAGTGATAGCAGCGCGAGTAGCTGAGAACGTGCTACTCGCCGATGTGGCGTTGGTACCCAGAAGTTCAAATTCTGTGGACGCGATCATGCGGGTAGCCTCTGCAGCATTCTGTACGTCTGCGTTGAGGCCAGGCTTACGCTTGAAGAACTCCTCGAGCTGGTAGCGCTCTGGGGCAGAAGAGAGCCAAGTGCTATTGCCAAGCACAACACCATTGGGGGCGTCTAGAACTAGTGTTCCATCGCTGACAATTGCCGTTTTTACGTTGAGTGTATCCACTGACGCATTCTTGTTGCGGGCATCACGTCTGAGTCCAGCATTGTATACACTCGACATGTTATCTATTACCAATATGTAATAAATAATAAAATATTTCGTAACAAGTATACATCCGCATTGTGTACTACGTAGTAGAGTGCTCCGCACTACATATCACATGTACTACGTAGTAGAGTGCTCCGCACTACGTAGTAGAGTGCTCCGCACTACGTAGTAGAGTGCTCCGCACTACGTAGTAGAGTGCTCCGCACTACGTAGTAGAGTGCTCCGCACTACGTAGTAGAGTGCTCCGCACTACTCGAATACGTGACGGCTGATCTTCTCATATGACAGATTCAGAGTCTTGACAAACGCGGCAGTGGTCTGTATGCCAACGTATGGTATGAGATTAACGTCATTGGTCAGGGCAGTTGTAGTAGCGACTAGAACGTTGTTTATGTACATCTTCGCGATACGAGCCGCATCTATTACAACTCTAAAGTTATAAGTCGTATTAATGGCGACCACGACGCCGGTATTCACCTCGACATCAGTCCCTCCGATCGAGTACACTGCGTTCCAATTAGTGTCGACACCCGTCTCGTATCTGAAGAAGACCTGATCGTTGTCCGTGGCGATCACGGGTGTGTTAGTAAGCTTGAGACCAGCCCACACGATTTCGGCCGCGATCGTTGTACCGGTAGCAACACCACACTCCCACACTACCTGGTTCTCCGTCCCCCATCCGATCTGAGCCCACGCCGACTGGTTAGCGTCTAGGTGAGGAGCAATGATAACCTGATCATTAGCATTAGCATCTGTCGTGAGCAACACCCCGCCTCTCGTAGTTGAGAAAGTGCTGTTTGCAGACACGCCGTTAGTACCAAGTAGTTCAAAATCAGAGTTAACTATCATGCGCACTGCTTCATTAGCATCCTGTATGTCAGCGTTAATACCAGGGTTGCGTCTAAAGAACTCTTCAAGTTGGTAACGCTCTGGGGCAGAAGAGAGCCACGTGCTATTTCCGAGTACAATGCCGCTCGGAGACGTAAACTGTAGGGGAGTGTCGCCATTGCACGCGATGCGCTTAACATCCAGTGTATCTACTTTCGAGTTAGCATACCGTGCATCACGGCGTAGTCCTGCGTTGTGGTAGGCCATTATATTATAAACTTACAATAATTGTGAGTTTATTTATTCGACCGTTTGCCGACTTATCTTCTCGTAGTGAAGATCCATGGTCTTCGCTCCACCAGTCGTCTGAATACCTACGTATGGGATGAGATCTACGTCGTTCGTTAGCGCAGTAGATGTCGCTACTGGAGTAGTGCTATTTCCGATGAACATCCTGGCCACTCTGAAACTATCGATCTTGATACTTAATATGTACTGTTGTGTCGTTACAACCTCATGTCCAGTATCCGTCTCCGTATCCGCGTTGCCTATCGAATACACAGCATTCCAATTCGTATCGACACCAGCCTCGTATCTAAAGTAAACCTGATCGGCGTCCGTAACGATCGTTGGAGTGTTAGTGAGTTTGAGTCCTGCCCATAGTATGACTCCAGCCACGGATGCTCCAGTAGATATGGAACACTCCCATATCGTTATGTTCTCCGTTCCCCACCTAACCGTCGTCCACGCTGTCTGGTTAGTATCGAGATGCGGAGCTATAATAACCTGATCATTAGCATTTGCAGCCGTCGTAAGAGTAACACCAGCACGGGTTGCAGAGAACGTCGTATTAGCAGTCACAGCGTTGGTTCCCAGTACTTCGAAATTACGATTAGCGATTGCTGCAACCGTAGTGTTAACATAGTCTATCACGTCGGCGTTAATACCGGGTTTCTGAGCAAAGAACTCTTCGAGGTAGTATCTATTTGGACTACGATTGAAATGCATAGCCACGCGCACTTCGTCGTCTCCGCTGAATATGACATTACTTCCCAAACTGGGTACTACGACAAAATCGGAACCGTTATACGCTAGCACACACGAAGGAGTCGTACCAAAGGTCAGATATGCATAATCCGCGAAGTTAAGTGAGTTAGCCGACGCGTCCCATAGCACGTCGCGCGTTGCGGTAGCCCCGTCGAAACGAACGTCGGTCGCCACGTTCGCTCCAAAGCTGACTGTGTCGTTTGCCGTAACGCCGTCGATGTTGAGTACGGTGTCCTCAAATTCGAAGTTAACGCCTAGACTACCAGAACCAAACTTTAGAGGCTTGGACAGACTGTCCACAGCGAGATTCTTGTACCTACCATCTCTCATAAGACCACTGTTGTAAGTCATTATAATTGCGATATCATAGTTTATTTTTATTTATGATACACGATGTCTATTCGTTATACGTGGCAGTACCAGACGAGGAACAGCATATGATATCTGTCTGTGAACGTAGATAGTACCGTGTTCATAGCACTGCAACTGCTCAAAGAACACTGGTAGTATCATCGCTCTCGCGTACTTTTTCATAAGCATACTGTACGCTTCATGTATAGAGATGTTATTGTGTTTTGATAGATACGCCGTTATGATACATGCCGTTCTACACCTGCCATGGACACAGTGTACATAGATCGGATCGTTCTTCTGTATAGCGTCATCTATGTACGAGACACATTCGTCCAACACATCGTATATGTTCTCATTCGCATCGTCCGTTATGCGCACACGTTTGTGATCGATAGACACAACGTCCGCTGTGTCGTCGTAGCATAGCGACAGCACATGCTTAATTCCGTTATGTAGAAGAAACTGCGAGTTGGATGCGTACTCTATACCACCAGCCCAGAGGTTTGGTACCACTTCAATCGGTTCCATTATTGTATGCTACGCCGAAAATTAATAGCACTTCCACCATAGAAAGCTTGAGGGCGTTTGCTGATGATCAATCTTAGTGCGTCATTCATACTTAGGTTTGTTGTCTTTACAAGATATGCCAATACACATATAGCACTGCGCTGTATACCGGCGTAGCAGTGTACCAACACACTACCTTTGTCGAGCACTCTATTCTTATATATGAACGATACTGCGTGCGGGATGTACATCTTCATTCGTCGTATTTCATCCTGTGACAGGTCGTCATCTACAGGTATGCGCATATACTCTATATCTGGGAATGTGTTCTCTATGTCCTTCGTACAGTTGAGTATCGCTGTGATGTTGTTCTTTCTCATGAACTTTCTGTCTCTTGATGCATTACCACTCCCGAGCCATAACCTCGGAAGTATCTCGTTGTACTCTGCCCCCATTATATCACACATGTGATATAAATACTCTCAAATACTCCAGTCTATGGGTTCCATTCCATACAGTTCCAATGCCGCATTCGTCTTAGAGAACGGCTCTGTGCCGAGAAATGGGACTGTGGTGTTAAGTGGACTTGGGTGTCCTCCTGTAATAACCGTATGAGTCTTTCCGATGTACGATCTGTACTTTCCAGCGTTGGCTCCCCACAGTATGAAGACACAGTGTGGAACTGTTCTATTTATATATCTCACGATGGCATTTGTGAACGGTTCCCACGCCGTCTTGTGGCTATTAGGAGAATTATGCACTACAGTTAGCGCTGTGTTAAGCAGTAGCACTCCCTGTTTTGCCCAACGTCGTAGATTGCCACTATTTGATGCTGTGAACCCGTCGCTAACGAGTTCTTTCTTAATAGTGCGTAGTGATGGTGGGATCTTCACTCCTTTCGGAACACTAAATGCGTACCCATGTGCTTCCCCGTCGTTATGGTACGGATCTTGCCCGATTATAACTACGTGCAGTGCTTTGATCGGAACATCCTCCAACGCTCGATAGATGTACTCGATGGGTGGGTGTATAGTGTTCCCTTCGTCTACGGATCTCTGCACTATACCACTCGCTTCTTCGATCTCGTCAGCGCACGACGCAAAGAACTCACTCCAGCCATTCGGAGCATAATCTTCTGTGTACTCACTGATAGTAGTGTTACTATACGACATTGGCTCGTCGTCGCTCTCACTCGTCGTTTCCATAGCGTTCGCAACACTCTCCTCCACGGGAATCTTAGCGATGTTATACACTCTGAAAGCTACATCTCTGTGCACTAGCATAGTCTCCATGATACCGTTTATGTACAGATCGTCGTCGCGTTCGTTAACGAACGCGACGCTCTTGATGTTCTTCTTATTGAGGAGTCCTCGAAGTGCCGATGCGAACAGCGAGACTACATTCGTGAGTGGGTCATCTGGTGTCTTCATGGCTAGTATGTTGGCTACATACTTATGGCCACTAGTCGTGGTGACTTTGGTAATAGTGGTCGTGCCGAGCGACATCTTCTTGGGCTTTGCGGATGGGTACCGAGTAAACATACTACTCTCAGCGTTCTCCGCGAAGACATGAGCCACAACTCTCTCTGGTGCTAGTTCCATGACATTCTCGATAGTGGTATGTTCACCCACTATGTTGGCCATAGCATCACGCAATCGCATCTTGTCATTCAACTCTACTCGCATTGTGTTAATATCAAACTCTAACACGTGTAGAGCGTTCATGGTACACACTCTATGAGTAGTACTCACATGCTTATATATCAATTTATAACCGCGTCTTACATGCTAGACAGCATGCGTATGTACCTCACCAGATCGATCTTCTCCTCGGCATCCGTGAACTGTGTCTTGAACTCGGCGATGTTCTCTTTTGTCATGGGGAGTTTAACATATTTTATGTAGTACAATGCGGCGACTATCATCTCCGCATTGTATCGTTCTACATCTGGCATGTCTCTAACGGAAGCGAAGAAGTTCAATCGTTCTTCAATATCCGCGTCTCTTAACTCTCTGTAGTACGTACCTGCGTTCGCTGTCAGTATGGTGTTCATCTCCTGCAGAAACTTGTCTTCTTCTGTCTGTGCCGATCTAGTTCCAGCGCCTCCAGTCCCTCCTATGAGTCCTTGCGCTCCAGTGCGTTCTATGTCTTTCATAGACTTTGGGTGTTTCTTAGTATCCGTTTCGCTCTCATACCCTTGTGGAGATCCCGGCTCACTGCCATAGTCCTGCTCCTCGCCTCGTTCGGATCCTTCATCATAGTCGGACATGTTACATTACACTTCAATAAGTTTAATGCGGTTTATTGTCATATGTGATAATAAAGATGGAACCATACATAGGAGATATATCTACTGGCTACTGGGTGAAGGGTGTTCCATATAGGTTGGAACATGCTTCGCGGCTCTACGAACGACCTGTTGTCACTGCGCTAAACTCAACGTGTAGTAACATGAACGTTATGGATATGTTTGGAGAGTACCCCAAAGAAAGTGGTTCTTTTCCCACCGAAGGACTGTACATGGAAGGACGCCACTTCTATAGAACGGCTGGAGTAGTTAACGACGGCGAACTACCACAAGAGAATGAGATAGAGCCGATGGCTCTCAATGTGTCTCCATACTACACGTCACTATACCAGGCCTACGAAGAGACATATCTAATGTACCCTCTCATATGCAAGCCGAGAGATCTTAAGAGACCGATCGACATGAAGTTCCTCAATAGTATCAGATGCACTCCGTCGTGCGATGGAGTGTGTACGACCATTGGCTCTAAGATCGCTAAATCGCTCATACGTATAGCCTCTACACGTATATTTGCCAACCCATGGCAGAGCATCATGGAACCAATCGTTAATAGTATAGATGCCTACAGCCCAAAGTCCAAAGTGGGTAAGTTTGGTATGGGGTTCTTCTCATTTCTGTACTGGCTCATAGGACATCCTACGAGATACTTGGACGTAGTTAGCTACACTGTCGAAGATGGAACTCCAACTACGTTCAAAATACGTATACAGGACAGTCCAAATGGACTAACGTTTAATCTTCGTGTATACGACTCGTCCGTCCGTAGGACAGGTACCTCTATAACGTTGGAATGTGCGCTTGATAGTATGGACTATAAAGATTTAGATAGTGCGCAGGACTACATCGGTAAGTTGTCGTATGTGACAGACGCTTCTATATACGAAGGTGTTAAATACACTGTTAAGGTCACAGAGGACTCAACATCCCCCAATCAGATATTTGTACATGTTGCTCGCGATCGCATACATATAGAAGACTATGCTACTGGCATTCCGCTTAACGTCGTGTTCTCAAGTCTGTTCATACCAAGTGTATCCACTAAGATGATACGATCGCATGCTATAGATCGTGGATGGAAAAACACATCACGAGTGGTATCATCTACACGTCTACCAACACGCGAAACATCGCTCCACATAACAGTATCGAATATAACAGTGGTGAGCATTATGGTCTCGACTGAACATTCGTTTGTGGAAACGATAGTGCTAACTATGCCACCCAACACCAAGCTTCCCGTATCGAGAGATGACATCATACTAACAGAGGACACAATACCCGCCATGCACGAAGGGCTGAACATGGTAATAGAACATCTCGCAGTTGTAAGCAGAGACGTCTCCGTTCTACAGTCACTGCTAGAGAAGTACATGACCAAGACCTCTGTGCATACCAACATAGAAGTGATGTCTAATCGTCTCGCCTATATGAACGACAAGTATGAGAGCCAATACGTCATTCCAAAGTACAACTCATTGTATAAAAACCTGTTTAAGGATCGTACTGAGGCGGTCATAATATCTAACTACAGTCTCGAGACCAAACTCACCAAGTATCTCGACGCTATAATAGAACACCCCATTACTGACATGTTCTCCGGTTACAGAGTCGTAATAGTGGAGAGTGGTGATAATATTCCAGACATATCGAACGGAGGGACTGAGTCGTACATGTTCATTAACCAACGGTACATAGATAGCCTCGGGAGCGATTGGGTAGTTAAAATATCTCTATCTCACTACACTAATCGTCTCGTGTCCGATAAAGAAGTGGAAAAGACGCGCCACGGAAAATACATTGCGATGATTTCCACCGCATTACAAGGGTCGTATCGTGATGACAAGAAAGCGATCATGATGGACATACTTAACAGAGACTCATTAGTTCATAGTACATTTGAAAAGTCATCGTACGAAAAGTCGTTCGAAGGAACGGAGAGTGAGATCGAACGCGCTGACGTTATATTCGATCGAATGTATAGACTGTGTATCATACTGGACGATGCTGTGTTTGGTATGAACATACCTTCCCCAATTAACATCCTCCGCCACTACATACTATGGAACGTGTACTTTGACAGTGAGCCTCGCAGTGTCATATATTCAGATCTACTGTACAATGAAATGACTCAAAAGCTTGCAAAGCTTAAGACCGCTCGTAAGGACTATGGTGTGGGTTTCTCGTCAGTCGTGGAGGGAACTTACGCCAGTATCAATTATAAGAAAAAGAGAATCATACACCCACACATGAGACGTATGACATATGAGATGATGAAACTGGTCATTCGCGGCATTCTACCTACACATGCATACTACACATTTCCATCGATGACGGATAAGATACTACTACGTGGTGGTCTATTCCTCAGAATGCCTCTGCACTACAATCGAATCTCAACGAGCCTAGAACCGATAGAGTACATGTGTTCACTGTGCAGAGATGGCATGGAGTATCTCATGATGTCTATGGTTCTGTCTCAACTTCACAATATACGTCCTTCCTCGTTCTGGTACGATCTCTCCAATGACATAGTTAAGCACATCTATGACGAAATACGTGCTGACTCGTCTATAATGGATGCTATGAGAGTAGCACACACATATCTATGGTTCTGTAACGACGACATTATGATCGCAAAGTCTATGACGATTGCTAACCTCATACACGCAGCGTTCTTTAGCAAACAAGAACACACTGTTCGGTATAGCCCGACAGTTTTCGTCCCAGCAGAGAAAGTGTTCACGCGACTATCAGACGTGATAAACGAGGCGTTCGTTAACGATTACACCAACTTCTTCGATCTTATGGAAGCGTCCACTGACAAAACATCTTCCGTCGCTAAGAACTTCCAGTTAATAGAGATCGCAGTTAACGAGGGTACTACGAAGCCGTTCTATCAGGCCGTAATAACAGAACTCGTGCAGAACTCGGTAGATGCGATACGCGAGTTTAAACCCAAGGACATCAGACTGTCGGTCGAACTCGCTAGAGACGAAAACACACTACACCTCAGTGTCACTGATAGAGTTGGCATGACGTCATCTGCACTCATCTCGCTGAGCGTTCCGTTCTTAAGTGGTAAGACTGCATCTGAATTGGTAACCGGAGAGATGGGGAGCGGTTTCTTCAACGTATACAGAGACAGCAACTCTGTAGTAATCATTACCAAAGATCCTAACACAAAAGATGTGTACAAGATCTCCGATTCCCCAATAAGGCAGGACGGACGTGTGGTAGACATAGTTAGAGCGGTTGGGATAAGTGACATAGGTGTAGACGGAACAACAGTCACTGTGACTAAGACATACTCTAATATGAGAACGTTGGAGGCCGATGTAGAACTCATTCACACATACGTCCGCAACATCATACGACCTATAGATCTTCCCATAGAGTACAACGGCATTCCGTTGGGCATAGACCGCGAACAAGTGTACGAGAATAAATACTTCAAACTCATACATGTCAGGTATGGGTACATACCATCGTACATATACACAAAAGGCATACCGTTCGCAGAGATGACTTCGTACATAAGTGATAAGAACATCCTAACAAAAGATCTCGTTAGTGCTCTTAACGGTGTGATAATAGATGTCAAACACTCTGCGTACATACCCGTGCAGTCGCGGACTAGTATAATTATGGATAAGGACGCGCTGAAATCTTTCATAAGCATATTACAACTAGCATGCTACGTGTCTATCATACATCAGATCGCCGACGGAGCGTATGACGGCAGAGTCCCTATAAGCAACTACACATCTAAGACGAGACCGGCCGACGCTCTGCCGAACATCCGGTTCGCAGATACCTACGTGTCTATAAAAGATATGGTAGAGAACTATACGGGAGATATAAATAAGAAAATCTCTATTGCCATGACGATCGCTAGGTGTACGTCTTTCATAACGACTCGGGAGATCCCCCCAACACATGCAGATCTCGATGAGTTCATAGATAGGCTAGTCAAGCACACATACGACGCAGAGATCGCGGATAGCGTCGCGGGCATAGTTAAAATGTGGTTCGAATTCAAAGATCTATCACCCCGTGAAGAACAGATCGCTGTGAAGAAAATAAAGGTTAATGTTGGAACTGCAGATCCAGCATTCAGAGACCTATCGAACGTGCTGACAAAGTGGGTAGAGGCATACTGGACGGTTGGAAAACGTCTCGGAATAGTAGGAATCGCGGGTGACCCTCCCCCGGTAGTAGTGTCGGTAGAAGACGAGAAGTACGATGGTATGTACAGACGCACCACGAACACTATACACATACGGAACACTATACCACTACTCACAGCAGACTCTTCCGCTCATGGAGCATGGATAGTAAAGATACTTGGTAGTAAAGACATAAAACTCATAACGAAGTCTCTCGATAGAACACTCGTCGGGCATACGGTCGAATTAGCCTTCCTTATGGCGTTCACAAATCCCGCTGCGATACTCATTCACGAACTAGAACACGCCAGAGCAAAGACCGAAGAGACGGCTGGTACTCACAACGATCTGATGCTTCGTATAACTGAAAAAGATGCAGAGCGATCGTACTCATACGACGAGCGATGTAATGAGATATATGCTCAAATTTTAGCTGGAGGGTTGTATGATGTATTGTTTTCTATACTCTGACCGATCGTATACGCCATAACTATAGCGTGTTGCTATAGTTAATAAACACACCACAGAGCGGTCACACACGATCGATCTCAGATATACGTTATGTTATACTTTGGAGTGAGAGACGTACGGACGCCCGTTGATATGAAAAATTAGGATTATGACGCCGTAGGTGACGGGCTACGCCCGTCACGACTCTGATAACTATAGGCTATAATTCCATGCACGCTACGAGTAGCGTGTTGTTATATTTAATCGTTCTTCAGACTCCGCCATATATGTGCCGCGTTTTCGCTTGTGAGATCGATATGTCTCTGACTAGTTACACGATTGTGAGTTTATATGTAAGCACACTACTTATCGTAGTAGAGCTTTATGATCTCTACGAGTTCTATATGATCGTCTCTTTCAATGCGTTCTATCTGTTTATCGATCTCATTCAGTAGAACTGGCAGGCGCTTCTCTATCTTAGGATTCTTCCACTTTCCGCGTTCTCTATAACCGTCTGGGTTAAACCGTATGAAGATCCAGTTCCCACTATGTATCATATAAAGATCGCTGTATCTATCTTCTTCATCTTGCTGGTCATATCCACGATGCTGACGTTCGTCTGTCTCGACAGCGATCATTGTGCTTCCTATGAGCATCCTGTGATCTATTCGTCTTCTATGTGTACAATCGCAGTGTCCTGTGTACATGACAGTGTCGTGTATAAAACCCTTTCGGTGTTCGTTTAAGAAGTTCCTCACTTTTGTCTCATGCGACTTGACACGAAGGACTTCAGATCGAGAATCTGTAGGGAACACATGTTTGAAACAGGTAGCACAGTACCCGTCATACTTCTTGCAGCCACTCCTCGAGTCTGGCCACTCCCGGCAGTGAGGACATCGTTTACCACCTCCATGCGCTATACAGAGATCCGTCGCTCCTATCGCGGATCTAGTACACTCAGCTACGGAACATCTCTTACCACCTCCATGTACTACACAGAGATCCGTTGTTCCTCGAGCGGATCTGGTACACTCAGCCATGGAACATCTCTTACCACCTCCGTGTGCTACACAGAGATCCGTTGTTCCTCGAGCGGATCTGGTACACTCAGCCATGGAACATCTCTTACCACCTCCGTGTGCTACACAGAGATCCGACGTACCTCTCGCGGATCTGGTACACTCAGCCATGGAACATCTCTTACCTCCTCCATGCGCTTTACAGAACGCTGTCGCGCCTACAGCAGATTTAGTACACTCAGCCATGGAACATCTCTTACCTCCTCCATGCGCTACACAGAACGCTGTCGCTCCTCTCGCGGATCTAGCACACTCAGACACTGAACATCGCTTACCTCCTCCATGCGCTTTACAGAGATCCGTAGCGCCTGCAGCAGATTTAGTACACTCAGCCACGGAACATCTCTTACCTCCTCCATGCGCTACACAGAGATTCGTTGTTCCTATCGCGGATCTAGTACACTCAGCTACGGAACATCTCTTACCACCTCCATGTACTACACAGAGATCCGTTATTCCTTGAGCAGATTTAGTACACTCAGCCACGGAACATCTCTTACCTCCTCCATGCGCTACACAGAGATCCGACGTACCTCTCGCGGATCTGGTACACTCAGCCATGGAACATCTCTTACCTCCTCCATGTGCTACACAGAGATCCGTCGCTCCTTGCGCAGATTTAGTACACTCAGCCACGGATCATCGCTTACCTCCTCCATGCGCTTTACAGAACGCTGTCGCGCCTACAGCAGATTTAGTACACTCAGCCATGGAACATCTCTTACCTCCTCCATGCGCTACACAGAACGCTGTCGCGCCTACAGCAGATTTAGTACACTCAGACACGAAACATCTCTTACGCATGTTGTTAGTATCTACTACGCTAACGTTGTAGTAGATACGATATTCAATATCAATCTGAGATCGGCACCATAGCGTCATGTGTGAGTGATGAGATTTTGGACTAGTTATAACAACGCGTTACGCACTTGCGATGTAAGTGTCTTCCGGAACACTATTCGTAATCCGGAATCATCTACTATAATATCAGGGTGTCCTAACTCTTCATGGAACTAATAAACACACTGCACACACGATCGATCTTAGATATATACGTATGTTAACTCTTTGGGGTGGGAGGCGTACGGGATATGCCCGCCATGACCTGATAGTTATAATTCCACTCACTCTGCGAGCAACATGCGTGCTTACATGAAAAGATACTTACTTCTATAGCTATCAGCGTGTTGTTATAGATATAAACACACCACAGAGCGACCACAGATCGATCTCGTATATATATATATTTGATATACAACATACATTCATACATAATAGATATACACTACGCTCATAGCATGTCATCGGCTCATATGATCGACGATCTTGCGGGCAGACATGAATCGGACATGGACGATATGGAGTACAAGTATGAACTCGTCGGTCTAACGCAAGAACGTATCGCAAGACTCGAGGGTCAGATCCGGTGGCGTCTCAATCGTGGTGGCGGAGAGTGCTTCTACGTCATTGGCATCACAAACGAAGGCATCCTGCGAGGCATAACACGCGAACACTACGACGAGAGTGTGGCAAACCTTAGATCTATCACGGCCAGTATGAACGCGGATCTGAATGTCGTGGAAGAGAAGATCGTTAACGATCTTATCGTAGGGAGACTATTCATACGACAGGTTCGAGACGATAGTTACACGGAACTACGTATAGCCGTGGCTGGTAATGTGGATGGTGGTAAGTCTACACTGTGTGGTGTTCTGTCTGGTGGAGTGCTCGATGACGGAAGGGGGTCGGCAAGAACGTCCGTTTTTAACTACACACACGAGATTAACTCTGGCCGTACGAGTAGTATCTCGCAACGGATCATGGGGTTCAGTGTCGACGGAAAACCGATCGATGGAGGATGCTCTAAGCTCAGGAAGCTGTCGTGGCCTGATATCGTGGAGCGTAGTTCTAAGATCGTGGTGTTCGTCGATCTCGCAGGCCACCAGCACTATCTGAAGACCACTATGTCCGGTCTCAACAGTTGTTACCCAGACTATGCCATGATCGTGGTGGGTGCTAACTCGGGCATACACAGAGAGACGGAGAAGTATAGCGATCTATCACTCGAGCACATTCGTATGTGTCTGATGCTGCGCATACCGTTCTTCGTCGTGTTGACCAAGATCGACATGTGCCCGCAGGATAAGTACAAGGAGACGGTCTCGACTATCAAGCGTGTGGCTAAGCAACCCGGTATAGATAAGATTCCTTACATGGTGCGTTGCCAGACGGATGTCTTTAACGCGTGTATTAACTTCGCTAACGGATCCATACTTCCGATCTTTTCGGTGTCCAATGTGAGTGGTAGCGGGCTCGATCTACTCAAGTCTTTCCTCAACTATCTCCCTGCGCAGGAGAACCCTCGAAAGATCTGCTCGCCTCATACACATCTGGAAGTGCGCGAAACGTTCACTGTGGCTGGAGCAGGGACTGTCGTCTATGGCTCTCTGACAGGTGGGACGATTAAGCTTGGGGACAAACTACTGATTGGGCCACACTACGACGGGGATGACCACCAAGGCAAGTTCGATGAAGTAGTTGTGAAGGGTCTTCGGTGCAAGAATGTACCCATCAGAGAGGCTAAGAGTGGGTACGAAGTGACGGTTGCCCTCCGTGGATACCCCAGAGCGAACGTACATCGCGGTATGATTCTCGTCGAGACACGAGATAACGCACTTTCATACTGGGAGTTCGACGCTCAGATAACGATCTCTTCCGCTAACGCGTCGGTCACTGTACGAAAGGGGTACCAGGCTGTGTTCTACATCGGGTCGGTTAGGCAGACTGCGACCATAAAGGAGATCCATGGAGACCAGACGGTGATCGGATGTGATGGAAAAGCACATGTGCGTGTTCGCTTCACGAAGCGTCCCGAGTTCGTACGTGTAGGTACTAGACTGACGATGCGAGAGGGAAGAACACGTGGCTTTGGGTATGTAGACGCGGTAGTAGAGTAGTATGTATATACATGACATTCGTCATGTATATTAAATGTGTTAATAGAACTCTACATACCAAAAGAGGAAGATGTATCGAAGTGTACCAAAGTAATGCATGTCGCACAACCAACTATGTATATACGCGGAGATATAATACCACAAGTACCAATGTTGTCCATGGTCGAATATTTGTATATATTCTATTATTTCCATATAGAGTATTCGTTTCATCGTTCGACCACACCACAGTTCCTCTCTACGTCCAAATGTACTTGCTCCTCTACAGAATTCCAATACTACGCCGCGAATTTATTACACCATTAATATTTTGGTATGTATTAATGGGAGATGACTATCACAAGGTAGGTGATACGATCAATGGGTACACGGTCTTGGACTACGCAGGTCATCCACGCTCGCGTAACCCTCTCTATCATGTGAAAGACAGATCCGGAGGTACGTACATTATGAAACGGGTCGAGATGTACCATTTAAAAGAAGCAGTTATCACGACACAGAACGACCACCCCAATGTTATCTCTTCTCACGACGTGTTTGCGGCTAATGGTAGAATATACATAGTACTACCTGAAGCGAAAAGTTGGCTTACCGGGATAATAGAGGATGCGCTATATGAAGACGACCAGCGTCCGTACATAAAGCGCATTAAGTCGTTAATATACCAGATGTACTGCGGTCTGGAGTATCTAAGCAAACGAGGTGTAGTGCACCTCGATCTTAGGCCAGATAACATACTGCTGTTCGACGACACTCTCAAAATAATAGATTTTGGTATCTCTCTACTATGCGTGTACGATGTCTGTAAAGTGGATGATGCTAATGGAATCATAAGATATATGGCTCCTGAGATGTATACTACTACGAGCGTTGCATCTGTTAACTCTAAGACCGATATGTGGGCAGCCGGATGTGTTATGTACGAACTTCTTGCCAAAAGAGGTTTATTCAGCGAAGACGATCCTGAACCGTTTGCCGAAGAGGCTCCCAAAGTTATTCGCAGAGTGTTAAAATCTAACATCATCGCGAAAACGATAGGGGCTGAGTTTCAAAAAGTGTTTGCTATGACTATGGTAGCAGACCCACACATACGTGCATCCGCGTCTGATGTACTACATGTACTAAATAAGCACGGTGCATGCCCAGAGACGAATGTAATGATAGACTACCCTATGCTAACGAACGATGCTAATAGAGAGTTGTTCATAGATCATGCATATACGATCGGCGGGTTAGTTCCGCAGAACGGAGAGGTGTGGCTAGTAGCGCTGCAGATATACGACTCGTTCATGAGTAGCATGATGCATTCTAGTGAACTGAGTGTTGGAGTACTAGCATTAGCATGTAGTGACATTGCATCCGTGCTAGTAGTGACATACGATTCATATGACAGCGAGATCTTCTTGGATGAGGCCTATGGAACCATAAAGAATTCGAAAGACATGCAGAGTACTACGAACCCAACACAGTACATACTACGTGAACTAAAACCTAGAATACTGAACACTATTAAGTTTAAGATCGACTACCCTTCAGCCATCGTTAGTGCTATTACTACTATGACATACGATTCGGAGAACATGCTGGCTCTGGTAACCTGTATGAAAGCGGTACAGGTCTCTGGACTAGCAGAACGTGTTGTGATACACACTACGAACTAAGTGTGGGGAGTATCATTATAGATATAATTGAACACTATACACTACTATGTGTATAGTGCGAACACGCTACTAACTATGCTCGGGTTTGAGACGTTGGTTTCGACGATTGCGACATCAACCATATCCAGATGGCTGAAGTTGGATCATTCATACTACGGCCTGTTATACTCCACGATCTCAGAAGGAATGTCGCATGTGAATGGGACTGAAATGTATACACGCATCACTTCCGAACGCGTGGGATCTGAGTACACCTACGTAGGGGTACTCATAGCCGTCCCGCTGTTGGTATGGGCGTGTGTTAAGTACAGAGCTATGTTCGCACTGCTGATCGAAAGAATGGTGAGACGTAAAAGCATTAAGATATACAGTGTGTCTACAGAATACACGTACCTTAGAATAAAGGAGTACTTGTCTGCACAGGGACATAATCCTAACCTTATCGTTATAACTGGAAATCACGAAGTTGGTAACTACAATGTTGGTAGCGTGTCGTATACAGACATAGGGTATAGTAAGTACATGAAACAGAGCACGACGTTCACGGCGTCATGGTACCACGAAACGATATCTGTCACCACGATGAAAGACGACAAAACATCGGTCGTTCCGACGGAGCGCAGTTATGTAGTTCTATCGGCACACAGCGATGTAGATCTTGATCACTATGTACACTACATTAAGTCTATAGAGACGTGCCACGGTTCCACGATCAAAACGGTATCGTATGTTGGTAATTTCAGATCGACCGATACGATTCTATACACACCAGAGAACGATCTCACTCCAGAACGCGCGAAGGCCAAGTACATAGACACTTTCTTTCATAGAGACAGAGACACAATATGGAGATCGGTGTGTAATACACACTACTACCCGAATAGGTACATGAAGCATACCCAAGTACCATCATGCAACATGCTACTGTATGGGCCACCCGGGACGGGCAAAAGTTCGTTCATATATAGAATGGTCAAGGCGACCAATCGTAATATAGTCATACTAGATGTGACGGATATGACTAAGGCAAGCCTTACGATGGTAATGAATCGTCCTCTGTCATCGTCTATGGATGTTGGCCCAAATTGCCCAAGTAATGTAGTGTTCGTGTTCGATGAGTTCGATACTATGATAGATACTCTAATAAAGACAGAGGCCACTAGGCACCGAACTGAAGACGCTATGCTAGAGCGTCTGACGACAAAAGACACAGTACTACCAAAAGACGTCCTGTCAGAAAAGGTCATAGTGACACTGAAAGATCTGTTGGGTATATTCCAGGGTGTCGTGCCAATGAATGGGCTGATGATTATGGCCACTACTAACAACATAGACCACATTCGATCAAAGTGTCCTGCACTGATACGACCTGGACGACTGACACCTGTAGAGTTCGACTACCCTAACGGAGTAGTGATGGATCAGATATCACAGCACTTCTTTGGTGAGAGTGTGTCTTCGCGTCTACAATCTACGAGCCCAGACTATGAACGGTTCTGTATACCCACTTCTCAGATCGTGGAACTTGCTGTGGCGTGCGAGTCGATATGCGACACGCTACAAGAGTCCTACGATGTGTACGTACGCGAGCTTAGGCAGATGTTGAGTTCGTTATGAGCTTAAGTGTTGCAAGTGAAGACAGTAGATTCGTTAGGGCTACATTACCTCCTCGCGACCCACTAGCAACCGGAACTACGGCGGGTGTAAAAGACGTCGAGGTAACATTTCCGCCGACACCAACGCCTCCCACGACGGTCATAGTCCCGGTCGTAGTAGATGTACTTGCAGTTACCAAGGTTAGATTTAGACTGTTGTTAAGAACAGAGAGTCCTTGCTCTTCTATTCTCCAGTATGTTCCATCGAAGTATAGACATACTGCTCCATACTGAACGAAAGTAAGATCTTTACTATCCGGACATAGTATTTTCTGAGTCCCGAGTGGTGAGTTGTGCGTTATATATAAAAACGTCCCAGTAACTTTTGTTATCATAACATGCTGGCCTAGTGTTCCATTCGCAAGTCCGTTAATAGTTACTGGTCCAGTACTGGGAGCCATCCGTATGATAGATATGTTTGATACATCTATAGAGTTCTGCGTCGCTCCATCTTCAAACGTATAGAATGACTGTCCATTAGTAATGTATCGTCCAGTATGTGTAAGTGTCTCAAACTCAAGATTTGACGTCACTCCGACGTTTTGTGGAGTGGATATCACTACTGTTCCGCCAACATCCGTACTCGTCACTCTAGACGCCGTCCCAGATATGTATGTAGCCATAGGAGCTTGTACCAACACTTTACTAGCATTCGTCGATACTATAGATGAGAGTAAAGACATAACAGGAACTCCAACACTACTAATAGAAAACAGCGGAACGATTCCACTGTCTTCAACACTCAGTGCAGTAGCACCTGCAGCATCTCCGAGGCGTATGACGAAATCTGTCACTGGTACTGTAGTAGTGTACTTGGACGCTCTGACTGAAGTCGCGGTGACTGAGTCTGCAAGCACTATGTCGTAACTTTTATCATCTAGTATTAACGCATTAATACGTGTCATAGCATCGCGGCGAGAGACAGTCCCGGCTGGAACTGTCATCTGTGTCCAGTCTAGTATAGTCGTACCAAGCGGGATGTCTGCCAAGACAAGTATCCAGTTAGCGTTGTGATAGTCCTCTTCCAATCTAAGGAGAGATGCTGTATATGACACGCTACTACCACTCGAGAATGTGAATGTTATTAGTGGATCTGCATACGCGACTGTGAATGTGTCCATCGTAGTCTATTACATATGTAATAGACTTTAAAACCGACTATGGTGTAGATGTATCTGTTATCAGACCTATGCTCGCCAATCCTGTGAGCAGTGATGCAAGTGCAGCATTACCCCCTCGAGAGCCGGTGATCGCCGGAACTGCAGCCGGTGTAAAAGTAGCAGCAGTGATATTTCCGCCTACTCCCAACCCTCCAGCCAATACCACGGCTCCAGTTACTGTAGACACACTGGCCGTACTATCTGTTATATTCATCTGCGTGTTAATAGTTTTCATACTCTGCTCTTCTACGAACCATAGACTACCTGTGTATAATAGAGACACTGCTCCATAATAAGGGAGCGTTATATCTTTACCATCTTGGCATAGTATCTTTTGTGTTCCTCCCGCGCTATTGTATGTTAGTATGAGGTTGTTCGCGTCCACAGCTTTAACTACTAGAATACGTTGGTAGGCTATGCCATTCGCGAACCCATTGATCCTGAAGTCTCCAGTGTCCGGAGAGACCATAACTACAGACACATTGGTCACGTCTATCGCTCCCTGTGGCGATCCATCTACAGATGTAGACAGAGATACTACCCCGCTCGTTATGAATCGTTTTGTTAGTGTTAGAGATGCGAATGTGGGGCTTGACGTTGTGGCTATGTCTTGCGGAGTGCTCAAAGTGACAGTTCCATCTCCGTCATTGGTCACAGTTACCCGATTCGCAGTCCCAGTGACCCAACTTGCAAGGTTCGCTACTGAACTAGCGACGCCATTAGCATCAGTTGCCACGATACGAGACGCAGTTAGCGACGGCATAGTGACTAACCCCAAGCTGTCAATCGAAAACACGGATGCTGTTGTAGAATCCTGCACATCAAGAACGGTTGCTCCGGCTGCGTCTCCGAGAACGATGCGTGTATCGTTGGCTGCATTATTAGATCCGAACGTGGCTGCTGACACTATGGTGTTCGCATTTAGCGTCGTGACGTTAAGTACATCGAAGTACTCGTCTGGCAACACAAGAGCATTAATCTTGTTAATAGCGTCGGTGCGAGACACCGCACCGGCTGGAGCGGTCATCTGATTCCAATCGAGTATGGTAGTGCCTAAGTTTGCGTCCCCACTCGCGAGTATCCAACTTCCGTCTCTAACATCTTCCACCAACGATAGTAACGATGCTGTATATGATATAGTGGTACCGCCAGAGAACGTAAACACCATATGCGGATCTGTGTATACGGCCGTAAACGTGTCCATTACTACTAGATGGCGTTATTTAGGTTTATATCTATTGATTATCATCCATCGTTGCATCGTGTTATATGCGTTGCATCGTGCTCAGAATCATGAAGTGTTCTATTTGTGGCGAGAAAGGACACAATAGAGCCAATACGAAATTTCATCCTAAAAACACACCATGGCGAGTAGATACAGTTATGAAGATATCAATGGATAAAGTGTGCGAATGCATCAGAGCGGATGGTAATCAGCATGTAGTGCTGCTACGGAACAGAGAAGTGGTTCAGTGGGTTTTTGGAGATACGTCTTTTCTTCCGGGTGCAGATAGTGACACTAATAAACAACGTAAGAAGTCTGAAGATGAATGGGGAAATAGAATGTTGCGGTGTATAGTTCCCGATAAAGACACAGTTCAATGGACTACAGTTGTAGGAGAAACGATAGTCAAAGAGATCAATATGCTCCTTGGCTACACTGTGAATATCCCAAAGCCATTAATCGACGGAGTTCGTAAGTATCAGTTAGACGCAGAGACATCAGCTGCCATTATAGAGATTAAGGCAGCGACATATTTTACGGGAGGTACAGCTAACGAAAAAATCTTGGGGACTCCTGCAAAGTATGTCGACGTTCCAGGACTCTGTGGTAAGCCATTAATGATAATATGCATCGGACGTGCAGAAAAAGAAATCAGAGACAAGTACGGATTTCTTCCTGGTAAGGCGTGCGGAAAAAACCAACGAGATATGTTAGAACGTTGGAAATCTGGTAATATCGAATTAGTCGGAGCTAGCGATATTCTTAGATCGCTATGTAAGTAGGAGTGTTCTTTCTCTCATAGACGAACGCTGCTGCCTACTACACAGAATGCTTCGAGTGCCCACTTGAGACCGTCTATGCTCTTAAGTATCGCCAGTATAGCATTCGCGTATACTCTAATTTCATACTGAGCATGTGCGTCCAATCGCAGTTCGAGAAAGTGGAACAGGTTGCGAAGATCGACTGTGAAATAAAACTCGGTATAACACCCTACAGGTATAATGCATCGTGCTTCTTCTCTTGATACTCCAGCATCTATTAGTGAGTCGTACAATTTAAACGTTTCTTCGTAGTGTGTTCTAATCTTATTCTTCATGATGTCATTAGCGTCTATCGCACTCTCAGAGTTCGAACCCTGATGGTTAGTCGAACTCTGCGCGTGTAGAGCCTGTGGCACATAACATTCGTTTATAGCGTTGCTATACCGCATGGAGTATTCGTTGAATGACATCGTCCTGTGTCTCATCCACTGTCTCGCCACGAATATGGGACACTTAACATGGAACGTTAGTTGTACCTGTTCGAATGGAGACATGTGTTTGTTACGATATAGATACAGCACGAGGTTACGATCTTTTGCAGCACCCTTAGAAGCGTCGCTTCCTGTAGACACTCTCGCCGACTGTAGTATGCGATAGTCGTCGCCCATGCGATCTACGAGTTCCACAAATCCATGATCGAGTACTGGCACACGTTCCATCATCTATTAAACATGTACATGTTTAATACGACTTACACAATCATAGTGCCTTTCGATAGTATACTACGCGTATCGCCATCTTTGAACCCGTATGTGGCCGTCGGGACAAACTTTGAATTGTGAGGGAGTAGAATCTCGAATTCGGACGCATACTGCCCTCCTGATACTACGAGACACTTAGCCCCGACTGGGACTGTTATTACATAGATACCATTAACCACATCATCGTCATCCTGCTTTATAAACCTTTGTATGACAGATGGAAACATGGATGTAGATATAAAAGCATCATCTGTGTAGATGCCATAGAGAGCTCTTGTAGCTCTGTATACGACCATCTCTCTATCTACAGGAGGAGCGTTGTTAATGATGTGTTGCAACTTATCTACTATATACGGCTGTATTAACTTAAGAGCGTCGAACGTCACATGATCTGCATGCAACTCCATGAATAACATCTTGTATATGTGTCTTATTGTAGCGTTCGATATAGATCTAACGCTAAACATGTCTATGAGTCCTTGCTTAGCGTGTCTAATATAATTGTTCATTATACGGTCTCCGGTATAGCTGTACAACTCGATGATGTACTTAGACTCTATATCCAGCGACTTAATGTACGCGATTTGTGCATTCGCCCACTCAGTAGAAGGGAGCATAGCATCCTGCAACTTTAGAAAGTCGTCTTCGATAGTCATATCCAACGCAGGATAGTAATGATACTGCAGCATTGTCTCCAGCTCGTTCGCTTTAACCAAGAATTGGCTGGTGCTTTCGCAGAGATCGATTCCTAGATTGTTTTTGCATATAGGATTATAAATAGCCATATGTTTGGTGTGTTCGAACGTTTTATACTCCCATGGTACCATATCTAAGAACTCATCTATACCGAACATATCAAGCATGAGGTCTTTGACCACTATATAGTTTTTGGTCGGAGTGTCGTGTATGTGCGATGGCCACTTAACTTTGCTGTATGGTATGTTTTCGCTGAACGTGATAGCGTCTGGTTGCAGATTCTTACACCCCATAAAGTCCACAACCTTTAACTTATCCGTCCCTCCATCGAGGCTCAGCCCCATTAGATTGGTCTCTGAGAGGTCTAACGAAGTTAATGACTCTGGAACCGTTAGTACCAGATACTCATCCGGGAATGTACTTCCTCTAAAGCTCAGTTCTTTCAATGATGTCATCGTAGTAGTGTTGTGGTACTGGCTCGGTATCATACATTTCACGAGGTGAAGGTTTTCCAACGAGGTAGACTTGGCTATATCGTACTCGATTATAGAGTTAGGGAAGTCTACTCCCTCTATGTACAACGTTCGTAGTGCTAAAAAGGACGAGAAGAATGTGTCTCCTTCGTGTAGGTTTATTCTGCTGTTCTTGAAGAACAGTTCCTCTATCGTACGAGAGGGTCTCCACTCTGCAGCCTCAACCCGCTCCGTATAGTCTAGTGTTTCATCCACATCGGCTTCGAACGTTATGTCGCAGTCGGTACAACTTACATTCTTATATTTGAAGTCGGGTGATATAATTATTTGTGTTCCACTAAGAACCAAGTCTTCTATCATCTTAATGTTTAAGATGATAGTTTTTATGCAATAATGCTCCGCGATACTATATCTTTTCCCATAGATGTGTTGTACATGGAGACGTATCCTTTCGATGCGATGTGTTCGAACGTCGTACCCCTCTGTAGTACTATGTCGAATTTGCCGGAGAGAGTATTTGTCGCTAAGAGACACGTTGTTCCAGCCGGTATCTCTATGACATACAACCCGTTGTATGATTTTTCGGAACTACTTAGTATGGTGTATACTCTATTTGGGAGTAGTGTTGTTAGTACGAACGACTTATCATCGTATATACTATCGAGGGCGTCGCATACTCTATAGACGATAATATTACGATCGAGAGGTGGCGCACTTTGTATGATGCTTTGTAATTTATTTACTATGTACGGCTGAATGGCGTGAATATCGTCTATAGTAACATCATGCACTCCACGGGCATTAAAGATGACACGATACGCATGATTTATTCGCTTATCTCTCATAGAGTCTATAGTAGCTACATCTATCACATAAGGAGGTGTTTGATTAATATAGTTGTTAATGACGTCTTGGCCATTGTATGTATATAGTTGCAGTATGTATCTATCCTCCAGAGACAATGCGTTTATATAATCATACTGTGCTTTAGCCCAGCCGGATGATGGTAGTATGTTCTTAATGAAACCTAATGCATCTGGGTGTGTTGGATGTATACCGTTTAGTTTCGCATACATATTAAGCTCGTCGGCGTCAATCATCATGTTACTAGTACGTCTGCATTGGGGAGTATCACTCAGTACACCTATGCACACTGGGTTTGGTATAGAAACATGCTTTTCGAACGCGTTTGGTATATCTTCGAGAGTTATAGACTCGAACGAGGGAACTCTAAACATGTCAGCCTCAAGCTTCATTTCATTCACTTTAAGTATGACGTACGACGGTACATGAGGAGGGAGCTTTATGATGGATGGGTGTATGGTGTCTGGAAGGTCAATCTTATATCGATCTATGATACTCAGGCCACTAATATCGATCTGCTCGAGACCGCTCGGGTCGCCTACCAACTGTAGTGTCGTTACGATAGGGGACGAAACTGTTAACGTCTTGAGCGGTGGGCTAGCAGTGATCGATATGTCCAGCGCGTCCAACCGTAGTACAGAAAGGTGAACGACGTTCTGTAAGTTTAAGTATACACATCTATATCTAAATATCGGCGTGTTGTTGTCTAGTGTGATAGTAGTTGCGTTTAACGCAAATGTTTTTAGTATATCATAATAACTATAGTCTGCGACTAGTTTGTCCTTATTGTATAGAACAACGCGCGTGTTCTTCATGATGAACTTTTTGAGCGATGGAAATATGTCGATTTTATGATACCGATCTATCGAAAATACACTATCCGTGATGATTAACGTACGCACCTTCTTTCGAATGTTGGAACGCAGTGGTGGATAAATCCTCAAATCCGCCGAACACCCCTCGATCACGACTCTGTTAAACTTAGGATCTATGTCCGTTATGAGGAGATCCTCATTACTATAGGTTATCGTATCGTCGTGCATAGTGATAGGCATTTATATATACAATATATAAATATATGTGAGTAAAGTAGTGGTACTAATATACATACGCCAGCACACTGTTCATAGCGTGTTCGAATGCCGCTTCGATGTATCGCTTGTACCGTGTCTGTACGAACCCCATGTAGAACCCTCTCTTCTTTTCACAGTATGCGATCGCGGTCTCGTTAATAGCCTTGACAGTATCGTGTCCGTACTTCGTCTTGAACTCTTTTGTAAACGGACGCTGGAACATAGATCGGAACTCTCCGTTGTTGTAGTCGATCAGCACTTCCGCTATGCGTGATGCTCTTTTCTCTACAGAGAGTTCTCTGTAGTCATCGAACTGTGTAAAGACCGAACGAGATTCGTATAGTGCTTCTGCGATTATGTTCTCGGGCATGAAGTGTCGATACTTGCGTTCTCCTCTAATGCATGTAGGAAATCTTGCCGACACGATGCGCTCCACTTCTTTGAATACCTCTCGTAGAGTCTGATCGAAGTCAAGATAGATGCCTTTGACCGGCTCCGATCTATTAACTATAACGTATTTCATATGCAGTTCCCTATCCGTGTCAAACGTGTAGAAGTACATCGTGAGGTGTATTCTATCCTGTGCCGTTAGCTGTATGCATGATCGTAGACGGTGCTGACCATCCAGTATGAGATACGAGCCATAGACACCAGGCGACTCTTGACACCTCCCAAAGATTATAGATCCATCGAAATCGTATCTGTCATACTTAGCATAGTGTTCTTCTTCATACTTAGCTATAGCGTCTACGCGCTCCGTGTTAATGGGTCTATTCTTAGCATATCCCAAAGACTCTATTCTATCACGTTGGAGTAGCTGAGGAGCATACTTAGTCACAGCCAGCCCGTAGTACACTATAACATTTGCTTCTTCCACGTCAGGTTCTACAGATATCCACGATGTGTTCATTTGTATCGTTTGATGTATCATTGTGTTCATCACAATCATATTTTACTACTTGATATAATATCAAGAGCGCGTCTCAACACAAGGATCTGGTTGTAGCAGTCCCATAGTGCATGGTGTTTACTTCCGTACGATGGTATGTCGGACGATCTCATTCCGGCAAGATCCAACACGGTGCGTAGATCTCGAATGTTCCAATACTCCCATGGTGTCTTCATACCGCACATTCTATAAGCCTCAGTTAGTATGACACAGTCAAAGCTACTTCCATTAGCCCACATTTTAACGTTCGCGGTGTCATGCAGACGGATCCACTTAGTGAGGTGTGTTAGCGCTTCGTGTATGGTGAATCTGCTCTCTGGAGAGAAGCACTCCGCCTTTGCCTCTGGTGTCTGCTTTCCCCACCATTCGATCGTAGACGCATCTTCTGTCATTCCCACAGAACGGCACGAGTCTCTGTCGACACGTCTATAGAACGAGTCCATCTTCGTGAGCTTTAGAGGGTGTCCTGGAGTGGGATCGCGACGGCTAAAACGTATCGCTCCGATGGTCATAACGACACTCGTTGGCGATGTGCCGAGTGTTTCGATGTCGATCATAACGTCCGTCATAGTACTGCGTTATATACATGGTATAACTCTCCTTTATTACTCTATCAGTGTTTCATCCTGCGCGATCTGATATCCGTACCATCGCGATTTAGCCCCGATCGTCCCCATCAGTTTCTCTATCTCGGACTTCATAGCACCACGCCCGACGATGTCCTTTGTATAAGACGGGTAGTTAATACGGTGCCAGTGCTTGAAGGTTACGTACAGATCCTGCAGCTTGATGTGAGTACGGCTCTCTGCCCTCGGCTCAGACGCGATCTCCGCCTTAATCTCGTCTTCGTCCATAGTGTGTACACACTCGTCGATGAACTGGCGGTAGACATCATTGCGCGTCTTGTATCTGTCCGTAGCGTATGTGACCTCCGTCGGCTCGTAGATACCCTTAACCTTATACACACGAAAGCGTTCCAGCAGTACCCATAGGAACGGCGACGCGAGTTCTGGTAGCCTCTTGTCGAAATCGTTAATGCGTGGAAAGATCTTCTTCGAGAACTGCTCTTCCTCTGTCTCTGGGACGAGCGAAGCGTTCTTTGGAAACAATGACTCGAACAGTATGACTCTCACACGGTTCCACGTCGCCTGATCGTGGGCTGGAATCTCAGGGGGTTCGTTGCACATGAGCATGAGTGTGAACATGGGCTTGATGTCGGCGCCCTTCTCGTATAGTGTTCGCGCAAAGAAGCTGTCGTTACCAGTGAGTTCTTTAAGCACACCGACGTTCAGCTTCTCGTTCTTAGCCAACTCCTGTACGAAAGCGAGACGCTTTCCTCTCACACGCGCCAACTCGGGCCTCGCAGAACCGGACGAAGAGCCGTTACCCTTGGCAAGTAGTTCACGTGGAAACTTCATGCAGTACTCTCCGAACACGAGTTCCATGAGCTGTACAGCGACCGACTTAGAGTTATCACCGTCGCCGGTGAGGATGGCGAAGATCTTCTCATCGTTACCCCCTTTAAGACAAGAGCACGCGATGTCGAGGAAATAGTTGCGAATGTTCTCGTTGGGGAACACTTTGCGAAGGTAGTCCATGATCTCAAGCACATCGTCATCACTCGGTGTGTAGTCTTGATAGTAGACGTCAGAGCATATGGTTATATAGTCGTCTGGGCGACCATCGCGGAACATTCCTATGTCGAGATCGTACACTCCGTTCTGAAAAGCAACGAGCATACGATTCTCATTAATGCGCTCAATGAACTTACTGTCATAGAAGTATACCTTGCACATATCTAGTACGGAATGCACGAAGTTCTTAACTCCGAGCTCAAAGATGATCTTCTGCGAGCGCTCCGCTCGTCCGCGGTTTGCCTCTTTATCGTTTCCTTTAAAATACTCGTCCATGTATATCTGATGAAGTACTGCGAACTTCTGTGGTAGTTCGTTCATAATACGAAGCTTAATGCTCACACCATCGTCCACATACACCCACACATGCCCCCGAAACTCATACCACTCATCTTTCTTGCTATTACAGCAGACGAACTGATTCTTGTACAGCTCGTGCATAACGCGTGCAATCGCGTTGTGATTAATCTTAGGCATCTCGATCGCCTGTCGCATAGTGTATTTTACCTTTGAGTCCTTCCACTCGAAGAACTCGTTGGGACTATCAAGCTTTGCCATATACAGCAACGATGCGATAGTCTTGTTGCCCCCGTTCACACCGGTCTTATACTCCATCTTATTCCATGCCTGCTCGCACACCCCTTCTTTATACTTCTCACTACGCTTCGAAAACTCTATCCATGCGTTCATGGCAGATAGACTTCCCTGCCCAACCGAGAACAGACACCACCCAACGTCCATCCACTCGTTGTAGGTCTCCGCTCGAGACCGGTTGAGCATGCCCATGATGTTACCCTCCTCAAGGACTCTCATGTCCTCAGCCGCGTCGATTGCGGATCGAGTACCAACGTTCTTCGGCCGACGCCGTTTCTTTTCGGCATCCTGTAGCTGTTTCGCCGCCTCTACCTTCTCGAGCAACGGTGTTACTGGCGTGTCGTTGTAGATGAGAGATAGAAACTGTGGTATGTAGTACTCTATACTACTCTTTCGACCCTTCATAAGATCGCCGAACAGTACCGATATGCCCACTTCCTGCACAGACTCGTCGTAGATGTGTGAGATACGGTACGGCTCTACTCCTTTTTCGCGAATGCTACCATAGAGCCCCCACGTCTTTGTCGCCACAGGATCTACGACTTTGTCGATCGTGTTGTTAAGTGACATAAACTCGAACACTCTACGCTTTACAATCTCTTCGATCGCGATGTCACGAATATAGTGATCTTGTATCCATGGAGTTGTGCAGAAGAATGGAAAGTGTATATGCACGCCATCTTTCACCACACCATGCTTAACACGCGGGATCTGCCTCTCCATGACGATGCAGTGTATGAGCTTAGGATTCGCCTCTAATGCCGACGGGAGCGATATCGTTTCTATGATCTCCTGGTAGATCTTCACTACCGCCTTAATGTGCTCTTCTGTATAGTATCGTCGTAGCCCAGCGTCCAACGAATGCTCAAAATCGAAGTCCAGATGCAATGATGTGGCTTGTCGTTTAGCAGGGTTCTCGTTAAATCCGAGACGCGCATCTGCTTTAACCGCATTGCACCACAGGATCCAAAACGTGCTGATATCATCGTCCTCTATGTTAAAAGACCCTGTGGGCGTTATATGTGAGGTGTGTGTGAACGGCTCACCCTTGCGTACTTTGCGATCTGCAATGTACGCAAGTAACTTCGCCCCAGCGATATCTTTTTTAGAGGGTGAGTCCATGTCACTACTATGGTATGAACATTCGGATGTGTTGGTAAATATTTTATTGAACATTTTAGTATCTACTACTACGTAGTAGTAGATACTAAACAACATGCGTAAGAGATGCACGATGGCTGAGTGTAGTAGATTCGCTATAGACGCGACGAGACTCTGTATAACTCACGGAGGAGGTAAAAGATGTTCCGTGGCTGGGTGTACTAGTTCTGCTCGAGGTACGACGGATCTCTGTGTAGCGCATGGAGGAGGTAAGCGATGTTCCGTGGCTGAGTGTAGTAGATCCGCTCAAGGCACGACGGATCTCTGTGTAGCGCATGGAGGAGGTAAAAGATGTTCCGTGGCTGAGTGTACTAGATCTGCTCGAAGTGCGACAGATTTTTGTGTAGCACATGGAGGTGGTAAGAGATGCACGATTGCTGAGTGTACTAAATCCGCTATAGGCGCTACAGAATTCTGTAAATCGCATGGAGGAGGTAAGCGATGTACAATAGCCAAGTGTACTAAATCTGCTGCAGGCTCTACGGAATTCTGTAAAGCGCATGGAGGAGGTAAGCGATGTACAATAGCCAAGTGTACTAAATCTGCTGCAGGCGCTACGGAATTCTGTAAAGCGCATGGAGGAGGTAAGCGATGTTCCGTGGATGAGTGTAATAGTTCTGCTCAAGGAGTGACAGATCTCTGTATAGCACACGGAGGTGGTAAGAGATGCACGATGACAGGGTGTGCTAGATCCGCTCGAGGAGTGACGGGTCTTTGTAAAGCTCATGGCGGTGGTAAGAGATGCACGATGACGGGGTGTGCTAGATCCGCTCAAGGAGTGACGGGTCTTTGTAAAGCTCATGGAGGTGGCAAACGATGTCCTCACTGTCGTGAGTGGCCAGACTCGAGGAGTGGCTGTAAGAAGTATGACTGGTACTGTGCTACCTGTTTCAAACACGTGTTTCCTACAGATCCTAGATCTGCCATTCTTCGTGTCAAGTCGCACGAGACGAAAGTAAGGAACTTCTTAAACGAACACCGCCCTGGTTTTATACACGACACGGTCATGTACACAGGACACTGCGATTGTACACACCGGAGGCGAATAGATCACAGAATGCTCGTAGGAAGCACAATGATCGCCGTCGAGACTGATGAACGGCAACATCGTGGATATGACAAGCAAGATGAAGAAGATCGATACAGCGATCTTTATATGATACACAGCGGGAACTGGATCTTCATACGGTTTAATCCAGACGGTTATAGAGAACGAGGAAAGTGGAAGAATCCTAAGATAGAGAGGCGTCTGCCAGTTCTACTGAATGAGATCGATAAGCAGATAGAACGTATCACTACTCGCGAAGAAAGTGATCGTATAGAACTCGTAGAGATCGTGAAGCTCTACTACGATAAGGTTTAACCCATTCGTATCTACGGCAATACGACGTTGTTCACATAGCACTCTCTAACATCTTCGTCCGTATTGGATACCAGACATGATATCGTTCGTACTGTGCAAGGTGGTATATACTTGCGAAAGCAAATATCCCCATGAGCATACAAGCCTTAGCATCGGCGAGTATGCCAAGTATATACCCTGTGACTAACGCGAATGCCGTGGCCACCATCAGTATACGTCTCCATCCCACCACGCTATCGTATAGTGCTATAGACTTACAAACGACATTAGGTGTAGAACCACTAACATCCTCCAATCGGTACCCACACACTGCCGGATATCCACCTCTCTCAGTTACCTCTTGCCTCTCTGCTTTGATAGCGAAGAGTAATAACAGTCCCCATACCGAATACACAGCGATGTTTGGGTTTGGTGGCATATCTATAACCTATGATCTACAGTTCTAAATAGTATACTGGCATACTCATAATGGACATCGTCCGTATACCTAAGATCGTTATGCAGACGTGGAAAACGAACGTAGTCCCGGACGAGTGGAAACCGTCTCGGGATGCTATACTGAAGTACATGCCGTCATGGGAGTATGTACTAATGACCGATGAAGATAACAGAGTGTTCGTAAAAGAGCACTTTCCCGAGTTCTACCCGTTCTTCCAAACGTTTAGGTACCCCATACAGAAAGCAGACGCTATACGAGCATGTTGGCTCTATGTTAAAGGAGGTCTCTACATAGATCTCGATCTTGAGATTCTAAAACCACTTGACGACCTGTTCACCGTGGATGCTAACCTCTTCTTCGTGTCCGCAGGAACGCTCTCAAGTTATGTCACCAACTCTTTCATGGCAGCGAAGCCAAAAGACCCATTATGGCTACAGTACATAGATAACATGAAGAAGATACCACCAGACTGGGCTATGACTAAACATCTGGAAGTTATGGCTGTAACGGGGCCAATGTCTCTAACATATGTTCTTCGCAACACAGACCGTCCATACCTAATGATACCAAAACGGTACATCAAGCCCTGCAACGAGTGCGACGGAAACATAGGGTGCGATCTGACAGAAGCATATGTTAAACCGCTTAAGGGAGGGTCGTGGGAATCACTCGACTCTAAGATTCTGAACTGGTGGAGATGCAAGTGGTACGATGGCATACAGATGCTACTCATGTTCGTGCTAGCGTATGTCATGTACAAGGTCTGTAGTGTGAAACATACATAGTGCTCCACACTCTCATATGAGAGTGTGGAGCACTATGTATGTTTAAGTCATGCAAATCTTCACAGTGTAGTTCATACTCTCTTGTGAGAGTAGGATGTTTGTGTAATCACGACACAGTAACAGTCACAATGTACTTAACGTCCACTGGATGGAAGTAGTAGTCGATTTCGTACTGACCAATGACGTTGCAAATGGTCTCGTTAATAGCATCTCGTACGTTATCGAGTGCAGACGCCCTCCAAGCGTTGTTAGCCTCGTCTCCACGACACCATGCTACATGACCCGCATCCCTCATAACATACTCAGATATTACATTCGCGATGACACTCGCGTCGTCGTACTTGGCATCCATAGTAAACTCACTGTTTATGCGCAATGCTTCTGCTACTGCACGAGACAATGCTTCAGTGTCGCCCTCGCGACTGGATGTCATACGAATATTTACACGAATCTCCTTGTCAATGTGTTGTCTGTGCGAACTCATGGCAGACTCGACTAGTTGATACACGTCTGTACCAACGGCATCCACGAAAGAACTCGCAAGTGCTGGAAACGTAGCATTTGCATGATTCGTCAACACTCGCATCACTGCGGCTTTGATCTCTGCGTAAAGAGCATCAGTAGCCATCGCCTGTGCGAAACGCGCCTGTGCGAAATGCGCGAATATACATCTATTTGTTATGTATATGCAATACATCAATAATAATATCTCCGCGACCATTGGTTACTGCGTGATAATACACTAGTGTGTGTTTGCCCGCTCTCTTGTGAGAGCGGGCTTGTTTGTTGTTGTTGTTGTTTTTTTTTTGTATGTGGCGTGTTCACGTCATGCAAACGGTCACAGTGTACTTGACGTCGATGGGAATGTTCTCCATTGCGATCTCGTACTCGTGGATGATGCCACGAATGGCAGTGTAGATAGTACTGCGAATCTTTTCGTGGAAAGGCGACGTGTGCCACTGCACTACGCCGAGGCAATAAGCGTCGTCCTCGGCGCAATGCATCACACTGTTGCAGATGGAGTTGGCGACGTCCCGTTCATCTCTGTACTTCAGACCGAGAGTATACCGAGTATCGACCATCTGCTGAATCAACGTGTCTCCGTCCTGCACACGTCCATGCACAAAGATCTCACGCTCAGTGCAATTTCGGTGATATGCCAGAACACGCTCAACGATCCGAACCGCGTCTTCGCGAAGTTCATCCACAAACTCTTTTGGAACGTTCACAAACTCATTCACAGTGTCCACGATCATGCCAACAATCTTGCCATACAGCCGAGCGGTCGTCATGGTTACTGATCGCGTGCGAACGATGCGACTAGTGATGTATATACACATACATGTACAACACACTACATCAATAAATCATATACGAAGGAATTGCGATGCTACGATCTCACGCATACGATCGGAGTTGGCCAACGCGATAGCACTATAGCCAGCGCTCGACAGTTCAAAGATCATCACGATGCAAGCGATAGCCTGCTCCACACTATCGAGGGACTGTTCTATCATTCCGTGCCACGCTTTTGCTGTGATCATTCTCCACATAGTCACGATCTCCCCATTCTCGAGAAGGAGACGTGTGCATCCAAGGACGATCGCGCGAGTACGAGAGTCTGCAATCTCCATCACGCCGATAGTACTATTCGCGCGAGTACGTGTATGTGATAAGTGTTATATATAAAGATCAAAACATTGTGAACATGCGACGAACGGTGTGTTTGCCAGAGCACTAGTGTAGTGCTCTGGAGTTTGTTTGTTTGTTTGTTTTTAGTGTGTACGGTAACAACTTTTACACAACAACAAAAACTGCGGCAAGTAGTTTCAACGCCATAATCGCAAGTCCACCCAACAGCTTAATAACGAAAACCTCACAATCGGTCTTGGGAACACTCACAACGCTCGGAGCGATGACTTCCATGTCCGTCTCTTGCGCTTCGGACTCCGACGAAGCAACGTACTCAACATCGCTCACTTCGTCGTTGATAAACTCCTTATCACGAGACCGACGACGCTGATAATTGCGAGCCGCTTGGCGACACGCCGGACACCAACGATACCGGTACACACACTCACGAGAAACAGAAATCACTCGGTGGCACTTCGTGCAACGCTGCATGGCCGATCGTAATGCGAACACACACTGGGACTGTGTGCAGCGATGATCTACTATCGCTATTTACAGTGTGTTCGATCAAATATTATAAACATGCGATGAACGGTGTGTTTTGCCAGAGCACTATGTTCGCGTACGGCGACGTGTGTTTTGGACAACTCTTATGAGAGTTGTCCTGTTTTTGTGTGTTTTACATGCTCGCGTGTTTACGCCACAACATCCTTTGCGGCTTTGGCTGTTTTCATGTGCTCGATGATACTATCGAGCGATCCGACCGACGGTACCATGGGAGCGCTCCTGCCACAGGACATCGTGTAAATCGATATCACAGGAATGCTTGGGCAGTAACGACGAAGTTCTTGCTTCAGCACAACCTGCTCTTTGCGATCTGCGCAGATAATGATCGCTCCGTCAGTTTGCGCCCAGCGCTCGTCGTCGCAAAGAACAAGATCGTACCACGCCACGGTCGTGCCGTTCCAGATCGTAACATCGACGCCATTCGTTGTGAACTGGAGAACGTTGTCTTCGGGATCCTTCGGAGCGATCTCAAACTTGTGTCGCAGGTACTTCATGTGCTTGTTGCGATCTGTCATGCACGTCCCGACAAGCACAATCATGTACGAATCATTCGCCATCGTGCAACGTTGTGTAGTGCCGATCGTAATGCGAACACACTGTGACTGTGTGCAGCGATGATCTACTATCGCTATTTACAGTGTGTTCGATCAATAATATCAACACGTAGTTACCGGTGTGTTTGTTGTCTCAACGTTCGGTTCGCGAACACGCTGCGACCGCATCACAAACACTACGCGCGTAAGATTAACGGTGTGTCCCGTCAATAATATAAACACGCTGTAACCGGTGATGCGTCGGTAACTACGTGCTTTTGATTATTGATCAAACACACCGTAAATACAATGGCATATTGTGTTCGCACTACAGTACGCGGTACTACGTGTTCGGCAGTGCGATCGGCATCATTACTACGTGCTTTTGATTATTGATCGGGCATCCCGTAATCGCTACCAATACATCATCACTACCACCAACACCCAACAACCACCAACGCAATGGCATCCAAGGATATCGCTGCGGCTGTCGGGGAGGTGTTTGAGGCGGTTCTCGCGGATATCGCTGACAGTGACGATGCTGCGGAGATCATGAAGGAGACGATGCCCAAGTTGCTCGAGGCGATCAACGAAGCGCTGGCGGCGCACAAGCAGAAGACCAGTGAGCGCAGCGCGGCGAACAAGGCGAAGCGCGATGCTGGGCTTGGGCAGCCGCTCAACTCGTTCTTGCTCTACTCAGCGAGCGTTCGGGAGGACGTCGCCGCGACGCTTGGTGATGCGCCCAAGCAGACTGACGTTGCCAAGGCGATCGGCGAGATGTGGAAGGAGTTGGGCGATGATGAGAAGAAGCCGTACGAGGATGAGGCGAAGCGCTTGCGCGCGGACTACAACAAGCGCATGGCGGCTGCCGGGTTCGCTACCAGTGGCAAGACGAGTAAGTCCATGGCGTCTATGGATGACGCTGAGCTTGCGGTGGAGTTCTTGCTGCGTAGCGAGGAAGCGATCAAGCGCAGTAGGGAGACGAAGGCTGTTGTGCTCTACAACATCAGCACACACCGCTACCATGGCGATGGCAAGAAGATGCGCGCTAAGTATGAGATCGACGATGAGTTGCACTTGGCTCACGTTTCCGCAACGAAGCTTGCTGAGATCGTGGAAGCGATCGAGGCGAACACCGTTGAGCCGGAGAAGAAGCCGATGGTGGTTGTGAAGAGCAAGGCCGTGGTGAAGCGCAAGGCAAAGTAGGCGACGGTGTAGCGAAAACAACAAACATAAACATACACAAAACACAAACACAACATAAAAACAACAAAACACAAACAGGGCAACCCTCACACGGGGTTGCCCAAAACACACGTCGCGCTTACAGTATAGCCAGAGCGGAGCGTATACCGTGTAGTATGAGAGTTATAAATAACATTGCGAGTGGAGTGAGCCGATTATGACTCACTCCACTCGCAATGTTATTTATGTATTTACCGCAGTACCTTGCGGACGTAGTAGGGCTTGACGACTACGCTCGTCGCGTGTGTCAGGAGACACAACATCTCGTCGTACGACGCCCGCTTTCCGCACACCTTGTAGTAGTCCTCAGCGGCCATGGGGCTGTAGTGTACCGCGATGTACGTAGAAGCCGTTCCAGAGAACTTCACCACATCGCGCACATCTCCGTTCTTGTCGACCTCCCGAACGGTCTCAACCTCTGCCCCATCGCGCTGAATGCGGTAGGTGACGTCTATACCTCCGCACATCTCATCCGGAAACGTCGCGCTGACGCTCTTCCCAGCGTCCATCGCGTTCATGGCACAGTGTGCAGCGTACTGCGCATCGTACGCCATGTAAGTCGGCTCCGTGAAATCGCGATCGTGATCGTACTGCATAGCTGTAGCGCGTAGCGATAGCGATAGCGCGTACTTCACACAACACATGTATATATAGTGTACATACATAATAATAGATCAATATATAGTTATTTACTGACCTTTTCCGCCTTTATTACCATATACAGCACGTTTCTTTGCTTTGTATGTAGATGACACATAGAAGACTACACCGCCTACAGCTAGCACAATGAGTAGTGCGAGTACGAGGTTCATATTAATCCCTCCTCCCTTACTTTCCGACGCCCCTCCGGTAGGTACATAGATGTACTCCTCAGACATATTAAACATATGTCTGATATTTTGTATGTATATTTACGATATGAGTTGTAGCAGGGAGTTCAAGGTTGGACGAAGTCTACGACGAACCAGTTGGTCTCTCCTTCACGGATCGCCATATCCACGACACCAGGACGAATCGGATGAACGGATCCAAGTAGCCTAGTGTTAGTGGTGTCCGTTATCCATATGTATTGCATCGTGCTGCCATTGGGATTGACCGCCAATGCTACCTGTTCTCCACTGAGCAGTGTGTATTTAGTATCGTTTGCCGAGATCGGAATTTCACCTCCTGACGACAGAGATATAGTGGCGTTAATCGTTTTACCACCACTGTTATGGAGGTACAGTTTGCGAACGTTAATGTTAGGTTTTACTCGAAAACGCGCTCCGTCTATACTACGCTGAGCCGTAGTGTATAGTCCAGCATTGTTCATATCGGCATACAGTGTGTATCTCTGGTCTCTCGCGTGCGACATTAACTATACATTCGTACTTATTATGTACTTTTGTATAATGCCATGGGCACGATCTATGTACGTTTTACATACACATTAGTAACAGAGGACCCCTGACGTATCTCGTAGTATTTCCCTCCTCGTGGTCCAGTCTTGAGACGGCTCTTGGTTACTTTGCCCCTCGAACATTTAGCACGCGGCTTCATACCTTTACGTTCTGGAAGACACGATACGTTTTTGGTCTCTGCTAGCCACTCGTCGCAGTTCCATCCCTTATTGTGTTTTGCGTAGCATGCTCGTAGTTGAGCTTTTGACACAAACGGCATTACATATACCTAGTAGTATATATATATACATTTAATCTATGTAGTTAATATCATCCGGTGTTTCATCATCCTCACCTGGTAGAGTCTCGTCTGCTGTGTTCGGTAGAGAACTCTCCACTGCCGAGTCTGGAACGTCTTCGTCATCATTCGTGGTAGATGGAGCGAGACTGTGCGGTACAGAGTGCGCATACCTAAGTTTGTTCTCTTCGCAGTATTCCATAGCTTTCTTAGTGAGAGGCGCCACACTACCATCCTTAATGAGCATACCGATTATGATACCTTTCGCGTCTGGAGTGTTAGATAGCACGAGGCGTGTGTCGGCATACATCCATCGGTTATCTCCTATTTTTACAGGATTCTTTCTTACTCTGCGCTTTTCGGCCTCTCGTTCTCTCGGAGTCATACGCGATGTAGGCTGGGCTACGGGTTTATCAGCGCGGTGTAGCGTGTTCTTTACTACATATCCAAAGTTATTGTTCTTCAGCACGTTCAGTACATAGTCCCAGTTAGTCTTAGAGAACCTCCACCCTCCATCCTCTTTAGTCCCTCCGGACGATATCATTAGCGACGAGTCCATATCATCGGATCTCACGGCGAAGCTCTCTGGGTTGTCCACGACTATGTTAAGTATGTCCTTCGGAGCCATACCATCCTTTCCTTGGAGGTTCTTAGAGATTGCAGAGTGTCCTGTATTAGTGGACTGTACTTGAGTGATGCGTTTAACATCCGCCAGTACTACTTCCCTAATGTGCGGCATTATCACAGTATCTACGTACGATTCGATACTCATTACTATGAGTATCGTTTAATCTTTAGACCAAGATGTATTCGTCGTAGTGATCCAACACATCACTATCATACATTCTGTTGTACACAAACTCTTTGACTCTTGCCATCTGTTTGCCATCGGAAGGTGTAGCGTCTGATTTTACCATGTCTGTGAGTAGGTTTGGGTATTCGATCCTGTAGTTTAGAGCGTTCGCTATTCCGATCATACCTACGGTCACTTTAGAACTCGTAGTAACTGCGACACGTAGTGATGCTAGAGACGCTAGGTTCTTCGAGAGACCGCCTATGTTCCTAAATCGTTTGTAGTTCGTACTAACACTATAACGATCGAAAATGTATACTGCGAGCAGATACTTTTCTATCGTATTAGAACAGTCCGCGACTCCATCCAGTACATTCTCCCTATACGTCTTCCATTCGTCTGTCCACGGCTCAACATCGTCATACCAAAAATCACTCATAGGAGCGTGTTCATACTCTATGTTCATACCGAGCATTTCGAGTACCTCTGCTGCAGATGGTCTGCTGCGCGGTACAGGGTGTGTCATCATTCCGACGATAGTCCTGAGCAGTGAAGTGTCAACCACCGGAGATCCAAAAATAAGATCTAACCGATCTTCCCTATTAGTCCGTACGTCGTTGATGTACGTCTGCTCTCTGTCCTTCTCATCGTACGAATGCGCAAACATCTCCATTCCTGTTAGTACTTCAAATATACAACAGCCGAGCGCCCAGATGTCAGAGGATCTGTCTATCGTTTTCAATGTACGCCCATACGCACATTTAATCATCATCTCTGGCGGACGATACGGGACTGTGTATCCTCCTCCACGCCGTCGTACTTCACCAGTGCATGCGAGTCCAAAATCGATGAGTTTGATATTCGATCCGAACATGACATAGTTGGCCGTCTTGATGTCGCAGTGAACTACATTCATACTATGGATGTACGCGACTGATCGGATCAACTGCTCTACGATCGGCATCACCATCGAATCATTCACCATTCCGAGACGTATCGCATTCCTCAGATCGCGATCTCCCAACTTCATAACGGCGCACAACTTCGTCTTAGTGGCATACACATCATCTATTTCGATCACATACTGCGATGCAAGAGATCTCGTCGTCATGATCTCATTAAGCATCGCAGTGTCCTGTGGAGCTATCTTCACAGCGATAGGATCTCCCGTGGCGAGTTTCGTTCCAGCAAACACTTCGCCATATCCTCCATGCCCGATCCTTTCTCCGATACTGTACTTCATCAAAGTGTGTATGTGTGTACAATATAATATTTGAATCATATATGTATCAAAATAGATCGTCTACAGGTATAGAGTGTAGCGAATACATTGTAACTATGGGTGTACCACGGCTCTTCAAATACATAAGTGATAGACATCCTACTCACATCAGACGATTTGAGAAAGGGACATATACATGCAACGTTGACTACATGTACATAGATTCAAACGCGATCCTTCACAACGTGGCACAACGAGTGTGGAACTACGGACAACACAAGCGTGTACTATACGCGTACACTCCTTTCGGAAAACTCACAAAAGAACAGAAGACGATCAGGACGTACGAAATGTACTTCGAAGAGATCGTAGAACTGACAAAGATAGTCGTCCCGACCAAAGTGCTATACATAGCGATAGATGGTGTTGCTCCCGCTGGCAAGATATGCCAACAACGCGAGAGACGATTTCAGGCAGCGAGCAAGAACGCAGGTACGGATTTCAACTCCAATGTGATATCTCCAGGCACAGTGTTCGAGTCAAATCTAACTAACTACATGTACTACGCGATCCGCAAAGAGATGAGTACGAACCCCGCATGGAAAGACCTGGAGGTTATTTTCTCTCCACCGACCGTCCCTGGTGAAGGAGAGCATAAGATACTAGACTACATTCGGAGTATAGACAAACCCATCCGCAACAGATCTACACACTGCATGTATGGTCCAGACGGAGATCTGATCATGCTTACGCTAGCGACACACTGCCCTCATTTCCTACTGCTCAAAGAGGATGCATTTGATCCGCAGTGTGTCATGTACTACATACTGAACATGGGACGAATAGGGAGAGATCTGACGCGAGATATGAACGGATCTGCCACAGCGATAGACGACTTCATACTCATAGGATTTTTTGTAGGGAACGACTTCCTTCCAAAGGTGCAGATGTTCCACATGCTCGAGAACGGACTGGACACTATGATCGGTGTCTACAACTCATTGGGACTTCCACTGTCAAATGGTAGCGGTGAAGTGATAATGGACAACTTTCATCGGTTTGTGATAAGGGTAGCATCGTTTGAGATCGCCGAGTTGGAACGCCAGGCTACCGTTAACGTTCGAGACACGAGATTCGTTAACAGAACGCTACTCAGACATATGACACACGGCCGTGTTAATCTGAAGACGTACGCGGATGCATACTACGACAAAGCACGCGTCACCGACCCCGCCGGGGTACTCCATTCTGGAGTGAAAGAGATGTGCCACTCATACGTGCGAATGATGGTATGGGTCTTCATGTACTACACTAAAGGGTGCCCTTCGTTTATGGACTACTACCCATACTACTACGCACCACTGATGACGGATCTCGCTCGTACTACGTTCTCTCATGTTAACATATCGTTCGATCACGCCGACCCTCTGACCCCGTTCCAACAGTTGCTATGTGTTCTGCCCGCTAACGATAGATCTCTACTTCCGTCGCCATACCACAAACTAATGATACGATCATCTCCCATCTTCGAGTTCTATCCAAGCACATTCGATATAGACTACGAGGGTAAGTTACAGGAGTATCAGGGCGTAGCGTTGCTTCCATTCATAGACATACCAAAGGTCGTAGAGTGCTACAACTCCGTGAAAACGGTCTATACATACAAACGTAATACATTGGGTCGCGTACGTACATTTAAGAGAGACGACCGTACTACAGAATGCCGTAGATACACATCGGCGTATGGAACAATACACGACTGTAGAATACATGCACGTTCGTAAATTGTGAATTCGTAATGTGGTATAACTGTAGTATAGTAGTACTGTAGTAATGAATTCTATCGTGCACGTAGATGTAGTAGGAGACTGGGGAACTGGAAAAACGACATTCATAGCCAAACTTGGAGATGTCGACATTAATGAGTACACTCCCACTACCACGCCATCATCTATGATGGTACACCTACACACTACTATCGGAGATGTACGGTTCATGCTAACAGAGTTCGGAGGACGACGCGACTACGATCGAACGCGTAGTTCAGATGCACTATTCGTGTTCGTCGATAACGTCGCGTCCATAAAAACGATACGGAAGTACGTCCGTAACGACAGAAAGAACGTCGTGGTGTGCTTGAACAAGTGCGACGACATCAAGAGAGAACGGCTATACAACAATGCTGACATGTTTGCATTCGCATGGCCACATAATGCCACTATGGTTAGAACGAGTTCTCATATACAAAACACACTGCACGAGCCGTTCAATGCGATACTACGAACACTATATGGCGAAGGGTGTTGTGTAATTAACGACTAAATATATGTACATATGTATATGTACATATGTATAATGGGAGAGACTAATCGCGGAGACATGATTAATGACAAGTACGAGCTCGTTAAGATCCTTGGATCTGGAACGTACGGAGAGGTGTGGCTCGTTGCAGACATAACAGACAGACGAACCGAGTACGCCATGAAGATACCAAAAGAGGAGATCGGAATGAATGTAGGCAGAGACGTTATGAGAGAGAACATCATACTGGCTGAGTGCGATCATCCTAACATAGCGAAGGCTAAAGAGATACTGTACAGTTCAAAACTCTCGCGATTCTGCACTGTGCTACCACTTGCGGACGGTAGCCTGCGTTTATATATGACAGAAAAGACACCACTTGACACAAAATACCATGCCATAAAGCAGATACTGTGTGGGTTGGAGTATCTTAATGTAAAGGGAATAGTACATGCAGATATAAAACCGGACAACATACTCGTATACGACGACGGTGTTGTGACGATCGCGGACTTTGGTATATCCGTGTTCTGTAGTGCTACTTGGAGATGTGTCGTATCGAACGAGATCGTGACAGCGACATACAGACCGCCAGAACTTGTGAAAGCCAGGTCTATAAGAGCATCACACAAAGTAGACATGTGGTCGTTCGGGTGTGTTCTGTATGAGATCTTGGCCAGAGATCTACTGATCAGAATCACCGATATAGACGATCTGAGCCCTATCACTAACTTCACGATTACAGACACAATAAGAAACCGTATGCTTACTAACTCTCCATACGACGACGTGTTAACTCGTATATTTGCAGGGTGCATGAACAAAGACCCGGATGCACGATTTACAGCCACACAGTGTCTTGACCTTATGAACCAGGACGAGTTTAGAATCGAGCGAGAGATAAACGTGTCGTATCCAGTAGTCAAAGACCCAAACTCGAATAAACGCTACACTGTCGGGAACACGATCGCTAACTACCTGCAAGACGATGGTAAAGCGAAATCGTCGGCGATACTACTACTGGCTATGTCCATATACGATAGGCTAATGGAACTCGTGCAGAACGAACGATGCAAATTGCTCTCTGGGAAAACTACTGATATGACGAAAGCGATATACTACATCAGCGACTCCGTAGTGTCTGACAAAGACATATATGCCTACTATAGTCACGACATGTCGTACGATAAAAATAAGGCGAACATCGTAGCATGGACGATACTCATACTCGATAAACTCAAATTTAATCTTCATTACCCAAGCGCACTGACCATGGCATTTGAGTACGACAAAACTATGGATAGAGCAGCAACTGTCATAGTGGACGTTAACAGACATCCTGCAATAGAAGAACACATAACGTATAGAACTGTAGCGGAGGCTAAAATAGCGGATGTAGATTAGACACAAATAATCTCTCGTTCATAGTTATAACTATGAACGATGTATATCTTTTCAGCACACACCTATCGGATCATCCGTCAACAGTCGCCTCTATGAGAAGGCTAACATCGTACGGATCTGTGTCTTCGAGAACACACGATGTTGCTATTCCAGACGAGTTCGATGGAAGAGTGGTGTGGAACGATCTATTAGGTAGTATACGAAATCAAGGATCGTGCGGGTCGTGCTGGGCATTCGCATCCACAACCGCACTGTCACAGCGCATCGCTATATACACAAGAGGCGATGTGCGAATCGAACTATCTCCAGCCCAGAGCGTACTGTGCGACTTTGGAGAGCGCGAAGTAATACTACAGAACCTAATACACAAACAGGGAGGTCATAAAGTCTCTACGAAGGATCTGGACGACGAGTCTATGAGAGAGTTAGCATGCCATGGCAACTCCATACTAGGGGCAATGCAACATCTGTACCGATTTGGCACAACGTCAGAGTCGTGTACACCCTACGACCTGGGGCCAAAGTATCTCGATCTTGGAAAGTACGACGAGGCTAAGATCGTACCACTATGCGAAGAGATAATGGGAGGCACAGAGTTCGTTTCATGTATAGATGGTTCTCCTGCGAGACGGTATCGTGTCATTAACTACTACAATGTGCATGGTACACCAAGCCTAGGAGGTTCGGAAGAGAACATACGCAGAGAGATATACATGAGGGGACCAGTCACAGCCGGCATGACTGTATACGCAGATTTCGTTAAGAGAGGTGGCAGTGATGTATACGACGAAGTGGACGGAGTGTCTGTCGAAGGAGGACACGCTGTAGTAATAGTGGGTTGGGGAACAAAAGACACAGTACCGTACTGGATAGTCCAGAACAGTTGGGGGAACGAATGGGGCGATAATGGATACTTTCTTATACGCAGGGGCAATAACACGTGTGGTATAGAGACAAATGTGTACGGTGGTGTACCCGAACTCCCTAATACGAACACGATCTACGTCCCGGATGTGCTATCGGATCCTGACGACGAATCACTTAGAAACGAATGGCCACTAGATACTATATCACTGCTAAAGAGAGCGCTAACGGATACACACCCAGAACTAAAGAAGCCATACTACGGTCGTAAGGACTATAGTTGGAACGGATTTGTGGCGGGAGATGTCACTCACATTCCGCCTCGAAAATGGAAGTTGCAGTACGCTATCGCTATCGCTATCGGTATTATTATTGCCGTGTGTATATATAGATACGTGATCATGAAGTGATGGATATTAAAAAGATCGAACGTGAGATAGAGGTATCAGCATACCGTATAGTTAACAGTGATAGCATAGCTCACATCATGTCCGTGTGTGGCATTAGAGATGCGAGAGACGGAGAACTGTGTCTCGTATCATTCGTAGACTACCTACTGAGTAATAAACACCGCATAGCCAATAACGTTCTGGCAACGGCACGTGACTATTCGTTAGGATCGTACTCATATGGTGCTTATTTTGGGGAGACGCATCTCGATCCGTGCATTGTGCTGAACGACGACAGAGGGGCTATGTACCCGGTAGTAGTATGTCTCATGAATGACAGTGGTAGGTTCATAGTTGTAGATGATAGAACGGAGAGATAGTATCGAGGATACACTTCATAGGTTACTCGGCGTGGTCTATAATGTAGATGTATGATACAAATATTGAAAGTATAACATAGTGAGATCTATATATGAATAGTACGCAGCGATGACGACGCAAGTGACCGTTATGCTCCCAAAGGCCGTCGACTGGCTCGATCGCGACCTGACACTCAGTATGCAAGAGCAGTACGCTCTCTACGCACACTTTGTCGAGTACGATGAAGCGATGAAGAATGGGACGTTTGTTCACATCGACAAACAACTACCAAGTTCTATCAGTCATGCATTCGCATCGCGCAATCCCGACACAAACGGTATGAAGTACTATATGTACATTTCTACTCGTAAGGGACGTAGTGTCGAGGTCTCTGAAGACGCTCTCGTTGCGAATGGTCGTGTAGATAACGAACTGCTAGAGATTGGTGGAGGCACTCTAGTAGATTGGATCGTAGAGTGGTTTGGGGAAGTGCGCGCATCACTGCTCTGATAACCTAATATATATCATTCCACGCCTATATAGGCGTGGAATGAAACGCATTAGCTGTAGCGAGATGTTTATAGCGGAGTAGGAGGTTTCTGCGGAAGATACATCTGACCAGTTCCATCATACTTCTTCGCCCACCGAATGTACCCCTTCTCTACAGCATCTCCATACAGCCGTATCCACTCATCCCATCTGTCTGTAGTGGAGTGTGTCTGTGGAGATGCAGTCACTTCATAGTCGTACATTCTATCGCGACGCGTTCCCGTTCGTGGTATGTATTTGCCCGTAGTGTCCTGCGATGGCATAGGCATACACAACTTCCAATCTGTTGTAGTGTTAATCGGAAACTGAGCATACCCAGATGGGCATGTTCCAACCGTTGTTGCATACCCTGGGTGTTCTCCGTACAGATCGATATGTTTGTCTGTACGACGACTGATGTTAAAACTACTCGTCATTATATTATAGCGCATCATATTATATTATGGATATATAATGAGACGTACGACTTATAGCGATGATGATGACACTCTCATCCATGGAGGTTCTATGGTCGTGAGAGATGACGATATGATAGTGTACGATGGAAACATCCCGTACACCAAATCGAACTATACGTACATAACAGTAAAGAATGGAACACAATCGCTAGAAAAACTCGCATCGCCGATGGCCACAGTACTCGTGATAACTAACACAACACGTGTTGACCTGCAACACATTAATCTGGACGCGTTTCCCAAACTCGTCCACCTCGTTCTCTTTAGGTGCGGTGTGTCGTGGCGTGGAGATGTACAGTTCGCTCGATCGCTCGAGTTCTTCGATCTCAAAGAGTGTAGTAATCTAGACAACAATGACACTACTATAGATCTGTACACGTTCCCACCAAACATAGTGTACATACGAATGCACATGGATGGTGGAGGAACCCCATTCAGCATAACACAACTGTTTGACGGAACGAAGATACTCGCAAAGAGACTCAGAATGCTAGACATCGTACCGTCCGATATAGACATAACTCACAACAACATGCTACACATAGGTGTAGATCGCCTACCAGAGAGTCACAGACGCTATGCGTGCAGGACGCTCATACAGTATCCAACTCGTGTGAAAGATGTGAACATAACATCTCCGATTGAATACTACGCGCAGGAACTTGCAGATCATGAATGGCAGTATGATGGTAATGAAGGAGTGGTAAATCCTATATGCGGAGCGCGCTCAGATCAAATGATCTGTAACGAAGAAGAGAGCATCGTATACAATCTAACACTCGCTACTAATGCCACGATCTCTGGGTACACGGATAGTGATACCGCTGCTGAGTATGGAGCGTCCATGCTTCCATCTCTGAGTTTTATGAGATCGCATAGTGACTATTACTTACACACACTCGACGACATGGATCGTTCCATACTAAACATGTACACAGAAGAAACGAACGCTGAGATGATGGCCGTCTTTAACAGTTTCGTCGTCAGCGGCGTGCCGACTGGATTCGCTAACCTCAGCAGAGATCAGATAGTCAACTATAACCTGATCATGAATAGCGACGAGGATGTTGTGGTAACTCCGCAGATCGCAAACTGTGTACACAGAGTAGTCCGCGACGAGCTCGATATGATAATACACCATGCTCCCGTCACTGATGCCAATATGGTACTATTTATCGGATCTTCGCTAACAGAGAGTGGTGCATATGTGAATGCTAAGTATCTCGCTCCATACTATATCACAAGCCCGGGTAAGTACCCGGTCGAGCATAGTGTTATTAAAATCGAAGCGGGATATAGATGTATAGTTGCTCCGATCGCTTCTGACAGCCCATCTGATGCCTATACCATACTACTTCCGAGACGTAACGATCTGCGTGTACATGATAGACGTGGATACACGAAAACGGATGCCGATGGAGTTGAACGTGTTGTGTATATCGTTTCCACATACGAAACGTAGTCCGTAGGACTCGTTCCGTAGGACTCGTTCCGTAGGACTCGTTCCGTAGGACTCGTTCCGTAGGACTCGTTCCGTACGGGCTACAGTTGTGGTCTTTCGATATACAAGTATGCTCCTATGAGCAGAATGAACGCCATGATGATAGACCATTTAAACAGTGCTACATAGCTCATCGTCCTCTTACCATCGTCGGAACGTTTCTCTGACATAACGAATCCGGGGCGCAGTATAAAGAACAGTACCATCAGTACGATAGGTGTCGCTATCACTACTGTCATAGTGGTATTGTATTCTGCGGGAGTGAGCTTCGTCTGTGACGATACTGTATCTACTTCCGATCGTAGCTGGTTGATCTTGTCCTCCAGCGAAGATGCCATTATACATAGGCAAACACTTTTTAATACACACTATTAATGATCGATAGATAAAGACATACCTGTACTATTATAAGTATGTCATGCTACATGTTGAGATCGTCCGCACGCAAGACTACTTCGGTTCCCACACCTTCGGTTCCCACACCTTCGGTGTCTGCACCTTCGGTGTGGGTGTCGGCCACCGCTACTAGAAACTGGATGATCAAAGACCCACTGCTCGACTGGCTACAGAATGAGAGCAGGACGCTAGTGTCTAAACACCCGTCATACGAATCCCACGTCGTTCGTGCCACGGTAGATCACGACGCGTTGCCTGATGCACCTATTGATAACAGTTTTGCTAAATTCCTGATGCAACAGGGCATCGCGTTCGAATCGAGTATCATTAAGCACATAAGAAATATCTTTGGAGCGTCCGCTATCGCTGACGTCGGTGGCAATCGATCGAACGCTCTAAATAAAGCAACATACCACGAAACTGTTAACGCTATGAAGTGCGGAGTTCCGATCATCTATAGCGGAGTGCTGCACGATTACGTACACAGTACATATGGCATACCGGATCTTTTGGTACGGAGCGACTACATTAATCGTATAGTCACAACACCGGCCATATCAGAGGAGGATGTTCACGTCGGTACGACATCACTCTACCACGGCTATCACTACAGAGTGATCGACATCAAGTTCTTCACTTTAGACATGAAATGCGATGGCCGTCATCTAAAAGACTCTGGTAACTATCCAGCCTTCAAAGCACAGGTGTGCGTTTACAACACCGCACTAGCACAAGCACAAGGATACGATCCTAAAGTAGCATATCTACTCGGGCGTAGATGGAAGGCTACCATGAATGGAAAGGAGGTTCGCGGAGATAGCGCATTGGACAAGCTTGGAGTAGTGGACTTTAGGCAGGATGTAGAACGTAGTGATTATGGATACATCCCCGAAGTACAAAAAGCGATAGAGTGGATACGTCATGTCAGAGAGCATGGAAAAGAGTGGTCTCCATTGAATATGAACATACCGGAGCTATTTCCTAACATGTCCAACACGAGCGACTATCCATGGCGCCCAGTTAAAGAACAAATCGCTAAAGAGATCGATGAGATAACTATGATATGGATGTGTGGTGCTAAGAACAGACACATCGCTCATAGTAACGGAGTGTATAAGTGGTCTGACGAACGATGCAATGCGAGAGTGTGTGGTGTTAATGGTCTATTTGTTGGACGAGTAGTGAACGAGATCCTAAATATCAATAGGCCATCTGTGCAGCCCGGAACGGTGCTCCCTATGTTTATCAAGAACAATGACCGTGGATGGCAACGCCGCTCTGGACTCGAGCTGTATGTCGATTTCGAGACCGTCAGCGACGTCGTTACTGACTTCTCTACGATACCGCACATAGAGTGCTCCAACATCATATCTATGATCGGAGTAGGGTATATGAAAGGTAATACGAAATGGATCTTCAAGACGTTCAGTTCTAACGCTCTGACGACATCCGAAGAACTACGTATATGCTTAGAGTTCATAGAGTACGTTAGCACTCTGAGCAAGAGATACAGAACGAAGAACCCTATGATGGTACACTGGGGGCATGCAGAACAGAGCAGTTGGAACACTATGTGCGCAAGACACCACTTGTCAATGGCGCATGCGTACATGAGATGGTTCGATCTGTGCAAGGTGTTCAAGTCCGAGCCGATAGTCATCAAAGGATGCATGTGCTTTGGTCTTAAGAACGTCGCTAAAGAGATGCACTCCGCCGGTCTGATAAAGACGATATGGGATGCCACGAGCGGTATAGACGACGGAGCATCAGCGATGGTAGCCTTACACAGATCGAAGCGACCCAGGATGGGTATAGACGCAGTCCACCGAGTGGAAAGTACATCGCTAGCAGAGTATAACGAAGTGGACTGCAGAGTGCTACAAGAGATCGTGGAGTGGCTCCGTGAGAACAGATGCGCTACGAGGAGTAAGATATTGCATCATGTTCGAGGGATGGATCGGAATACAGCACTTGACTACGTCTCTATGTTCGATGTGCTCACTAGTGGAGACGTCGCTTACATCGAACGAAAACTTGTATAATTGAATGCATACCGCGGTATATAGATACAGTACGCGATGACTCTATATACCGTGCACGGTCTCGTTAAGAGTCCCGATGCTATCATTTCTTCGTATGAGATCCTCAACGATAGGACATACTCCGACAAAGAGGTCGTCACTATCCTTCGAGAGATGTACACAGGAGACGGAGTGTTGCTAGATCATCTTCTAGAGACACCGGAGTCCAAACGAATGACGCTCGCAGAGTTGGACACGCAACTGGATGCTATATCGTCGCGCAATCTATGGCGACGATGTGCAAATGCAGGGTGTGTGTAACATATTGAATACATATATATACATACTACGATATATATACGGCGCGCGATGTCTCGGATGTTCTACTTCGTGTCTATCATCTCCTCACACGAAGTTCTCAACGATATGGCATACTCTGACAAAGAGATCGGAGCCATTCTCAAAGCGATGAAAAGCGAAGACGGAGTATTGCTAGATCATCTTCTAGAGACACCAGAGTCCACCCAAATGACAGTAGCGGAGTTGGACACGCAACTGGATGCTATATCATCGCGTAACCTGTGGCGACGATGCGCAGATGCAGGGTGTGTGTGAACCGCAGTATGTAACATATCGCTATGAAGCGATATGTTTTGATATGTGTATATCATTCTCGCGATATCGTGCGGATGACACCATGAGTAGTAAGCTTCCTAACAAACGTTTATCATTATGTTACAGTGTAGATCCGAGATGTATTTCATACAACATAGACATCTATGTAGCTATGGTACAGTATGCTCATGTTAATAGTCTAATCGCGACGAACACAGTCCTCAACGAACGCGAGTACACAGACGAAGAGATGGACGCTGTATACTACGAGACTGTGTACGGAGAGTGCTTCGTTGTAGATCATATGCTAGAGACACCAGAGTCCGATCGAATGACGGCAGAAGAGTTAGATCGAGAGATCGACATGGTCTCTATGCGCAACGCGTGGCTAAGGTGGATGTGCGACAAATGAGATTAAAACAATAAACCTATAATATAATGGCAGTATTCGATCCGCGGTACGTCACAGAGCTCGCGCCGTCCGATTTTGACGACCGTATGAGAACTAAGCCATCGGAGTGTTCATTCGTCGTGTTCTACGCTCCATGGTGTCCGCACTGTCACAGTATCGCTCCGATATGGAACGACATGGGGAAGTTGGCACGTAAGGATACGTCCTTCGGTGTGTACTCTCTTAACGGCGATAAGTACAAGAGCTTCGTTAAGCTACTCTCTAAGAAGGTGGAGATCACAGGATTCCCCACGATCCTAATCTTCAAGGGCGATGACATTCACGTCTATAATGACGACAGGACGATCACCGCTCTAATGAACAAGTGCTCTAAGATCTGCAAAGGCAAGCGGTAGAGCACTTCGTATGGAGTGCTCATCACACACACTATTCATAGTGTGTGTAAAGCACGTTTACAGAAGTTTGGTTATCTGGTGTTTGTTATCACGTCTGTTAATTACATTCTCTATTCCATATACGAGTGAGAACACGAGGGTATCCATCTCTTCCATGAGCGGGAGAACGGATGACTGCAGGCCGACCTCTATCACGTATCTCTTCAGAATGTTAGCCATTCGTAGTGTGTCGTAGTTGTACCCGAAGTGTTCATCTATGTCGTAGAATGTGGCAGGTCTATACCGTGTGTTAAAGTAGAAGAATCGTTCTTCCACCACGGAGAGATCGTACTCTGTGAGTGAGTAGTCTCCCGGCGGTCTGTCTATCCACATGCGTTGCTCCGTAGACGTTGGCTTCGCGAATGGTTGTATGAGTATGGTGGACGATGCGAGATACGTCTGCGTCTTCTTTGGAGGGAACGCGAGACGGAACTTAAACATCGCAGATACAGGTCTGATCATGGTCACGAGGCGTTTCTGTAGTTCCATATCGCTGACGATATCCTGCTCGAACTTGCGATCGATCTCTTTATTCACTCGTCTCATGTCGCGTCCGTACTCTGGATGGGATGCCAAACATTCGTCTCGTGTCTGCCGCGGTGTGCGAATGTCTGAGATGAGAAGACACTCTATGTTTCGCATACGTTCCACTGTGTCGTCGGTAAAGAGCTCTTGGTGTATGATGATGCGATCCGTCTCCTGTATGCTAAATGGAAGAGGGTCGTACAGTATGAACAGTACGTTTGGGAACATCATAGATAGGTACGGTATGTGATTACCTGGCGCTCCTCCTATATACAGTACGACGGTCGGATCGTTCCGTGCTTTTGCAGTAAGGAATTCGATCTCTGTTAGTATCAGCTTCATCTGTCCCCAGTGGATGTTGTTCGTCTGTAGGCGAGGGTCGTATTTGGCCGTTGGGAACTCGTTGTTAAGTATGTCTTCCACGTACGGAAGTAGCCCATGGGCTTCCGGCGGTTTAGTGTGATCTCTCTCTACCGTGTCGCGTCGTTTTCCAAATGTGTGGAGTACCAACTCAAACACACTACGAGCGGGTGAATCGTGCCTAGGTAGCATTAGTTTGGTAGTGAGATCGTCTCTAACCGTACCATCGTATAAGATCAGATCAGTATACATATACGGAGAAAAATATCGCATCCACACAGGATCATCGTATGGTGTTCCATTAACTCGAACCTCTCTACCTGCGTACTCGTCGTAAGCATCGTAGAGTGAGATGAACATAAAATAGTTACCTATCCACGAACAGATCCCTGTCGGATCGTTTATTACACGGTTTCCTTTTGGTGTAATGTAGTGACGATATGTAGTACGTTCATCATTCCCCTGTGTGTATACATACGGTACATTGTTCAGCCAAAAACCGATCGTGGTGTCTATGTCTTTAGCCATCGTCTTACTCTTTAGAGATACAACACGACTTAAATAGTATTGTTATTTATACTAATGGAAGCGGAGATATATACCACCAGTGACGACGAACTACCATTTGCATATTTTAACCCCAACAATATGCTTGTGTACTGGATGTGCAACTATGACGAAGAGAATCGTCTTGTGAGTGTGTTCTACGGGCGTAATAAAAAGTCGGATCCCGAAGACAGGCGCGTTGCAGTGTGCGGCTCATTGCAGGATGCCATAGAACAACGCGACGCTCTGATCATAGCTGGGTGGCGAAAACTCGCTCCGCCGAAGGTTAAGTTCGTGACTGACGAAAAGCCAAAGACAACGAGGGAACGTCTCAAGAAAAAGCTATACGATAAGATGACTAACAACCCTGAAACTACTAAACCATGACACGAAGTGATCGATTGGCATCTCCGTTATGCTCTTCGGAGACATGTAGTTAAATATGACATACACTCCCATAGACGATATGCGTACGGACGACAGTCGTATGCGAGTCGTGTGCGGTACTCCGTTCGAGATCGTTTCTAACTCGTAATCGCTTGGTATTATGATGTCTGGACACATGACTACTACTATGGACGTGTAAGTATTTATAACACATAAACATCACTATTCGTAGGTGATGTTATAACCACACTATACATAGTATTGAACACATACTAATCGATACGCAGCATGTGTTCGAATATGCCTAAGAGATGCATAAGTAGTGGGTGTGAGACTCTACCGAGCTATGGTACGGTGTGGAAGAAGCCTCTGTACTGTCTGACACACAAGTTAGATGGAATGAAAGACGTGAAACACAAGACATGCACTCACGATGGGTGCAAGACTCGACCAACTTACGGTACGGAATGGAAGAAACCTCTGTACTGTCTGACACACAAACTCGACGGAATGAAAGATGTCTGGAACAAGACATGCACTCACGATGGGTGTGAGACTCGACCAACCTACGGTACGGAGTGGAGGAAGCCCCTGTACTGCCTGATACATAAGCTCGATGGGATGAAAGATGTCTGGAACAAGACATGCTCTCACGATGGGTGTGAGACTCGACCAACCTACGGTACGGAGTGGAGGAAGCCCCTGTACTGCCTGATACATAAGCTCGATGGGATGAAAGATGTCGTTAACAATACGTGCTCACACGATGGGTGCAAGACTCAACCAAGCTACGGTACGGAGTGGATGAAGCCACTGTACTGTAGTACACACAAGCTCGACGGTATGAAAAATGTCAAGAACAAGACGTGCACTCACGATGGGTGTGAGACTCGCCCTACTTTCGGTAACGAGTGGGGAAAGGCACTGTACTGTGACAAACACAAGGAGGACGGTATGTTCAACGTTAAAGATAAGAGATGCTCTCACGATGGGTGTGAGATCATACCGAAATATGGCATTCCGGGACATCAACCGGAGTACTGCGCCACACATAAACAGCCAAACACTATACTCCGCCCTACCAAAAGATGCTCTACGAAGAACTGTAAAAACATCGCACTGTATGGAGTCTCCACGGCGATTAAATGTGAAGATCGCAGGGGAACGAATCCTATAGACTTCGTGCAACGGTCGTGTACCAGTTGTGGCCTACCATACATACTCGACAAAAATGGTAAATGTAATGCGTGTGATCCGAACGTGTTTAACACGTTCCGACTCGCCAAACAGCGACGTGTCAAGCAACATCTCGATGCTACGGACATCGATGGGTATAAATACACGTTATACGATCGTATTATAGACGATGGCGTCTGCGGGATGGAACGTCCCGATTTCCTGTTTGAGGCGTGGTCACACTACGTGGTGTTAGAGGTGGATGAGAACCAACACAAGGTTCGACAGGAGTTGCGTGAGTGTACGAAAATGGTTAACGTCAGTCAAGGTCTGGGGATGCCTACAGTGTTCATCAGGTACAATCCAGACACGTACTATGTTTTCTCGGAAGGTGGGAGACGGAAGGTCGATCCTGCTCACAGTAGGCGTATGAAAGCTCTCGATCTGCGACTGAAGACGGTACTATCCACAGTCCCTATAAGTTACTGCTCAGCAACATATCTGTTCTACGATGGGTACGACGAGACGAAGCCAGACTACCGAGTGATCACCTCGTACGAATAGACCGTCATATATGGAAACAATAAGTGTCATTCATATTCATAATATGAATATGGATGTTGTAATACTTTTATGCATAGCGATACTTGTGTACATAATGCTTGTAGTGTATGGTAATAAACGAACACTCTCTGATACGTATATAGATAACATACCATACATACAAGAGATGTTGTGATTATAATGCGAAAAGAAAGGTACTATATTGTAATAATGGAGACACGATACAGAGGAATATCACAAGCTCAGTCGCCGAACGCGCCGGCTCACACGATACTGTACGACAGAATACCGACTAACACACTGTACGTAGGTGACCATAGCCATAAGCCTTACCCGCACACAGACAGAATTGTAGATCCGGAGTGGCTATCTAAGGCTGGTCCAGTCATGCCCAAGTACATAGGGCTTGTAGAAGCCCAAGGAGTAGCATCGTGCGGGTATGATCCTAACCACGATCTGTACGCGAAAAACGACGGTCGGTGGCGACCGTGAGTACGATTTATAATGTGTATAAATTATAGCGTATTCCATTAATGGGATACGCTAACGTTCCGTTCGAATACGGAAGTGGTGGAGGGTATATGAACACGCAGAACATGTACTATCACAACCAGCCAGTTAACAACATACCGATCGAGAGATTTCATGCTCCAGATATCAGTCCCTCCGACATAGAGATGGTAGAGGACACCCCTATCTCTATGTACTCCGGAGGAGGGAGTTCCGGAGGAGGGAGTTCCAGAGGAGGGAGCGGAGAAAAACCCTCCTGTAAAATAGGGGCATACTCCGCCATACTTGTGATCATTGTGCTGTTTTTCGCTCTCGAGCTATGGGCTAAAGCCGGAACGAGTTTGATACAGACGAAGTACTACAAGGGAGGTAAAATGGGACACATTGAGTATGGTATATGGGCAGTGTTGGCCACGCTTATGTTTGTGGTCGTAGCTAAACTTGTAAAACTACCGATGCTAGATCTGTAGTGGAATGTAAAACACGTCACGCCACTCTTTAAAGAGTGGCGTGACGTGTGTTTTGGACAACTCTCATGTGAGAGTTGTCCTGTTTTGGAGTTTGTTGTTTACGCACACTTCTCAATCTTGCCATCTACGTGTCGACGGTGTATCCCAATTCGACGAGACCGGCACAGACACGATCTTTGACGTTGATGGGAAACCTCATGACATTGATGGAGCACATCTTGTCGTCGATCGTAGTCAAAGGAACGCCACCATGCGCTTTCGCCACACTGTATGGTACACTGACATAGTCGTGGCGATCTGTCCGCGGGCGACCACGGATCGAAAACTCGAAGGGGTCTTCGCCCAACCCGTACACGAGCTTGATGATAAAGTCGGACATAACACAACTGTTCGTCATCATACAACGGTTGTTAGTGCCGATCGTAATGCGAACACACTGTGACTGTGTGCAGCGATGATCTACTATCGCTATTTACAGTGTGTTCGATCAATAATATTGACACGTAGTTACCGGTGTGTTTGTTGTCGCGGCGTTCGGTTCTCGAACACGCTGCGCCCACATCACAAACACTACGCGCGTAAGATTTACGGTGTGTCCCGTCAATAATATAAACACGCTGTAACCGGTGTGTTCGCGAACACGCTGCGACCGCATCACAAACACTACGCGCGTAAGATTAACGGTGTGTCCCGTCAATAATATAAACACGCTGTAACCGGTGATGCGTCGGTAACTACGTGCTTTTGATTATTGATC